AAAAATCCAAATACTTTTTTTTAAATTTTTACTAAATGGTCTGCGCAATATGTTGCAATTGGTCCTAAAGTTTTATATCTCACTTTATATCCCATTCCTTCTACCATACCAACTGCTTGCCTTAACACTTCATTTGATTTGTATCTTGGGTCTGGGTTAATATCAATATCAATCCATTTTACTTTTGGTAATCCAGCTGCTTTCATTGCTTCAGCAACTTCTACTGCGTACCATACTTCATTTAACAATCTAATATTTCTTGTCCACTCTCTTTCGGTTTTCCATTTTTTATATACAACATGAGCACCTTTACCTTTATCATATAAAGCAACTACTATGGCATAAATTGTTTTATCTGAAAAGTTTTGTGAATCACAACCAATTAGTATTTCCGCATTTGGTTTTTCTTTTAAGTATTCACCCACATATTCGATTAGGTCTACTTTCTTTCCATCATATAGCCGTTTGTATTCCATAGCCGTTTTATTTATATATTAACAATTTTGTTTTAGTGTCCATAGTAGGATTCGAACCTACACAATCTGGTGTCTAAAGCCAGTGCGGTTGCCAATTACGCCATACGGACATTTTCAGTAGAGAGTAAGAGGTTCGAACTCTTGCGCCGGTTTTATCCGACCTACCTCGTTAGCAATGAGGCCCCTTCACCAACTTGGGTAACTCTCTATTTTATTTTTTTGGTGTTCTTCCCAATTTCCATCCAGTAGGAACAATTCCCATCATTTTTATTTTTTTGTTTTGTTCACCATTTGTTATCCATTGAGAACCAAATTGAGAATTGTATTCTCCTTTTTGCTTTAATGAGTTAGCCAATCCTATTTTTAATTTAGTTTCTTCTTTATGTTGCTTTCCTGTCCAATTAGGTGCTGATAACTTACCTTCTTTCCACAATTTAGTCAGAACATTTGACCCATTTTCTTTTAATTGTTTTGTTCTTTTTTCATTCCATTCTTTGTTGTTTTCTTTTAACCATTTTTGTCTTTGATTGGATTTTATTGCGTTTTGTTTTTGTTCCTCATTTGTAAATCCACGACCACCTTCTCCACCTACAATTAAATTCAAACATTCATTTTTAGCTATTTCATTCAAATTAACTATTTCTTTTTCTCTATTTTTTAATTCCTCCCGTGATGTACAAAATTCAATAATTTCAACAATATGATTTTCTTTACCATATTTGTTTATCGAATATCGTAATCTCTTTCCACTCCCGAGATAACCATCATTTAGATTATCAGTTGAATGCATTCCAATATAATATCTATTTGTTAATATATTGGTAGTTTTGTAAATAAAATGGTATTTTCTTTGTTTCCTTGCCATATTATATGTGTTTTATACATATAAATATAACAAAGTACAAAAAATAACCAAAGTGGGTGAATAATGGGATTCGAACCCATACTAACAGAACCACAATCTGTCGTGCTACCCTTACACAATAAACACCATATGTTGCGTGTATGAGGTTCGAACTCATTTGGCCATCCTTATGAGAGATAGCTATTTTCCACTAATCCACGCAGTTTGAGGCAAGTATTGGAGTCGAACCAATGTAAGAGGTTTTGCAGACCTTCACCTAACCACCTCGGCCAACCTGCCTTATTTTGTTCACTTTTTTTGTTTGTTCACGTTTTTGTGAACATTCTGAATTTGTGAACATTGTAGTTCCATTAGGACTCGAACCCAAACTTCTTCATCCGTAGTGAAGGGTGCTATCCATTACACCATAGAACCAATCAGCACGGGTAGTAGGATTCGAACCCACAACAACGGTTTTGGAGACCGGCATGATACCATTTCACTATACCCATGTATGTTGAAGTAGTGGGACTCGAACCTACAACCCCCGCCGTATCAGAGCGGTGCGCTAACCAATTGCGCCATACTTCAATGTGTCGGAATAGCAGGATTCGAACCTGCGTGCTCTTCGTCCCAAACGAAGCGAGATAGACCGGACTCCTCTACATTCCGATAATTAATGTGAACCCGTTGGGAATCGAACCCAAAACCCCTACATTAAAAGTGTAGTGCTCTACCAATTGAGCTACGAATTCATATTGTGGAATTTGTGGAAATCGAATCACACTCCTCTGGTTTTTCAGACCAGCGTACGCACCAGCTATACCAAAATTCCGATTGTGCCTGCAGATGGACTCGAACCACCGAACTCAAATGAGAGCTGATTTACAGTCAGCCGCAATTGCCACTATGCGATACAGGCATAAATTGTAGGAGATATAAGATTCGAACTTATGACCCCTTGGATGTAAACCAAGTGCTCTCACCGCTGAGCTAATCTCCTATTTGGCGGGGATAGAAGGATTCGAACCTACAACCTACGGATTAACAGTCCGTTGCTCTACCATTGAGCTATATCCCCAAAACAAAAAACCCCCTAACTTTTTATCGTTAGAGGGTTCATGTATTACGTTGATTTTGCTTATTATCCAACATCAGTATCCTCTAACTTATTAGTGCTAATATAATCCACCTTGCCTAAATTCAAGACTGCCGGATTAGCTATGGCACTAAACATACTAATCCCTGTCCACTCACATCTTTGTGTTGGCAGTTGATTGTTCGTATGTAAAGTTAAAGTTTTCATTGTTAATATATATCTAAAATTTAAAAAAAAGTAATTTGATTTCAAAATAAGCCATCCAAGTCATGCTCTGGTTATTATCAGCCTCATCAAATTACCTTTGAGCGGTGCGAAGGTTTCGCTCCCCCTCCTCCTATCTGGAATGATAGGCGTGCTACTATTACACCAATACCGCTTATAAAAATAAGGATGAGAATACTCCATATTGTGAACCAGCTTTCGAAAGATTATTGTTTCCTTTCTTTTCCACTTCCTTTTGAGAAGTACCAATTCAATGTGGGTTAGTTGAGCCAACCACTCTTAAAGTTTCAAACTACTCTCTTCCTACTTATTTTCTTCAACCCTGCCGAGCTGATTCACACTTGCGATGTTAGAAACCTTTCAAAAGAATCACAGACCTCTTGCGGAGGTATCGTGGCAGGGAACAACTCCCTACTATGTACACACCTTTCATCTGAAACTGGTAAACACTTTTGCTTAATTTGATTTATAAGTTTGCACCATATAGCAAATTGAGTTTTGGTTTGTAGATGGATTCAGGTAGTGGTTTACCACAAGCTCCGTTATCTTTTGAACAACAGAATACTATACTACCCGATGCGTTATCCCTAACGCCATACTTCAAGTCATCTTCATTAGAAGGGGTTGGTGCCCCACACTAAAGGATAGTAACGCCACCACGCGTACACAGTCTTATCTTACGTCCTTTCGGATAGCTTGATGTTAAGACCACTTTGGTATTGAATCACGCAATAGTAAGGAGAGATTAAGTCCTTATGTCTTACAATAATTCTATGAGTTATTCTTATTGTTGTTCCCAACTCAACTGAACAATCTACGTTTGCCCAGTCATTCCGGCTCTTCGATGATAGTGTTACCCCCACCTACAAAGTCAGAATGATATCTCACTTGCCTACTCAAGCTCCATTTCTGAAACCGCAGAATGTTTAACCAAACATCCCACTTTATCCTACTTTCGTAGTTTATTTGACGACCATAGGCGGCCGTTGTTATACTATGTAGAACGAATCTACTATGTATAATCTTTTCAATAATTTAAAGAACTTTCCGTTTGGATACCGAGTATCTTTCATCACCTATGAGTTCCAAACTTTTAACAAATATACGAAACTTTTTTCGTATTTCCTAATCTTTTTTTATTTTTTTCAAAATGTTTTAGTGGTGTCCGGCTTTCTTCCCAACTGCGTTGGTCACACATTCGGTTTTATTAGATGTTGGCTTCAACCACTATCTCATTTTGTTATCACAAATATACGAAAACATTTTCACATTTCCTAATTTATTTGTAAATATTTTTTTTAGTTGCGGCGGATGGATTCGAACCACCGACCTTTGGGTTATGAGCCCAACGAGCTACCTCTGCTACTACGCCGCGATGTATTTTAAAGAACTTCTATATTGTTGTATTTATATATATACAAATATACGGAAAAAAATTCAAAGTATCAAATATATTTTATATTTTTTTTAAAAATATTTTGAAATTCGGGAATAAACATTGTATTAATTATATTTTGTTTATGTTCTATACTTTTAAATAATGCTTTATTGTATTCCAAAATTTCCAATACTTCTTTTGTGTTCCATTTTTCAGCCAACTCTTTTGCTACTGATACGATTTTATTCAACTTAATATCCACATTTTCTTCGAAATCATAACTCTCGTCAATAATATCTCCAAAAGTTTTAAACCCCATTTGATGTAATCTATCTAAATGCCCGTTGGTTGCACTTATAACAAACGGAACTCCCATATAAATTGGCTTCCACGTTTTTTCGGTTATATGTATTGTATCATCAAACCTATCATCATTTGTATAATCCAAAAATGTTTCAGTAACAATGTTTACTTTTGTTTTAAAGAATATATCAGTATTCAATTTATACAAATAATCATCGCTTTTTAAAATATCGTTTGTTTCTGCTAAATCATTTTCTAATACTATGGGTAATTTATTCAATCCCATTGTATCAGCGTATTCATTTAAAGAATCATCTTTACTCAAAGCATACTTTGTATCAGATAATACTGATAAAATTGTATAAATACTTTTATCCAATAAGCCATTATCAATTATTTCTTTGAATAATTTAAATTTATTCAATCCCAATCTTCTATTAAGAATAAGATAATCTTTTTCTTTTTCAAATTGCGTATTAATTGGTTCTGGCAATTCAAATAATGTTGATACAAAAAAATGTGGAAAATGAAATGTATTCAAATTATAATCTCTGATTTTAACAACTTTATGCTTCATTGAGATGCTATTGTTATAAATCATAGCTAATCTATTTTGCGAAATTTGCATTAATTTGAATTTTTCCAAAAAGAAAACCATTTCTGCGGTTATATAAACATCCGCTTCCATCACATTATCTATTAGAAAATTAAAACCTTTTTCTGCTAAAATATGAACTATTTCAAAAAACTTTTTAGTAAATATAAATCCCTGCTTTCTATATAATGGTTTATCTATTGGTTCATTATATGAATCGGGTAGATATCTACTCCAATTAAAAATTAAAAAATTGGATTTTGATTCATCAATTGAATCATAGTTAAATGTTTCATCTATTTCAATACGTGTAATATCATATCCCAATTTTTCCAAATCGGTAAGTACATTACTACCCTGAAATGTATAAAATACACATTTATTTAAATAACCAATTTTCACAAATTTTATTTTAATCTATATGATAGACCTGCTCCTAACGAAAATTCTGAACCTGTTACGTTAGCGATTAATAGTAATTTCATGTCTTTACTATGTAATGGATTCCAGCCGATGAACCAATTTAGTTTGCTTCCTTCGATGGTTGGTTGAACACCTGCTCCCAATAACAATTTATTTGGTTGTAGTTGCTTTAATATACCGAATCTCATATCCTTCGATACAGTTCCATTTGCTCTATTTAGAATTTGCTTATCATTATAAGGAACTCCAGCGTATAAACCCCATTCACCAACCATATAACCTGCGGTGATGTATCCATCTTGCTGTCTATTTGTTCCAAAGACGATTAATTCTTGCGGAGCCTGTTTTTTGATTCTAAAATAGGAATCAATTCTTTGCTCCAAACTTTGCCCAATTGCTGCAACTTTCACTCCCAAAAGTAATACAGCGGCTAACATTAACTTTTTCATATGGTGGAGATGACGGGAATCGAACCCGTGTCCAAAAACGGAATGAATAAACCTCATTCACAAGCTTAGTTTGTTTTTCTTAACAAACAAAATAGATAAGTTTTTATACATTTCATTATCATCAATGTTCCCCACTCTTATTTAGAGAGTCAGCGAGCCGTACTCTATTCGTTCACTTCTTTTTAAAGCCCCACGAGTGATGCGGGAGAGATTAGGCAGCTACTGCGTAATCAGCACCTACGAATGCCATAGCATCTTCGAAGGTCATTGTAGATAATTCTACTGCGTTTATTGTTCGATAGGTATTTACGGATTTCCATCTAACCCGGCTTGCATCAATTGTACCCTTTCATCGTCTCTGTCAAATGCCAGAGCATCCCCTTATTTCAAATAACTTTCGTAAATATATATAAAGTTTTTTAAACTTCCAAATTTATTTTTTCAAAGCGTTCTTAACCAATGCGGTTGCTGCTTGTTTTACTTTATGGTCATCATCATATCTTAATGCTGATTTAACCTTAATCATTTTACCCGTATCAGGGTTCTTAACCATTTTGTCCAAAATTCCTTTAGGTAATAGTGATTTCAATTTCATATCACTATCATTTGATTTTGGTTCTACCTTATATGGTTCATCAGCTTTAGGTTCATCTTGTGGTTCAAATGTAAATACCTTACCACCTTTCATTTTAGAATAACCTTGTGCTATTTTGCCAGGTGCGAACTTACCAATGTTAAATGCTTCGCCTGATTTAGAATCAATAAAGGTTGCTTCACCTTTTGCTTTAGTTGCTTCATCTGCAAACAAAACACTATCTTGCTGATACTTCTTACCCAAAGCCTGAATATGTTCTTTCGATATGTTTGGTATAAACAAAGATTTCTCTTCGGTTGGTACTTTCATATCATCTGGACAATCTTTATATTCCGTATTTGGTTTTCTACATTCCTGCCACATACCATCAACATGAACAAATCCATAACCCATTTTACGCAAATCTGCTTCTAATTGTTTATTTCTTTGTTTGTTTTCAGCTGATGTTAATTCGCCTCTACTTGCAGTTACTACTCCCCAATTTTTGATTTTAGGTTGTGAAACAACGTGTTGATAAATTCTACCAATCGATGCTTCATCTAAATCGTATCTACCTGCCTTTATCATTTCTTAATTAAATTTTTATTTTTTAAAATACTTTGAGTTGCTACCCAACTTTTACCAATTGCATTATTAATAGGTTCTTTGATAAATCTATTAACTGCTTTTTCTATATCAGATGTTATATTGTTACCTGATTTTGTATTATCAATAATACGGAAATTTCCACCAAATACACTTTGGAATGCTCCTAAATTATGCTGACATTCTTTCCAAATTTCACTAACCAATGTTTCCGGCAAACTTCTACTTCTCATTTTGTTTCTCTCTTGAGCAACTTCTAAAGAAGTATTTACAAATACCATATAACAATCATATCCTAATGATTCAGCTCTTTGCTTCTGTCTTTTAATTTTATCAACATCATCACCCGTACCATCTATAATCATACCCAATCTACCTTCTTCATAAAAAGATTTGATTGATTGAGTGATTCCTTTACCGATTTCTCTCGGGCCAGATGAAGATTTAGTAATGAAATCCCAAAGTTCAGGTTGTTCTTTTTCAATTTTAGCCAAATCCTTTGGGTCTATACCATTCTTTTTTAATTGTGCTTCAAATGCCGTGTCCGAATTTACACTTTTTAAGCCAGATGCAGATACTGATGTTAATCCTTTACCTATACCAAATAAATCACCAGCTACTTTGGATTTACCACTACCAGGTCCTCCTGCTAAAAATATACATTTTAGGATACCGGGGTCATATACTCCTTCGTTTAATACAGGCGGATTTAATAGGTCTTTTAACTTAATCATTATCTTACATCAAATTTTTCTATAATTGCAATTGCTGCATCAATATGTTTAACTGCTTCTTTACTATAAGGTGCAATGTTATGTCTAGCTTCTTTCAATCTATCTAAAGAAGTTTCTCTAGTCATATTATGCATTGTTGCTTCATGCACAACACCCTCTTTAAATCTTAATTTACTTAATGATTTAAGTGCATCATTTAAATAAGTTTTATAATATTTTATAAGTTCTTCTTTTGTATCAAATGATATTTGCCCTTTACCTTTTTTTATATCATCTATCCAAAACGAATCAGAATCTCTGTCAAAATCATAATATCCTATAAGGCTATTATTGTATCTTACTTGACCATTTTTTACAGTCCAATTCTCGTTTAATAAATCTTTTAGTTTCATTTCTATTGAATATATGCGTTTAATTCATAGGAATTTTTCATCCCATAAACTTGAATGTGAAGTTGTTTTCTCTGAACTTTACCATCTTTAGATAGTTCAATACTAAATCTATTAGTCTTACCTTCCGATGGTTTACGAGGTCCCATTCCAATCTTTGTAAACGCATCATCATCGTTTATCTCATAACCTTGCTTTTCTGCATACTCTCTTGCAGCATTTATAGCAGATGTATATGATTTATGATAAGTTTCGTAATTTGATTTTGCTTCTTTCAAAGATGATTTAATCTTCTTTGAATTTGCTATAATCGATTTTAATGTTATCATTTGATTCGAAGTTTCTTATAAATATAGAATAATATTATAATCCAACAGAAGCCCATTCTAAATTAGCAAATCCACTATCTCTTAAAACAGGTACTGCCAATGCTCTATCTCTATTTGGGTCTTTAGAAGAGTTGTTGTTAATTAAGATTCTTTCCTCTCTACCAATACCCATTACCATTTGATGAAATTGAAATCCAGCGTTTCCCAATTGTCTAACAGTCAATCCTCTCAATGCTTCGGGTCTCGCAGTAGTGATTACAATATGATGTCCGGCTTCAATCCACTCTCTGAATTTCTCTCTAGCACCAGGCAATACTTCAAAATTGTTTTCGTTTAATTCATTAAAATCGACTTGCTTTAAAATAGTCCCGTCGATATCACAAAAAATAGTTTTTACATTTTTATTCATAACTCATCTTTCTTATTGACAACAAATATACAAAAAAATAGTATATAAGTCAAGCTTTTATTAATATTTTTTTAGTTCTTTTAAAAATAATATACCCATTACCCCCAATAGAGATAATAGGCATATTAAGTGGAATATATCAACTGCTACAGTCATATAATCCCAAAAATCATATACTGGCATTACCAAGAAGAAGAATATTCAAAGCTATCCGCAGATTTGTCTGATAAACAATCTTCAATAATAGCAATAGTATTATCGATATCTTTGAAATACCACTCATCGTAATCCGTTCCTCCGAAGAAGAAACCACTAGCCGATGGTAACAATTCTTCAGCCAAAGAATTATCTTCTTTAACTTTCTTACATACCTCCAATAGAGTTTCCAATGTTTCTCTACTTACCCAATATGAACCACAATCATCCGTTCCACGTTGTACATTTTCAACAAACCAGCGATGGATTTGATTAGCTTTACGCCAATAACCAACCTCTTCAACTACATAAGTAATTCTTTCTGGCTTAATATACTTATCAATCTCACCACCCGTTTTAACGGTCACTTCATTAACAAATTCCGGCTTATAAAAATCGCCTTGTCTAATGTAGTTCTTTTTGTACAAATACATGTCTAATCCCATAATTTTAAATTTTAAAGTTTATTAATTTAATCTATAATCCAATTGTTCAGCGTAACATTGTTTGTTACAAACTGCTAATAATTTTAAATACTGAATACATTGTCCATCTGCTCTGGTTGCTGCCGCATATAAATCGTTAGCCACAACTGATTGAACAAAACTACCACCTTCATATGAACTCTTATCACGAGTACACATAATTGAAACCATAATATCCAAAATGTGGTCACTTACATTTTCATAACCCCATTCTTTAGCGAATAACACCGCTCTTTTTCTACATTTTTCTCTGATATCCATATTAAACTAATTTTAATGCTTTCTCAATATTTGATTCCGAATAACCATATCCTTTAGCCTTAACGATGGCGTTTTCCAAAGTAAGAGGACCGAACACATACTCACCAGCGATTAACCCTTTCAAACATTTAACTGCCGATGGCCAGCTTCCATGCGGAGCGTAGTTGTTACAATGAACATACTTAGCGTAAGATTCTAATTTAGTACCATTATCGGTTTCAAATGCATCGCTGTATTCGTAGATATCATCATAACCATTGTATCTACCACCCGATAATGCATTAACGAAAGAGGAAATTGATTTCCATTCCGAAGTTTCATAACCTAAATCTGAACCATCAGGGTTACATACATAAACTGAAACTGAATTACCATTAGCGAAAGTTTCAGATGAAGCCCACACTAACAAATTAGGGAAGTTTTTCTTAACGAATTGTTTAGAAATAGAAGCAACTTCCTTACGTCCAATAGTGATGTAAGGAGTTTCTAAAGGTTTACCCCAATAATCGGTAGTTTTTAAACACTCCGATGGAACTTCACACGCTAATCCTTTGAAATTAAATTTGATTTTGTTTTTCATAACTCTCATTTTTTATTACATAGTAAATGTACGAAATTCTCCCGATATAGCAAAATATTTTACCAATTATTTTTAATAAAAATTAAAATATTTTTAGATATTACCCACATTATAATACGTTTAAAACCCACAGAAACACCCCAAATTTCCCCTCAATTACCCCAATAAGGTCACTAATCCACTCATTATATGGTAGCTTTTTATATACAAAACCCATTGAAAATCAATGAGTTATAACTAATTGATAATCAACGGGTTATGATTTAACCTTATTTATATGTTTACAATCTTTACCTCTACCCCAACCAAATGCCGGGCAACTACAACTCCATACCCCACCATTATTTATTACATTGTATTTATTACCTTTACTACCTTCAACTAAAAAAGTTTGTTTTTTTGGTAGTGATACTACTGATTTTTGTTTATTTATAAACTTATCTTTTACCCACATTTTAGCCAACTCTTCCCAACTATATCTTCTATCAACTTTAACCCATCCTAATTTTGAATCGGTAGTTGCTATATACCATTGACCATCTACTACTGATTGAATACATACAGGTGGTAATAATGAATTAATAATCATATTATAAGTTTTTAACAAATTTTACAAAATTTTCTAAATTGGTTCTATTGATTGGTTTATAAAACTCATCTCTCCAAATTGGCTTTTTTGGGCTTCTCTTACCATCACACAGATAAAAAATGTTATCAATATTACCTTCATCCATATAATAGTTATATGCGGTTTCACCAACTGCATCTTCTAATGCCAGAACAAAGGTTTTGGGTTTTTCTTTTATTCCTCGTTTGATTCTACCAAAGTCAGAACTTGCTCTCTCCATAAAACATCTATCTAAATATGCCTTACATTCACCCAAACCCTTCAATCCATCGGCATATAAATGTCTATCGACCTGAAACTTTAGAATGTATCCGTTTTTAGATTTAGATTCCACAAAATCATTCTTTTTGGATTCTCCGCCACGTTCGGTTGTCCAAATTAAATCCAATAGTAATTCTACCGAATCTTTCATTGTAGAACGAACCATTCCCATCTCTCCTTTCTTACCCCACTTATTAGCTTCTGATAACTTTGATTCAAAAAAATCTATGTAAGTTTGTATGTTATTCATATTATCTATATAATGTTACGAAATGTCCAAAATGCTTATCAAAAGTATTTACTAAATGCTCATAATCCTTCTCTTTCATTTCTTCACACACTTTTTCAGAATTCAATCCTAATTGTCGTGCTAACTTAACAGCTGTTCCTAATAAGAAAAATGCGTTACCCTGCGGACCTGTTAAATCAATTTCAATGCCTGTTTGTTTTTTACTCTTTATCATATTTTAAATTTTAAATTTTACCAACACATCATATTACCTACCAAATCCCAACTTTTAGCTTCGCTAGCAGTTGCTTTGTGGAGTGTATTATAATCCACTTCCAAACTGAATTTACGTTTTACTTCCGCTTTGAACTCTTTAAGGTTCTTAGCCCAAATTTGGTTAAACCCACCACCTACCCAATTGAATTGGTAGCGATATTCACCTTTTGAATTTTTTAACAATTTCTCTCTTTTAATTGATGCTCTCATAGTTTTATATTTTAAATTTTAAGAATTTAACCATTGTTCGTAAATGTAATCATAATCGTGACCGGTGATTTCGGAGAATTTCTCAAATACCCTCTCTCTCACTATACTGTCATATACACCCAAATACTCATAAATTAAACCACTACGAATGATTACCCATAAGTCAGTAAAATTGGCTTTAGGATTAATTTCAACACCCAAATCATCGGTTGGGTAGGCCTCACAATAAAATTCTTTGATATTCATAACTCTCATTTTTGATTACAGAATAAAGGTACGCAATTTGGAGCAAAAAGTCAAGCTTTTTCTTAATTATTTTTACACCATTGGAAATCCAGCTGCCGAATTTGTTGTTGAAGGTAATTTGGGAGCCCAACCTCGTGAATGCCCACTAAAATGTTTTCTACCATATGCAGACATCTTAACCGGATTAGTACTGATTGAGTCCCACGAACTTTCCCACTTATCTGGCATAATAGCATCTTCGATTAAAACAAACGTACCACCATCGGTTTTAGTACCCACCTTCTCAACATTCTTAACCTTAAATTTACGGAATGTATTTTTACGATTAATCTTATCTACTTCGATAAACAATATTGAGCGAGAATTTGCTTTACAAACTTTAAGATTTTTAGAAGCAACTTTACCATTTTTTGAAACAATCACTTCAACGATTTTACCAATTAGATTTTCCATATTTTTATGTTTATATTAGAAATAATAAGCGTTCCAAATACGAGATATCGGAGCCTCATATCGATGTCCGGCAGTATAATTTTGAGAAGCTGCCCAGCTTCCCACATAAGGAGATTCTACCACCTCCATAATACATACTCCACCATTTCGGGTCTCATCTATGGCGATTAATTTTGCTCGTAAGGTTGGGGAAAGATTTTCCGAAACACTCTTACCAATTACTGCTCTTAATTCTGTGATTTTGATATTTTCCATAACTCTTATATTTTAGTAACCTAACATTTTTAAAATTCTGAATCCGATAAAAACTAAATCGTTAAACTGATAAATTATTGATTTCATATGTCTCACTCAATTACCCTGCAATATACGAAAAAATACAATACAAGTCAAGCTTTTTCTTAAATATTTTTTACATAAATTGGTTTACCATCCCATTGATTACCATTCAAATACCAATTATAATTTTTTTGGTAAATACCAACACCAGGCAATCCATTTAATCGTTCTTTTGTGGTTTTACTAAACCAACCGGCATTACTAATCCACATCTTACCATCGGATTCTAAAGCGGCGATTTTATTACCATGCAATTTTAAATAATAGATACTACCTTCTCTACTTACTTCCATATTTGATTTTTTAAATGGAACGCCATCTAAAAAATTTCTAACTGATTCAATTGTGATTTTCTTACTCATAACTAATTGTTTTTAATGATTAAAGATACGATGGTCCGTGAACTCCATATTTAGCACTACCATCGATGATATTACCTCTACTATGTTTTGCCGGAGCTTTCCACGTTGCCGGTTTTAATAAGTCACCTTTCTTAATTGGTGCACCTTTTAAATCACCATCAACTCTACTGATAAATCCCCAACACATTGTACCGTCCCATAAACGAATAAATTTATTACCAATTTCAATAGTCAATTCTTTGTATTGATTTGGCATATCAGCTTTAACATAATAATCTTTACGTTCACTATTTACCATATTAATCCAATTATTTACTATCGGATTTGATTCTAAATAATCTAATGCTTTTTGATTTGTAGTTCTCATAACTTATTTTTTAATGTTTGTGAATTAAAGACCTTGCTCTCTTCGTAAATCGTATTCTTCTTTATCAATTTCTGAATACTCTACCACTTTCAAATAAGGTTTAAAATCGGTTTGATAATAACCATTAAGGTTAGCCAAACGAATCATATTATCAATGAAAGATTTTCGAACATAAGTCATATCCGATGAACCAAAACCCTGGTCAGAAGGCCAATCTGAATAATCTTCAGCAACATCTTCTAAAGCGGAAAACACCGCATCTGAATAAGTGATAACTCTATTAACATACTTACCATTTGTAGGGAAAGCATTTTTAATAATATCAAAACCTTCTACTAATTGAGAAGAAGCAAGAACCGAATTAAGATTGAAAGGTAAACTCATAACTTTATTTATTTAAGGTGATTAATAACTCATTTACTTTGTAAATATACAGAAAATACCCGAGTCCGCCAAATATTTTATCGATTATTTTTGGAAAATTCGAAAATTTTTGTAATATTTCATAACGTGTTGATAATCAGTATTTTATAAGTTATTGATAATCAATTAGTTATTAACGACCGTAAGGTGCTTCATTGAATGTTTTATAACGATTATCAGCCACTACCCAATTGTGTAAGCCGGCTATCTTTACTACATAATTACCACCGACGGTTTTAACTAAATATCTACGGGTAGGTCGATTCTTATAAGGTATTCTCAAATTAGCCAATATATGTGAGAAACTATTTGAACCAAATGTTTTCTTATAAAAATCATTCATTTCGGTATAGGTAGCATCGCCCTGTCTTTCTACCATATCCAAAATAGCTTGTGTAACACCTTTTGGTTTTTTAACCACTTCTAATTCATTCATTACACCTTTTAACATCATAGCTATTTTGTATTCTTCATCAGCTTCATCGTTGGTTACATAATGCGAATCACCATATCTTTGCTCATCTTGTTCAACTACTGATAAATAATCTTGCTCCTCTTCTTCAGCTAACTTACGATTTAATTCATCATACACTTTGTTTAATAAAGATACATTTAATTCTTTATCACACATTAATCCTTTAGAGGCGGAAATACCTAACGAATAAATGAGTTCGTTTAACTCTTTAATAGTAAAATTCATAGTTTATTTTTTAAAATTTATTGCTGATTCAATTTGGTCTGGTGTTTCATTTACATAATAACAATCGCCTGTTATTATTTTTATTTCAGTCCTACTATCATCGCTCCATCTATAAATACATTCTACATAAGACATATTAATTTTTATAGGTCTTGCTTCTCCAAATCTAATATCGGTTAATTCTATTAACATAGGTTTTTTATTTTGATATAAATAATGTTTGCTTCGTTTAGTTTCGGTTTCATCACTTCTATTCCAATTGGATGTAAGTTGATTCTGAAACATTGTTGATGCTAAAAATGGAATCATATACTTTTTTTAATTGTGTTTCATTCCCTTACATACACCATAACCTTGTCTTTGTGATAATCGAATAAGGTTTTCGGCTACATCTTTAGGAACGATTTGAATAGTGTTGCCAGTTTTGTGGTTTGTTATAGGTACACCACCTACCCTTTCAGTTGTACTACAATTAACACACGATTTGTAACCATACTTTGTTAAACGAAGAAGGGGCATCGGCCCCTTACATTTCGTACAAACAGTCATTTCTAATACTTTCATATTAAGCAATTTTGTGATAGATAGTTTCACCATTACTGAATTGAGCAGTAACACCTAACTTATCTGAATATTGTGAATAAATGTTTTCAATAAATTCTACATACCCGTCAACCAATGATTTAACTTCAGGCGTAGTTTCCCACTCATCTTCTTCGTATCCATTAAGATAACAACGAACATGCCAATCTAAATTACAACCATCATAGTAACCACTACGAATAACAGGCGTAACGAATACTTCTACCTCATCTTCATCCACTACAATGGAATTACTGAATGAACCTATTGAAGTAGATGGATATGAACGTAACTCATTTGGGTCTGATTTAGCTGAATCTGAATAATCGTTGTGAATATCGAATTCGGCTTTTAAGTTATAGATTAAATCATCATATGCCCATTCATCTTCTAATTGAACGGCGAAAATATTTGAAGCATTTACATTGTGAAAATTTGAAGTAGCCATAGTTATTTTGTTTTAGATTTGATTGAATAAAATTTGTTAGTTTCAGTCTTAGCTTTTGCTAATTTTTTCTTAGCCGCTGTTTTATTTCCGGCGAATAGTAACTCTAATGATTCCATCATCAAAGTACGATGTTTAGGTAACTTATTCATAATTGATTAATTTTCGTTAAATAATGAACTAATTTCAGAAGGACTATACCCATCTAATCCCAATACAACTACTAACTCACTTACAATTCCATAAGGTAAGTTAATCCAATAAGATTCTTCCATTAAAATATCAAAGATTTTTTGACCCGAATTTGGATATTCACTATTGAATTCCAATAATTTGTTAATGTTATCGACACTCATTCTATCGATTAACACTTTTGGTTGATTACTCATAACTGATTGATTTAAATATTAATAACTCATTTACTTTGTAAATATACAGATAATTTCCGATATAGCCAAATATTTTATGGATTATTTTTGGAAATTTAAATATTTTTATTAACCATCAACAGCTTACATATATAAAAAAATCATATGTGTATGAAACAAAAAACCCGTTGATTTTCAACGGGTTATAAGTTATTGATTATCAATTAGTTATATATGTTTGGGTAGTTCCTTATATAATATATCAGCAAATACTTTCATAGCATCTATACTCAAATGATTTTCACCAAAAAGAACTTTGAATCCTTGCTTTTGCATCCAATGTTCTCCGTGATATCCATTTTCTTTAGACCATAATAAAACATTTTTCTTTTTATCAAACAAAGGTAATGTATGTGGATTATCATAATTATTCACCATCGATTCATTAACCCAATTGATAAAATAGCATTTACAATTTGGATATTCTTTTTCAATCCAATCAAACCAATCAGTAACTTTTGTTAATAATGCAAGATGTCGCTCTTCCATCAAATCAAAATTATCTCTGATTTTCTCCATCATTATTTGTAATCTATTCAAATCATCCCAACCATCATTTTCAGCCAATTTCTTTTCAATCAATTCAGCCAATTCCATACCCGTCATTGGTTCGGTTTGCTCTTCTATAAAAGAAAAATCTCTATATTCGTGCGTAAGTTGAAAAATGATATAATTCACATCATCCAACCCATTTTCATTTACCCACTGTTTTAACTTCAAAAGAGATTCTCCATTTGAATGACCCGGACGTGAAACATTAATCTCTTCCAACCCCATTTTATCCGATAGTAATTTAGTCCATCTATTTTCTCTTATAAACTGCCTTTGTTCTTCTGATAATAGAGGCCAATTTCTACTTCTATCTTCCCAATCTTGTCCATAGTTTGGTGGATATGCCAGTTCCAATCCTTGCCCCCAAGTAAAGCTACATCCCGTATAAATTATTTTTCCCATAAATTATTATTTCCAATGATTATTCTCTCTTTCCCACCAAAAAGTTAAATCTTCTTTGGTATCATCATAGTAGTCGCCTACAAAATCGGATTTGAACACACTTCCCACATTTTCAAATAGAGTTAAGGTTATCAACTTCTTTCCCGTTTCTAATCTCTTTTTAACCCATTCAGTAACGTATGTATAGTTGCCCCCTCTAATTACCCCAGCTTCAACGAATATTAAGGATTTAGAACGATATGAGTGTGCATGTAATTTAAACATTTCATACATTTCATCGTTGTATTTCTTATTCCATACTTCATCGGGATAGGGAACATCGATTCCGAATCCATCACATATCTCACCATTATGGGTTAAGTGATGTCGTAGGATTTGAGAAACAATAGATGAATAATCCGTACTAACCGTTACTATTACCGAATTCGAAGCGTTAAAGCCCGCTTGAAGTAACTCATCCCCCAATTTGTGAATAAGATTCAACTCCTCCGTTTGTGATACGAATTTTATAGTTCTCATCTCTATTGATTTCTTTCCAACATACATTTCCAACAAATCCCATCCGAACCGATTATCGAAGAGCATTTAGGGCAAATATCATTTTGTTGCATAACTATCAAAAATTTTTGGGTTTACGACTGCGTTATCCCCAGCCCCTTCCCCATTATTGAAATTTAAAACCTGTCAATTTTTCTATATCTTCTCTTAAAACTTTATTGTTATTAAGACCGTCTGGGTTAGATAAGTCGTTATCAAATAAGTAGAAAAACCATTCATTAGATTTTTTGACGTGTACCACTTTCCAGCATTGTTTGGGAACGGCAGTACCACCGATTCTTTTTAGTTCACCTATGTTACCTGCCCATATGTGTACTGAATCTTGCTTAACTGCCCACTCTCTTGTTAAAGTTTCTAATGATTTCCAATCTCCGGCATTCAATCTATGTGTTTGTGCTACCATATTAGAATAGTAAAAACACTCATCTTGCACAAATGGTGTTTGACATTGATTTGATTTTGCTGGCATCAAATGCCCTCTATCATATCCACTATTTACATAATCTTGTCCAATGTTTGTTTCGGTTGGTAATAGTGGGTCTGGCTTAAAATTATCCTTACGAGGTAATGGGTTTGAACATCCTACGGATGCTTTTGTTTCCCACCATTCTACCATTATAGGATACTTCTTTGATTTACTAAAATGTGAAACATAGTTTGTGTGTTTCAGTTGAACTACGTCTTGTGCAAATACAACTACTGTTGAAAATAACAATGTAGTTAGTAACAAAAATTTCTTCATTTACTCTTATTTAATTGCTTCGTAAAATAAATATATAACCCAAAAAATAACCCCGCTATACAATACAAAACGCAATTCGCTTTCCATAAATTTCCTGTCAGTAGAATTAGGGAATATTGAACGGCATCGAAGCCAAATGGATTGAAGAATAGAGCTAGCATCAATGCCATGTCTTTCAACAACATTAGTCTGTTTTGTTTTTCTTTTAATTTGTTTAATGCTTTTACTATCGCCGTCATTCATATGTGTATTGAATTTCGTTAATACTAAATAACCAATTTGTATATAAATATATAATTGTATTATTTAAAGGACTTTCATCAACTTATTAGGAAAATACAATTTTTCTTTCTTTTTTACTATTTAGGTCGATATATATATTAAAATAATATAATATATGATAAACTTAATAATTGCAATTTGCGTAATGTGTAGCTCATTTGGAGCAATGATTTCTAAAACAACAACCGAATATGGTTTCAGAAGAACAAGACAACATACTGAACCATTAAAGCTTGATAAGGAAGTTTAGAGTATCATTCTACTTCCTATTAAGAAGTTATTAGTTACTTTTATTCCCGGCTCCGTATTTATATTTGCTTTATAGTTGAAACTGAATCCAAATCTTTTACTGATTCTATAATCAAACGAAGCTCCCATTAAGAATCCAAAATTTCTTTGTACCATTGTGTTTCCCGTAAATGTATTATATCCAATAGGAGATGACATTGCAAACACCTGCGGTGATACAGTTAATTTTCTACTATATTGGAAAGGTTTAGTCCAAAATGCTACTACCGATGTAGATAGTGAAACATCCCATGTTTGCTCCGTTCCTTTTGTCATTAGATTAATTACGCCAACATTATATCCATATACACCATATTTCAGATGTGGTTTAATCCACGTATATCCTAATAAGCTCATATAATTTCCTTTCAAATATGCGGTTGTTACTGAATATGAATTAATAGCATTTAATTTGCCACCTTTAAAATCCATTTTAGTTATACCACCACTTAACGCAAATTGGTCTAAAGAACTCCATATCATAGAATTTAATGAATAGGTTACATCTCCTGCCATCGAACTTCTACTGATACCTACCGATGCTATTGCGTTATATACACCATCTTGGTCTTCAGCTGTTGTTAAATCCGATGATACTAACATTGGATTCATATTTTGAGCCTTCTTCTTTTCTTCTTTTTTCTCTTCCTTCTTCTCCTCTTTCTTTTCTTCTTTTTTAGATTCTTCCTTCTTCTCCTCTTTCTTTTCTTCACTTTTACTTTCAGATTTCTTTTCCTCCGATTTAGATTCCGATTTAGTTTCGCTTTTTGATTCTGATTTAGATTCGGATGAAGATGAACTACTCTCACTCTTTGTTTCAGTCTTACTTTCCGAAGATGAAGAAGATGATGAACTATTACTGCTACTACTATTTGATGAAGATGATGAACTACTACTTGCCGGTGGAGCAGATGATGTAGATGATGATGTTGGTGGTGGAGTTGAAGCAGATGAACTTGCAGCAGTTGATGCCGAACTACTTGCTGCTGAACTTGCTGATGATGAAGCTGCCGAACTTGCTGCTCCACTCGCCGCAGTTGATGCTGCTGAGCTAGCTGCACTGCTAGCAGCAGATGATGCCGCTTGTGATGCTGCTTGCGATGCCGCTTGTGATGCTGCTTGCGATGCTGCTTGGGATACGGCTTGTTGAACAGTTTGTTGAACTACCACATTGGTAGGACACCCCATTACCGAATATTTCAAATAGGTTGCATCCAACCATATTTTCATTGCCCCAGCCTGAACTTCTAATGGTGTGAATGTTTTTACTTCGTTATAGAATGAAACTATTGCATTTCCGTTGATTATAGTTGTAGTTGCTATTTTAATTTCACCACTACATTTATCCACATAAGTTTGAGTATAAGTTTGTGCATTTAGTTTAAACGTAAGTAAAAATAATATTGTTATAAATGTAATCCACTTTTTCATTATAATATTAACCAGCTAGTGTCTATATAAATATACCTTTCCGATATTATCTATACAAATAGCACTCATATTCTCTACCCAATCACCACTATTGAGATATCGTTTACCATTTATCATTCTATCGGCTGGTTGATGAATATGACCGCAAATTACACCATCACAACCTTTTTTGGTTGCCATTGAAAGTGCGGTTGTTTCAAAATCATTAACATAATTCGTAGCAACTTTAACACTGTTTTTAATTTTTTGTGATATTGAGATATATGGTAATTTTCTCCACTTACGATATACGTTGTAAATTCTATTTAACCAAAGTGCGAAATCATACCCTATTGAGCCTATTTTCGATAGCCATTTATATTTGGTTATAAAAACATCAATAACATCTCCGTGAAAAATATAGTAACTCTCCATAGTATTATTGATATCCAACTTATAATCTTCTCTAATTTCAATTGCTCCCAAATGGGTGCCGATGAATTCTTGTATAAATTCGTCATGATTACCCCTTATCCAGATTATTCTGGTTTTATTTGATAATTGTAATAATTTAGATATAACTTTAGTATGTTGTTTTTTCCATTTAGTTCCTCTATTCAAAGCCCAACCATCCACAATATCTCCGTTAAGGATTAATAATTCAGTTGGATGTGTTTCTATAAATTCTATGAATTCTTCTGCCTTTGAATCTTTAGTTCCTAAATGTAAATCCGATGCTATAATAGCTTGATATTTCATATTATCTTTTTTTAGTTATATTATCTACAATCAAACCAATTATACATAAAGATACAACGATAGCTAGTGAGATAATCCAAGGAAATATAGTGCCCATATTTTAGTTCCAATAGTTATGTGATTGTTTAAAAAATTCCGAATTGTTTCTATTAAGATAACATTTTACACTTAACCAAAACATATAAAAGAAACCTTTGTTTTTAAATCTTCTTGCAGATGTCCATACCCCTTTTGTATTATGGATAGTCATTTTATCTACCTTTTGTGAAACCCAATAATCTTCTGCAAATAAATGTGTTTCATCATATCCACCCGTTTTCCAATATGATTCGGTTTTCCATAATTGGAATCCACCAACTGCAAATGGTGTTCCTAATATATTACTCAATTTTTGCTGAATATCAAATAATCTGAATATCCAATTAAATCCTTTTTCAGTTTGAAATGGAACAGTTACTAAATCAAATTCATATCCCAAACATTCACCTAATATGAATTTGTTTTGTAAAAATATATCAGCATCTAAAAACAACATATAAGGAGTAGTTACTAATTTACTACCTTCTAATCTTGCCTTGGCAGGAAATCCTCCTTCTATAATTTGAATATCCAATGAATATTTAAAATCTCTTTGGACATAATATAAAAAATCTAAACTATCGCCTTCATCGGAAGTATCTGCAATAATAACTTTAAGTCCTGCACTGCCAACTTGCTTTGCAATAAATGAAATACATTCATATATGTTATCTTTTTCGTTTTTACAGGGAATAACAATAGTCAGTTTTTCTTTCATACCAATAAATAAAAAACCCCACTATTATAGTGAGGTTTTAATATTAAGAAATTATTAACAAATTATTTTTCAAATACTCCCTTCTTAACCATTTTACCCAAAATGTTAGCACATGCTATATCCAAAGCCTTTTTGGTTGCAATTGAAATAGTTGATTGATTGAACTTTATTGGGTCTACCGTTGCATCCGATAATAGAGTTAATTCTCTTTTAGTAGTTGCTTCACCCAATCCAGATGCTGCTATAATAGTACCATTTTCTGCATTTGTGAATCTAACTTGTAAACCCAAACGAGTTACCATCATATCCTTAACACCATCTTTTAGATTGATGGTTTCATCTTCTGACACTGAATAATCGTAAACTTCAATTTCAACAAAATAATGTGCTAATCTAATCTTTCCTCTTCCATCCAATTTATCTTCAGAAATTCCTGCTTGTGATGCTTGGAATTGCTTAACCATCCTATTTTTAATTTCTGTCTTATCTTCCGTAAACGTAAAACGATTAAGATTGTCCAAATATTCAAGCGTGATATTAGCCACACCCAAACCCACTCTCTTTTCTTTGAGCTCTGGATATTGCTCATAAACTTCATCACCAATACCACATTTAAGGATTTGAATTGGAATTTGTTTTCCCTCATAATTTAAAAATTGACTAATGTCCGATTTTGTTTCGAAGGATGCTTTGTACTGCTCGGTCTTAACGCTTCCGATTGTTTGAGCTAGTACTACAACACTGCTTAACAAAAAGAAACTTAATGATACTAATAATTTTTTCATACATAAATTGTTTTTCGTTTATGTATAAATATAAAAAAAGGGAGAATAAATCTCCCTTTAATTACTATCCTAATTCTTCTTCTTTATTTTCACTTTTTTTATGAGTGAACTTATCTAAAGTATCAGCTCCCATTCCTATTGCCGTAATTACCATTACTGCGTTTACTAATTCTGCTGCGGGTTTGAAATGTTCTTCTGAAAATGAATTCGCTAACATTGTTCCACATAAGAATAATGCTCCGATGAATGCTATTACCGGTTTTACCGATATTGCTCCTCTTTCATCTTTGAATAAATCAATTACCCATTCTTTAAAAGTCATAGCTTTAAATTTAATTGTTAAAAACTATGTAACCTATTACCCCACCATTTCGGCATCATCATCTCTGATTTTACCACATTTTAAACACTCTTCATCCCCATCACCATCTAAATCTCCCCAAACGTGCTCACATTGTCTATGTGCGAAGTATTCATCAATTTTACCATCACCATCAAAATCCAAACCATCCATTACACCATCACCATCTTCATCGATTTCAGTTCCTTTCTTTGTAGTTTCAACCGCTTGTTTTACTTCTTCTGAAATAGGAACTTGTACAAATGAATCATTAATTGATTCCGATAATATCAATGGTTTAACATCCGTTGGTACAATTGGGTTATTTGGCATATCTGCTGTATTACTTAATGATACACCATCTTCCTCATCCATTTTCTGAACTAACATCTTATCCTTATCAGTATCACTAAACCAATAGTCAATGATTTTACCATAAGAACCGATGAAAGCACCTAACATTAATAATAACAATTCTTTCCATTCTGCCGATGATTGTGTTTGGTTCATAATTGCACCAAAAATACCACCTATAATGATTATGAATGAACCTAAAACTAACGCAGTGATATACCATCTGCGTTTCATCATTGAGTTTAATAAATCTTTAAATCCACTTGGTTGTTGTTCCATACTATATTACCATTTTGGAGCTTCTTCTTTGAACTCATCACCTTCTTTCTTTTTAGGTTTAGCTTGTGGTTGAGTTTGTTGAGTAGGAGCTGCTTTTTCTTTAATGATTACGGTCTTACCGCCACCATTATTTGATTGTGTTTGATTGTTTGTGTTAGCAACATTTAAGTTGATTACTGGCTGTGCTGCTGGTTGAGCAGGTTCACTACTTCCACCACCTAATAAAGTTGATAACCATACACCACCCGCAGTAACTAATGTACCCGCTACACCTATGATAGTCTTTTTAAGACCTGACCAAGTTCCATCGTTTTGTTCTTCTGACATTTTTATTTAATTTATAGTTTGTTAAAATCCGTTACTCCTATAAGTATATTGTTTCCATCATATAAGGCAATTCTATATGCCGATGATGGTAAAGCGCTTGTATATACCTTTAATACATTATCACCTGCTTTTACATCCATAGTTTCCTTTGAAACTATTTTGTTAGTGATATCTAATATTTTCACACTCACTGTTCCAGCCGTTTCCATTTTCACATTCATAGCAACTTCCGATGTTACGAATGGTGAAGCAAGTTTAATACCAGCTGCCGATACCATTTTTAATTCCGGTGCAACTTCCATAGTTGGAGTTGGTAAATCATCTTTATAGCATCCTGTTAATAATAATCCTAATGCTACTATTGAAATTAATTTTTTCATTTTTTTAGTATTGTTGTTTTTCTTATTTCTTTTTTAGTAACATCTTCCAATATCAAATATAAATATTGAGATTGTATTGAATTCGTATAAATGTTTAGTTTATTTTCACCTATTTTACCAACTATCTTCTCTTTGCTTATCACCTGATTGGTCGTTTTATCTACCAATTTAAGAATGTATGTACTATCCGATGTTAATTTAAACATCACTTCATCTCCATTTGAAATAGATATTTCCGATTGTGTGAATATATCCACATTCGGATTTGGCAATGGCGTTGGTACAATATCCTCTTTTGAACACGATATTATAAAAATCACACAACACGATATTATAATTTTACTCCACTTCATTATATTACCTTTATGTTTAATTTATTTGATTTAGTATCAATTGTTTCAACGTTTATTACTGAAATTAAACCTAATATATTTCCTATCGTTGTCTTTGGTTTAAATACAATTTTATATTCCATATCCCCAATCGAACCATTTGATGTGTTCAATGAACCCAAACTAATAACTGAACCACCATTCTTCGAAAAGTTTGTTGATGTGTTATTATTGAATGTTGTTTGTGTATATTCTAAAACTGAATTATCAAAGTGAACATAGAATTGTGTTGCACCTATCTGATTACCATTTGGGTTTATTTTTATGGTTGCAACAATATTTTCCCCAATTCTTTCCATCATAATATCCGCCTCAACATTTTGTATTGTGGTAACATTCATTGTTCTCACACTCATTGTTGTTATACCATTTGATATCGGTGTTGCTGAATGCGATAAATTAACATCACCTTTCCACGTTATCGAAAGATTAAACGTATCAATCGGTTGTCCGGTGTTTATATCAAAGTTATAAGTATTTCCCACAAAAGATGGGAATGTATTCCAATTAGATTTACCGATGGTGTTATAAGATGTTGTTGGTATTATTTTTATCAAATTTGGGAATGTGAATGTATCCACAATGTTCTTAACCCCAGTAAGATGTTGTAACATTCGATATGTATCTGATTCGTTAAACACACCATCATCATTAACATCTGCGTTCTTATACTGAATACCATATGTAAATTCATTACCCACCTCATTACCGAATATGCCACCATTTTGTAATTCCTTAAATGCCAAATAAACGTCCGATACGGTCACAATACTATTATACAATGTGGATAACGTGTTAGTAGTTGTCATCGTTACCGATTGAGGTTTGTATTCTAAATTAGAACCGAATGTTACATCACATGCAAATGCGTAATCGGTATTCCAGCCATTTACATTTCGTATGTATTGATTAAATGCGGATGTTCCATTAGTTACTTTTGTTAGTGGAGATGGGACGGTGTATTGTGCCCAACTGGCATCTTCTGAAAGATATGTTATTGGTCCATCATATACATCCAAAATCTTAACACTTTTTACCGATGATGGTGATACTCCATTAAACTTTCTCATATCAATCAATAACCTACTATTACCATTTAACCAATTTGCGTTTGGATTCACATATGACCATTCAACTCCACCACCTGTTATTGTTCCTTTATTTCCATTTGATACTTTATTACTATCTAATGAATTTGTAATATCAACTAAACCAGTCGAACTTATTGCAGTTCCACCGACTGAAAATGTAGTTTTGTTTAAGGTAGAACCAAAATCAAAATTCATTTTTGCTTGTTTTGTTGGTGTTGAATTTATATTCGTTACTTCATTATTCCAATATCCCCATCCACCAACGGGTCTATACCACATAAAATAAAATGCTTCACCACCACCAAATTCTTGTCCTCTATAAACCATTCTATATCGTTGGCCTGCAACTAAATTTTTAGGAACGGTTTGCCAACTACTAGCACCATGTCCACCATAGTAAGAAACTATAATAGTTCCATCCATAGAAAGGTCTGATGCATCATCTGAATTTATACCAAAATAATATGTTCCTGTTTGTTGTGGTACAAACCAAAACTCAAACTTATATCCAAAAAAATCACTATTCCATCGAGGAACTTGAGATGAACCATTATACAAATTTACTATTTGTGTTTCTCCGGTATGTGTTATAGTTGTATTTGAATTTGCAGTATTAAACATCGCATCAAATCCTGCGGCATTATTTGCAAACGCATTATATTGACTTTGGTCTCCTGTTCCATTATGTGTTTTATATGATGTATAATTAACATATCCCCAACCCGTTTGAGCAGAGGATATGTTATATACCAATAATAGTAATAAAAATATAACTAATTTTTTCATATTACTCAACTATTAAATCAATTTTATTACCATTTGCATCAACTGCATCTGCTAATACGAAATAGAATAATCCAGCCGTATTTGTTAAAGTTGTTTTTGGTGTGAATATTAACTTATACGGAGTTCCTACTTTGATTCTCGCAGTTTTTAATTGGTCAATAGAACCAAATGTTAATCTACCATTATTATGAGTAGAAAAGTTTGTGATAGTAGAACCCGAATCAAATATAATATCATCCAAAGTTAATTTAGAATCATCATAATTCATAATTACTTCTAAACCTGCTAATTCAGCTTTTGTTAAATTTGTAGTTAATACAACTTTACCATTTTCCAATTTAGATGATACACTCAATGTTGCTTTTTCAAATTCTTTTGTTGCATATGCACCAACTACTAAATTTGTAGAATTAGATGCAACTTTGATATTCATCATACCAAATGAAGATTTAGTAGAATTGGTAACATTTGTATTGTTAGCAATATTTTGTGCAACAATTGCAGGGTCAGTAGAGTGTGACCAGTTTAAATCACCACCCCACGCGAATACTGCGTTTGCAGTTTGAGTATTGGATGTAATTATTACTTTATTTGTAGGTGTACCATCTAACCAACTCTGATTTAATAAACCACTTTGCCATCTAATTGAGTTTGCAGTTGCGGATGGTAACATTGCATTTGAATCAACATTTATACCCATAATATGTGAAAACATATAATATGAATCGGATTCACTAAATGTTGCTTTGTTTTTTGTTATTAAACCAACCTTTTTTTCTAAATTTGGATAAGTGAAATATGTTGAATTACCATTGATATCGACTTGTGCAATTGCAAGGAATGCTTTATATGCATCCGATACTGTTACGATATTATTCATCCAAGTCTTTTGCCAAGCTGGTGCTACGAATACACCAACTGAATCACCAATCTTTAATGTAGTGAATGTTACCTCACCACTTGCATCTAAAGGTGCTTGTGTGATTGCGGGTTGTGACCAATCAATTTGTCCACTACCATCGGTTTTCAATTTCATTAACTGAACTGTGTGGTCAGTAATTGTTGTGTAGTTTGATGGGAACGCAACTTTAACTTTGAATGATGATGAACCACCCTTTACATTACTTAATGATACTGCATCACCTGTTGTTGTGATTGGTGAAATATATGCAGATGCCGCATCAATTGAATATGCTAAACTCAATTTATGAATATCGGTATAATCTACATTATCTTTAATGATAAATTTTTGAGTTGCTAAAATACCATTGATTGTTGCATCGGTTCTTTGTAAACTCAATTGTCCAACGTTCCAATCGGGATTAGATGTATAACCCCACGGAGTTAATCCATATTGTGCGTATAATGATGTTGCGGGTGCACCTGAATTTGGTGTGAATTTATAGTTAGCCCATTCAGTTGAATAAGTTTGAACTGATGTACCTTGTCCATAAATTGTTGTGTTTTGTAACAACAAAAGGGTTTTGTTATTGTAGGTATATCTTAACCAAAAATAACGTGGTGTTGTTGCCGGATTTGTACCCTTATCAATTGTATAAGTTACTGTCAAAGTATCTCCAACTTTGTATGGACCGGTAGCGGGTGCAATTGTTCTATTAACCGTCAATTGCCCAAATGATGTAAGAGATACTAATAGTATCCCTAAAAACATAATTAATTTCTTCATTTTATTTCTCTAATAGTTTGGTTATAAGTTTTTCCGATGCTTTCTTTAATGCGTTACTTAAAGATGTTTGGTTGAACTTACCACCTTGGTCTACTATTAGAGTTGACATAGAGATTTCGGATGATGATTCTTCAACCATAACCTCTTTAGTCTTTTTGCCATCTTTATAAAGGATACCCTTCAATCTGATAACAACTTCTTCTTCGTTTGAATGGAATACTGATATGTTTTTCTTTGTAGTTAATACATCTAAAAATACGATTTGCACTTGCAACTTTTGAGTTGCTGATGGAGATAAATCTAATCCTTTTTCTTGCAAATATTCTTCTAAAATGTTTTTAACACCAAATTCTAAATTTCTATTTCCTGCTAAACTTCCTATTTTAACATTATTTGTTACACTTTCAACCCAAATATGGTCTTCGGCGTTGTACATAATATTGCCAGGATGGTTTTTATATGTACCATCAAATTTTAATTCAAAAGCATCTACTGCTTTTTTAATTAAATCCTCTTTGCCAGAGAAATGTAATATTACAAATGTGATTTGTGTAAGTAATGCTAAACTTACAAACGATACAGCTAAAAATAAAAACCCCTTTAATAAGGTTTCTTTTATTTTTTCTATAACTGGTACGGAAACTGAATTAGATAACATCGGTTATTGATTTACATTTACAACAATATATAACCGATTCATTTACCTATATAAGTATAGGTTTTTTATCTAATCAATCAAATCTTCTGGCGAATTTCTATAAACTCTATAACTATCATCATCAAAATGTTGAGTAGATACTTCGAATATGGTTGAATCCGGCTCTAATGCAATTAACTGATGTGGTTTACCTCTATCTATATAAACACATTCTCCTACATTGAGAATTTCTTTATGAAGAGTTGCGTTATCTGTATCAATCCAATGAAATTCAAATGCTCCTTTCTGAACATACCACGTTTCATTTTTAATCATATGATAATGCATTGAAAATCTGCTACCTTCGTTTGGAAATACTAATAATTTTCCACAATATTGGGAATCATTATGAATCCATAATTCGTATCCCCATGTCTTATTTATTTTTATAGGTTTAAATGCCATATCTAATTACTTAAAGGTGCTTTAATTGTTGAATGCGATTGATAATTTAATATCATAAAATCATCAGGTTGTATGTAATCAATTTGTGGTAAAAACGTTTGGTCCGGGTTCCAAAATTCATCATTAATTAATAATTTTGGTAATTTAAATGGCTCTCTACTGATTTGTTCTTTTGCTTGCTGTATGTGATTAGAATACAAATGAACATCTCCTAAATTTCCAATCAGTTCATCTGCATACATTCCAACTTCATTTGCTATAATCTCTAATAACAATCCATAAGAAGCAATGTTGAAAGGTAATCCCAAAAATGTATCTACACTTCGTTGATTCCACATTAAAGAGATTGCTCTCTTTGGTGTTGATTCATAATATTTGTCATCAAAATCAGGTATTAATTCATCGTTGAATTCCATACCCGTTTCATAATTTTTATTGAACCAAATTCTATATCGTTCTTTATTACTTAACTCTCTTGTATAAAGTTGAAATCCATAATGACAAGGTGGTAAAACCATATATTCCAATTCACCCACATTCCAAGCCGATACCATCAATCTTCTACTATCGGGATTCGTTTTGAGTTCATCGATTAAATTTTTGATTTGGTCTATTTTCTCACCAACTTTTAACCAATTTCTCCATTGTGCTCCATATATTGGCCCCAATTCACCCCATCTTTGGACAAACTCATCATCGGTTTTGATATTATGAATGAATTCTTCCTTTGTTAGTGGTATTAATTTATCAGAGTCACTATACCATTTTTCCATATGCGGTTGCATACCCATAATATCACCTGATTTGTAACCATCGATAACATTTTCGATTTGTTTAGAATAGTTTTTATATACATCACCATCCCAAATATGGCAATCGTAATCCAATAAGAATTTGATATTTGTATATCCTCTTAAAAACCATAGGAGTTCGGTTACAATAGATTTCCAATGCATTTTCTTTGTAGTAAGTAAAGGGAAACCTTCATTCATCTTATGACGGATTTGTCTACCGAATACAGATATGGTGCCAGTTCCGGTTCTATCACCTTTACTGATACCATTATCTAAAATATCTTTTAATAAATTTTGGTATGATTTATCTAAACTATTCATTTCTACTTTTAATCAATAAATTATGAACAGGTGTCCATAAACAATATAAACCAACTGCTTCTAAAAAATTAAGCTTTGGTAAAACATTAAATAATTGTGTTAAATATGATATTGCCAATCCGATTGTGATTGTAACGAGTGTAATATGTAATACCATTTTTACACGCAACTGATTTTCATCTTGCTCTTCCATTTTTTTATAAATTTGTTTTAACAAATATAGGAAAAATTTGTTACAAATCCAAATTATATTAAATGTTTTTTTATGTGATTGTGAATTATTTCGTAAATTATAGTAAATGCTTTATCACTCAAATGACCACCCAAATCGATTAAATATGGGTTAGTGTTTAACAATCTCGAAATATTATCTATATTATTATTTTTATTAGTTAAAGCAATTTCTCTATCTTTTAAAAATTGAGTTCCACCTAAATTTACAAAATATTCAACAAATGAAAATTTCATTTTATCTAAAATACTATCCGAATCATTTATTGATAAATAATTGTTAGGATTAATATGTTTTATCCAATTATATCTAGCCTCTAAAACGTTTGAATCCAATTTACCCATATTTAAAAATAAATGTGGTATATTTTTATTATTTAATAAATTATGTAAAGATATCGTATATAAAATCGTATCATCAGTCCCTTTTGGTTCAAATTTTAATAAATCATATGGCATTGTATCGCCATGGCCTGGTATACAATTTTTATAAAAATATGGAAGTTTTTGTAAATTAGTATCACTATCTTTTTTTAATTTATCATAATCTAATTCATCGGATAATTCAATTATATAAAATCTTTCGGGATGAGACCAACATATTATTACAAATTCAAAATGATTATTTATAATATCTATTAATGTTTTTTTAAAAATGAGTTCATTACTACTTCCTCCTAAAGATGCTATATGTGATATTGGTATATCTTCAAAAATTTCACTACACAAAGATGGCGATTTAACAATTCCATTCGAATCCATAAAAGAACAACTATTTAAATATAGTCTTTTTTTCATATTAATGTATTTTTTATATCTTTATATATAATATGATTACCATCATCATTTAAATGATTAATATTTCCTCTGTTATTTAAAAATATATTTTCATATTTTTTTACTCTATCATCATAAAATGAATCAAAAAATGTAATATGTTTTGCGTTTGGAATGAGTTCATATATTTTATTAAAAATCAAATCATTTACAAATATGAAATAATCTGCATGAAATATTTCAGAATAAAAATCATATGCAATTTTCATTATTGGATTATTCAAATGTTCTTTTACATCTGAAAATATAATATCACAATTATTATGTAATAAATCACCCTTATGGATTGGATGTTCTTCTATTGGAATTCGATATGCGGATGTGTGTGATACTATAATTTTATCAAATTGAGTTAAATCAATTGATTTGAGTTGTAAATATATTTTATATTCACTTACTCCCGCTTGAGCTATATTAATAACATCATATTCATTGGATAACATATTTACCCAACCAATTCCGTTATATTTTTTAGTCCAATCTGCCGCAAAACTATCACCAGCTATTAGTATCTTCTTTTTCATTTATATAACTTATTATTTTATCAGCTATTAACTTCTGACCTTTCATTCCCATATGAATATCATTTTTAAAATATTCCGAAAATGGGTGTTCATCTGATACTGTTAATTTATTTTCTTCCACCCATTTATGAACAATGAAGTTAAATTTATTCTCATTGGTTGGAAATTTTATCATATATTTTGTCATCCAATTATATTTAGGATGTGCAAAATTAATATGATTACCATCGTGCCAAAATAAAATTATTATTTTTTTATCTGATAAATTTGATATCTTTTCTTTTAAAAGATTCAATACTTCATCTATGAATTCATTTGGATTATATTCTATAAGCCAATTTAAAATTCTTTGTTTTAATTCAGGTCTATCATTTTTACCATTCGTTAGAAATGATTCAATTTCGTGTGGCGTTTTTGGATAATCTTCATTATGAAAATATCTATCAAAATAATTATATATACCAGAAAATTCAAAAAATATATAATCTATATTACTTAAATCTGTATGTTCCAATTTATATAAAGATTCAGCAGGAGAACCACCTGCTTCAGAAACATTTATTTCATCACAATTTAAATAATTTGATATTAATTTAGTCCATCTATTTGACTTTATATATTCCCAATCGTCTGCACTTTGGTTATATGGCCATTGAAGAGTTTTGGCAGTTTTTTCAGACATATAATAATCTCTGAATGTATGCAATCCAACTCCAAATGTATTTGATGAACCTAAAAATATAACCGATTTCATAAAATATTATGCTAATAAATGATAATATTCTTTAAAGTGTTTGATTCTATCTGGCAATCCAATCGTACCACCATTTACTCGTTTAGTAATAGATGTTACCACCGAATCAGTTGCTCCACCATCTGCTAATTTGTTCAATCCGTTTTTAGACCAAAACCATGCTGCAGATGCTAAAGCATATTTAGTACTTACTGAATCGGGATTATTTACGATATCTTCTCCAATCGCTTTACCAAATTGAGTATAATTATCTCTACCTGTCAATTGGATATATCCTCTACCTCTGAATTTGTAGCCATCACCACTTGCTTCCGAACCATTAGCCATACGATTTGCATAAACTTTGTTTGCAATCTTTTGTGGTTGTCTTGCATATTGATTAGCAATTGCTTCAGATGGGAAATACTTTTTGAAGATACCCATCAAACCTTTCGCCGAATAGTTTAAGTTTTCTTGTGTTACTCTGAATCCACCACTCTCATGTCCACATTGTGCTAAAAAGTGTGCAACTCTTAATGGTGTGTTAATACCAAATTTAGAAGCAACTTCTGGAATAGAATCGATTACTACCTGTGGTACATGTCCTTTTAATTTATCTAATTTTAATCCTGCAACTTGTGGCGCCGGAGCTGATACAACTGGTTGTGGGGTTGGAGCTGCTATACTCTCTCCCATAATTTTTGCCCAAGTTGCTGGTCCTACGATACCATCTGCCGATAAACCATTCTTTGATTGCCAAGCTTTTACTGCTTCTTCGGTTTTTGGTCCGAAGTTACCCATTGGTTCTAAACCTAACTTAGCTTGTAATTTTTTAACATCTTCGTTATTGTCACCTCTTTTTAACAACATAATCTAATTGGTTAATATTTTTGAACAACTTTATAATCAAGTATAGATATTGGTTTCATTATAATTTCGTTCCAAAGCGCAGTTTTATTTTGTTTGCACTCTTCCCAATTTCTACATAAATTGTTTTCGTTGTCTGGGTAAGAAAATCTGAATAGATTTGCTGCTCTGTTCCCTTTATCAGTTGCGAATGATTTTACATCCGATTGAAATGCCGCAACTAACTTACCTTTTAATTTAACCAATACGTTACTTTCTGGTCTGAAGAATTCTTTTTGTTGAACAGTGAATGTTGATATTGCGTATGTGTAACCCGATTGTAAACTATCTACTAAATTTTTCATTCCTTCTTTTGAAGTCCAATGAAACGTTTCAACTTCTACATCATCGCTACCATATGTATCCGATGTAAATTGTTTGTCTAATAAAATATATGGTTCTATTGCACCTCTACTGAAAAAGAATGCAATCTTATCATTTTCAATATTAACTATATAATCTTTAAATTCGTCTGTCAATGCCCAAGCTCTATGATTAACAAAATCTTCTATAAAATCCAATACATTCTTTTTTGTTAATTCATCATATAATTCAGTCTCAATATATAATTGATAGCCAAAATATTTATTTATTAACCCAACTAATTCTGCATTATCATCTATTTTTCCACCTCTAACATCAAATCCCTTTTGCTCTAAAGAAATGAATTCTTTGGCAATAGCTTCCCATTCACTTATAGTGTGAAATGTTGATTCCGGTTTTTGATATCCTCTAACTGGGTACATATTTTATCCTTTTACTCCCGTATCAGCTGCTTTTGGTCTGATACCTATTTCTTCTGCGAATTTATTTGAACGTTGTACTAATGGAACAATTGGTTCATCGATTACTCTGATATTCATTGGTATTTGTTTATCAGGGTGCGATGCGTTATATGCTACAACAGCCGCCCATCTATGATGTCCATCCAACACATATCCATCATTGGATACATAAATAGGTGCAGTAATTTTTGGATGTTGTGGGTTTTCTTCCAATGCTTTACTCATACCTGCAACTTTAACACCAACTAATTCAGATTGAGTTGCTTTTAATCTGTCAGGCGATATTGCTATTGGTTCTGAAACTCCTATACCTTGCTTCTCTAACATTTTCTTAAAGAACTCTTCGGTATCAGCTTCGCCACTTGCATCCTTTGGAAGTTTATCTGCTACTGAACCAGGTTCAGGTGTTCCTTTGAATTGTGGCATATCCTCTCTCGGAATACCTTTATTACCATCACAATATAAGTTAGTGCCTGGAATTGAAACCTGGCATAAGTTAAAGTTTGGTGCTTTTTCACCACTTGCTTTTGCCTGATTACCCAAATCTACTAACTTATCAATAATAGTAGAGATTTGTTGTCTTTCTATTGGGGTTACCTGTGATAAAGATTTGTTTGAGAAATCAGCGTTTGGCATTAAATCTTTCAATTTAGGAATGCCACTGCTTTTTGGAGTTTCAGCAGATGTTTTGAAATCACCACCACCCAATTTCTGTCCTTTTGGCTGTTGCTGTGGAGTTGATGAAGATGGTTGTTCGCCTGTTGGTAATTTTCCACCATTATCTGCTTTTGCTTTATTAATTTCAGCAGGAGTGGGTTTGTCGTGTTTAGAGGGGTCAAATTGTTTAACTACATAAACATTGCCCGTCTTTTTGTTTTTTACAACATCCTCCTCTTTTAAAAGCGATTTTAATTTAATCATATATCAAAAATCCAATTTTGAAGGTCTTTAGGTAATGTATTACAATTCCTAACAATCTCTTTATAAATATTATAATTATATTTAAATCTATCTTCATTTTTTATAAAAAATTCATTTAAATCAATTTTAGATAAATTAATAAGCTGATTTAAAATCATATCGGTTCTATTATCTATACGATTTTCAAAATCATATGAATGGTCTATTATATCATCAAACATATCAAATCCATATTTTCTTAAATAAGTAACCAATCCTTCTTTTCCTAAAAATAATGGTAGTTGTTGATAAACGAATGGTTTAACGCTTTTTTCGGTTATTAAAATTCCATTGGTAAATGCTCCTGAATCGGATTCTGATACTAAATTTACATAACTATTTTTAAAAAAGCTTTTACCAGATGTCCATAGAAATTCATTATCATATCCACCCAAATCTATAATGGGAATACCATATGATACTTTAGATGTATCTAAATTAGAAATCAATCCAACTTCTTTTATTGGATTATTCAATATTTTTTTAAATAAAATTTCTCTATGCTCTCTTAATTGACCATTTAAAAAACTAAATAAATAATCTCTATTTGGATTTATATCGAATTCGGGTATATCAACACTACCTATTAGATAGGGAAATTCCATTTCAAAATTTGGTCTATAAAATATATCATAGTCCTCATATGGAGATACATCCGTCAGTAACCAAAATATTTTACTTTTATAATTTTTTAATGATAATAAATTTCTAAATTTATCAAAATATTTAAAGTATAATTTTGATTGAGCACCTTCTCCTTGTAAATCAAATACAATACATTTTACTGATTTTACATTTTGATTTATAAAATCAATAAATCCCGATTCAAATAAAAAAGGAAACGCATAACAATATATCCATATATAGTCCAAGTGCTCTACATCGTATATTTGATTTGATGTAAAATCATTTATAAAATCCCATTTATGCGGATATCCATTTGTATTAGGATTATCATAATCGGCATTAACACTAATTCCTTTAAACAAATTTAAAGATATATCTAATTTGCTGTTTTCTTTTAGTGTTGGAATTTTATTTAAATCATATGCCAAAATATTCACAAAATAACTAATTTAATTTCCCCTGCCCTCTATACTTTTTAGGTTTTTGTTCTTTTGGACCGTAAGATTTTTTTAATCTACCTGTTTTGCGTTTCCCAAAAGATACTTTTTGGGATGTATTTCCGCCTTTAGCTTTTGCCATGTAAAAATTTGGTTATTCTCCGATGATTGATTGATTACTTCTTTGCTGCTTTCTTAGCTTTTACATTTTTGACTACTGTTTCTGCAACGTTGATTGCTGCTTCGTTTTCAGTAACAACTGCTTCTGCTTTTTTAGTAGCGGCCTTAGCTTTAGCAATTCCTGCTTTAGCTTTAGTAGTTACTTTTTTAGTTTCAGGTGCAATTTCTTCTACCTTCTCTACAAAAGTTTCTACTGCTTCTTCAATTTGTTCAGCCTTTACAAAAAGACCCTTAATGAATGAAAATAGTCCCATAGTTGTTTGTTTTAATTAACGATTTATTTTAAATATAAATATTAGTTTTTTTTGGAAAATGTATATCCGTAAAATTCGTAGTTTTTATGTACCGATTCTTCATCTCCCATATCGATTGCTTCTTTCTCATCTCTGTAAATAGCATCTTCGGGACATTCTGGTATACATGCACCACAATTAATACACATTTCCGGGTCAATGAAAAGTTGTTTCCCCTTTTTTTCTTCATCACTCATTTTTTCAACTTCTCTACCTAATCCATCGATGTATATTGGTCCATTAATACAATCAACGGGGCAGACATTAACACATGCGGTATCGCATATATCAACGCATTTGTTCCCAATTATAAAACTCATTGTTTATTTTTTAAAAGCCAAGAAGATGATTGAATTTTATCTCCCAATCCGAAAACCATTTCGATTCCCAATTTTCTACATATATCACCCTCACCAATAGTTTCAGCGGTTTGGTCGCCTCCATTTGTAAATATAAACTTATCAAATTTATCTACATACATATTGTAAATCATATGAATGGTTTTATTACACAATCTATCGGAATCTACTGCAATAAATGCTTTGTTTACTGGCTTTAGATTTTCAATAATAAACTTTCGTTCATATTGATTCATAAATTCTTTCGAACCCTTTTGTTCTCTTTGAGCATCATTATTAACGATAACAAAGAGCTCATCACCGAGCTCTTTGCTTTGAGTTAAATATTCTATATGCCCCCTATGAACGGGATTAAAATAACCACTTGCTATAACTAATGTTTTAGTCTTCGCCATATAGTGAGAATTTTTTAACAGGTACATCTACCTCTTCTTCATAAATAATTTCTATTGTACCCTTACGAGCATCCATAAAAAATTGAGTATCTCCGTTTTGTTGATACCAAGCTTCTAATGCTTCCGTAAGAGATGGATAGATGGTTTTACCACCATCGGCAAATACCCATCTATCTCCCGGCGGAACTCTTTTAAGGACGAGTTCTCGTTCCTCTTTGATTTCCTTTTCCATATTAGAATACTTCTAAAATTTTAGTTTCAGATACCTTTACTACTTCGTATTCCAAATTTACACCTTCTGCTACGAACTTCTTAACTAATTTAGCTTCTGCTTCTGTTACTGAAAGAGCATCTACTAAATAATTTTCTTTGTTCTTTTTGATTTTACCTTTTGCATCTTCTACTTCTACTGCAACTAATACTGAATAAAACTTTGCCATAATTGTTTGTTTTTATTGTTTGTTAAAATTTTACATTCCGAAACCACTTTGTGGTAATTGGGGTTGTTGTGGTGCTTCTTTTTCAGATGCTACAACACACTCCGTTGTTAATAATAATGATGCAATTGATGCGGCATTTTGTAATGCTAAACGAGTTACTTTGGTTGGGTCAATGATACCTGATTCAACCAAATCCTCAAATTGTTCGGTTCTTGCATTGTAACCCATACCACCCATAGTCCATTTAGATACTTCATTGATTACTACCTCGGCAGGGCCTCCACCATTTTGTACGATTGTTTTCAATGGAGCTTCAATTGCTTTTCTAACAATTAGAATACCTGTATGATAATCATCCGACCTTTCAACTGTAATTGCATCCAATGCTTTTTGTGCTCTAATTAAAGCAGTTCCACCACCTGGAACAATACCTTCTGCTACTGCCGCTCGAGTTGCATGAAGTGCATCATCTACTCTATCTTTCTTTTCTTTCATTTCTACTTCCGTAGCTGCTCCAATGTAAATGATTGCTACACCGCCTGATAATTTGGATAATCTTTCTTGCAATTTCTCCTTATCATAATCCGATGTTGTTTTATCAATTTGAGTTTTAATCATTTCAATTCTCGCTTTGATATTATCGGATTCACCGCCACCATTGATAAAAGTTGTATTATCTTTATCAATTGTAATTTTCTCAGCGATACCTAAATCATTAATAGTTGCTTTATCTAATGATAATCCAACCTCTTCACTAATCACAGTACCACCTGTTAAAACTGCGATATCTTCTAAAATTTCTTTTCTTCTATCACCAAACGCAGGTGCTTTGATTGCTGCTACTTTAAGAATACCTCTCATCTTATTTACAACCAATGCAGCCAATGCTTCACCTTCAACTTCTTCAGCAATAATTAATAATGGTTTATTTGTTTGAGATACTGATTCCAAAATTGGTAAGATATCTTTTAAAGTACTGATTCGTTTATCAAATAACAAAACGTATGGAGATTCCAATTCAACTTCCATTGATTCCTGATTTGTTACAAAGTATGGTGATAGATAACCTCTATCGATTTGCATACCCTCAACAGTCTTAACCGATGTTTCAATTCCCTTTGCTTCTTCAACTGTAATGATACCATCTTTACCAACTTTATCCATTGCTTCTGCAATCATAGAACCAATTGATGCATCGTTATTTGCCGAAATAGTTGCTACTTGCTCAATCTCTTTTGATGTTTTGATTGGTTTTGCAATCTTTTCTAACTCTTTAATTATGATGCTTGTTGCATCATCTATACCTCTTTTGATTTCCATTGGATTGGCTCCTGCTGCCAAATTTTTTACACCCAATGTAAAGATTTCTTGCGCCAACACAGTCGCAGTAGTTGTACCATCGCCTGCTTGGTCTGCAGTTTTACTTGCAACCTCCTTAACTAATTGAGCACCGATGTTTTCAATCGGGTCCTCCAATTCAATTTCTTTAGCTACCGAAACACCATCTTTGGTAATATGTGGTAAACCAAATTGTTTTTGTAGAATTACATTTCTACCCTTTGGACCTAAAGTGGTTTTAACGGCATTAGCCAATTTGTCTACACCCTCTTTTAGTCCGTTTCTTACTTCACTATCAAACTTAATGATTTTTGCCATAATAATAACTTATTTATTTTTTGTTTCCACAAAGATAATACAAATAATTTAATTTTCCAAATAAAAATGGGAGAAAAATTTCTCCCATTATTTTATTGTTTTCCTTCTTCAACAGATGCTTGTCTATAATCTGTTACTAATTTCTTCAAATCTCCAATTGCGGTTCTCGCATTTTTTTGAGATACTTTTGTAGATTTGTTGTGCTCTTCTTCAAATTTTTCCCACAATCCTTTCATTGTTTCGAAAATTTCTTGCTTTTTACTAGCCATACTTTATTGTTTTTAATTAATAATAAGGGACTATCTCCCCCTCTTCCTTTTTATTTCCATTTCTTTCAGATAATGTGGTTTCCACTTATATTCTACTGAAATAGGTCCGTTTGGTTGCTTTTTTAGGTCATACTTCCAAATAGATGTGGATTCATCATCTTCAAAAATGTATTCAAATTTTGTTGGTTTTTCCGTTTTACTATGTGTTTCTTTATTAATTTTCATATTGCAAAACTTTCACCACATCCGCAAGTTCGGCTAGCGTTTGGATTTATAAATTGAAAACCTTTACCATTTAAACCATCTGAAAAATCTAATTCAGTACCGAATAGGTATAGTAACGATTTATTATCTACTAATATTTTTACACCTTTATCTTCCGCAAGTGTATCGGTTGGATGTTGTTCGGTATCAAATGAAAGGTCATACGATAGACCACTACAACCACCACCCTTTACAGCCACTCTAACAAATGGGGTTTGAAATCCACTTTCTTCTATTAGTGAACTTAATTTTTTTGCTGCTGAATCTGAAACTGTAATCATAATAATACAAATATACGAAAAATTATCCAATTTGCCAAGTCCTTAATCCAAATTTATTCCAAGTAAATGGTTGATTATATCCCATATTCAATTTATTCAATGATTTGATAACATTGTATTTTGTATTGTTTGGACAATAGAAGAACATAAATCCTCCGCCACCTGCTCCACTTATCTTACCACCGGTTGCTCCGGCTTTTATAGCAGTTTCATATAATAATTCAATTTCAGGTGTGCTGATTCCTTTTGCTAACATCTTTTTTTGTTGAAATCCATAATCTAATATTTCACCTAAATCATCTATATTACCTTTAATCAAACAATCTTTCATTAACTTTGCTTGCTCTACTAATGCATGAAGTGATAGAATTGATGTTTTATTTTGTTCTTTCATTTTTGTAATTTGTTCGGCTAATACATCTGAACTATTACGGGTAAAATTAGTGAAATATAAAATTACATTATTTTCTAATTCATCTTGCACACTATCTTTAATACGAAGTGGGTTTACAATTACATCATCTCCTTTGAATTCCATATAATTAAATCCGCCAAATGCTGCGGCATATTGGTCTTGTTTTCCACCATTCTCTACCAATTCGATTCTTTCAATTTGAATTGCCATTTCAGCAATATCATATTCACCCAATGGTAAATTGAATGCTTCCATATAAACACCAATAAGTGAAACTATAAGTGTAGATGAAGTTCCTAAACCACTCCCCGTTGGAACATCTTGCCAACTTACGATATCACATCCAAATGGTTCTAACTTAAATCGTTTGCAAATGTGATTATGAGTTGCTTTAAAGAGCTTTAATCCATAAGAACAATCTAACTCATTGCTGAAATCATGCTCTTCGTATTCCTCTTTATTTATCCAATTAAACGTAATTTTCTTATCATCTCTTAATTGAAGTGATGTATGAGTGAACAAACGAATGGTCGTATTTATTACTGCTCCCGTATGATATTTACAATAATCGGGCATATCAGTTCCGCCACCACCAAAACTTATTCTAAATGGAGTCTTGCTCCTGTATATCTTCTTCTTCATTTGGTCTGCCATGCTCTTTATACCAATTTTTTGCGTTTCTTTCTCCTACTAACAAAAAGAAACAATTATAACACAATGGTCTAATATTTTCTAATTTACGATTGTTTAGATTACCATCTATAAAGTCAATTAATAATGGCATTTTACCATCGGTTATTCGGGCTTCGCTGAATCCACAACTACCACATACTTTTGGAACATATCCACTATCGAATAATTTATTCTTAAATTTATGTAAAGGATAGTGTAAATGTTTTCCGGCAATTAAATCATCAATGTGATATTTTTTATTTTTTATCACTTTGGCTCTTTCAATACCAATACCATACGGATTTTTTAAATCTTCCAAAATTCCATACAACTTAGCATATTTCTTATATGTGTTATATGATACTCCTAAAGTTCTTGCTGCTTCGAATGCCGAACGTGATACCGCTTGTGCTGCTTTGATTTGCGATTCCAATAAGGGTTTAGCTCCTAAACCTCTTTTTGATGTTTTTTTATTGGGTTCTATATTTGGAAAAAACCCATTTTCCATTTCTTCATCTTCCATACTAATAACAATTTATTTATAGATATAAGTATATCAAAATAATTTTATAGGTAAATTTTCCGATGTATTGATGAAATTAATTTTGTTTAAATAATCTAAAACAATATTTGCTATTTTTACATTACCATGTAATCCAGCATGTCCATCTATTTTCATATTTAATTCATCATTTATTGTTAATTTATTAATACTGAACCATTGCTGCATTTGCATGTTATTAAAATTAACAAAATGAAAATTATATTTTAAATTATTTGCTTGTAAAAATTCTTCAAAAAATGTATTATCAATCAATATAAATTCAATATTATTTTGTTTTAAAAAAGATAAAAGACCTAACACATTATTCATAGATTTTTTATATTCAAAATCAGTATTTACAAAATTATAAAAATATGATTGTAAATCATTATTGATTTTTTTAATATCTCCTCTGTCATAACCAGCCGCCACATCTGTTAAATCCTCATCTGGTACATTTATTGTACCCCAAGTCACATTCATTAATCTATCTAATCTATTACAATACACCTCATCTCTCCACATAGGGGGTAATTCCAATATAAAAAGAGTATTTGATATATGCTTTTGGTTATCGTATATATGTTGATATGTCTTTCTAATTAATCTATTTACAGAACCACCATGAAATGCTTCATTTACAATATCCATATTCAGTTTATCTGCTATCATATTTGGATATGAATATTTTAAATAATCATCTTGTAAATCAATATTTAATACTTTTTTATATTGTTCTCTTACATATATAAAATTTAGTCCGCCAGCACAAGTAAAGCTACAACCATTGGCATATATTTTATTAAATGATTTCATATTATGATAATAATTTTATTAACTTTGTAAAAGTATCATCCGGTAAATTAGATGTATCCAAATCTATATAAAATTTAATTGGTACTTCATAATCCAATATAAATTGATTTTCATTACCTCTCATTTTTTTAGTATGACAATAAATTTCTACAACTTTACATTCCGATTTAAGTTGCTCTCGTATACTTTTATTAGGAAATACTGATGTTAATATAACATCGTTTCCGCAACTATCCAAATATTTTGCTACTTCAATTGGATAATCGGTTTGCCCTTCATCGATATGGAATACGGATTTTCGCCAATTTTTTTTATCGGTTTGTAACCAAAATTGTAACTTTTTTCCTAATGTAGTTTTCCCACTACCAGGTTGACCTGTAAATAGGTAAATCATAACTTATTTCTTTTTTAATGCGAATTGTGCTGCTTTATATGCTTTTGAATCTTTATCGTAATGTAATGCTGATTTTAATTTAATCATTTTACCCGTATCTGGGTTTTTTATTGTTTTTTCTAAATCTTTTGGTAATAAAGATTTTAAACTCATATCATTTCCTTTAGATGATGTAGGTTTTGTAGCTTCTTTTCCTTTTGGTTGTTGCTTCATATCATCTTTTTGCTTTGGTGGTTGCGGAATTTCGTGCTGAACGTGTTTTACTTTTAAAGATATGTTTGGATATTTTTTAGAAAGTGCTTTTACTGCCGTTACATTCTTATGAGAATCATCTATGAAAAATACATCGGTTACACCATCTTTAATTTTACCTTCAATCCAATTTGCTTTATCTTGTGGGTCATTTGATGCCAATGCTACTACATATAATTTATCCAATCCAATATCAGACAAATATTGTTTGATTGGTTTATAAGCCGCTCTTGCTGTTAGAATTACTATTTGAGAACCTCCTACTCTTACTATGTTTTTAAGTAATCTCGTAACACCTTTAATTTCTTGTGGTTGCTTTACCTTTTCAAAATCAGAAAAATCAAATTGGTCATCTTCTTTTGGTTCATATATTGCATATTCTCCTGGAGTTAATTTTGATTTTTTACCATCTTTATGTGTAATGTATATATGGGAATTAGTTTTAACTAATGTATCATCGAAATCAAATACTCTTAATTTTTTAGCTTCAGCTTCATCAATAGGTTTAAACGCACTGGCAAATGGATTGGAATATACTTTTCCAAATTCCACTTTCATACCATTCCAATTACCTATTTCTTTTAATCTCATTTATTTTCCACTTAAATAGTGAGAAAGATATCCACTCAATCTACCATTGAATATTTGGAAATGCTCCCACTCATCTTTAGTTAGGGTTTTTTTCTTTTTAACATAATCCATTCCTAATGTTCCAATGTATTTACCTTCTACACAAAATATAGGTAATATGTAAGTAGATTTATTACCACCCGCATCCATAGAACCACTTAATCCGGTTTCTTTTTCAATATCCGAACCTCTTTCATCAATGAAAATTGATTTATGTTTCAACATATATTCAAATGCTTTTGGATAAAGTGAGCATGGAATATTAGAATATATATGTGCTATGTTAGATACGCCAGGTTTTGCAGTTTCGTAAAATACTGAAAACTTTTGTATTGATTTGCCCGTTGGATAGAAATTTCCACCATTATGGAATTGAGATACCCAAACTCTATCGGCATTGAATTCTTCTTGTATTTGTTCTAAAATTTTATTGATTTCTTGCGTTTCTCTCAAACCCTCTGCTATGGGGTCTAATTTACTTTGCTTTCTTTTAGAATAATATTTTTCTATTAATAAATAAAATACAGGTCCTACTACTCCTGTAATAAATGCTGCTATTAACTCCATATATCTAACAGGTATTTCCATTATTTCTCACCATCCAATTTATGGAAACCGGTGTTTGCTTGGTTAATAAAATTTTGTGCTTGTGAAATGTGGTCCTGAATCCAACCGGGTAAATTCATTTCTTGCTCTCCTACTTTACCTTTAAGTTCGGTAGCATTTCTGATGATATCATCCAATTGACCATTTGCCATTCCAACTTCGTGGTCAGTCGTTTCTGGACCTTCATTCATTGTATTCTTATGCTTCAACAATTCTGTCATTTTGTTGAATACTTGCTCTCCACCATCTTCGCCTAAACGATATGCTCCACCCAACTTCTCATATATTTTAATTTTATGAGACATTGGTAATGATTTTTCTGCAAGCTTTTTCCAAATTTTAGGATGAGTTACTTCAAACTTCATATTATGCTTTATTTACCATTTAATATATGATATAAATATAAGAAAAAATATTCATGTCCCATTTTATTGAAATGTTTATCGGAATTATTTACCCAAAATGATGGATTTTTTTCAATAAGTGATTCCATTATACTGAATTCATCATTATATTTAATAAAATTATTTTTAAATTTATTATATAAATGTTGTTCAAATTGAAATATACTAAACTGATTCGTTTTGTCTTTATTGTAATTATCTATACACCATATGTAAAATTGTATATTTTTTGTTTTCAAATATTCACATATGAATTCTATTTTTATAAAATCTTGTGCAATATATTCATCTAAATTCAATGCTTTATATTTAAAAAAATCCATTTCTATTTTTGAAAATCTAGTATCATATCCCAATGCAACTGTGGTATTTTTGAAAACATCTAATACTCTATTAAAAAATCCGATTTCAAATATAACAATATCATTCGATTTTATACAATCATACTCTTTAAAGAATTTATTAATTATTTCACCATTACTAGCGCCAATCAAAGAATGATTTATTAAATTAAATTTTAATTTGTTTGATAATAATACAGGCCAACTATCATCTATTAACACAGAATCATCCGTACTATAATTAGTTGACATTGAATCTCCAAAAATTATTAAATTATTTTCCATTTATAAAATAATTAATTTCATTTTGCCAGTTTGAATGGGCAATTTGCTTAAATTCTTCCTTTCTATCTTTAATTGATAAGAAACTTTTAATTGTTTCATTTGCTCTATTTTTATGATTCTCACCAACTATTAAATTTTCTAAAATAAATTGTCTAACAACTTCACCTCTTTGTTTCATTATAGAACTACAAGCCATTACATAAGTATCTTCCAATCCATAATGTCCAAATGATTCCGGTACACCAACTCTATTTAGTAAATCTTTTGATATCAATGTAAACCAACCACCTGCGAATTTGAATTCATTTATTTCAGTAACATTGATTTGTTCTAATTGTGGTAAACCTTCGTCATAGATATCACATTCTAAATGATAGTTTATTGGTTTATTTAAATAATTTTTATTAGTAACCACATCCCAAGTATTATCCCACTGCTTTACAAATTGTGGAGTTACTACAAACATATCAATACCTTCTGATTTTAACATTTGATATGCCGATGTTGCATAATATAATGTGGTATCTTTAAATACAATATCAGTATCTAACCAAATAAAGAAATCAGCATCTGGATTGTTTTGCAAACTATATCTTCTTTGAGAAACACATCCTAATATTTTAGATTCAGTTTCAATTCTTAATTCAAATTTACACCAATCTAAATATTTGTTACATAATTCACCACTTCTTTGCCATATATAATCTCTTGATAATGCTGATTTATTCCAATCGGTTAATTCATCCGATAAACACATAGTAATTTCTACTTTATATTCTATGGATTTATCTGTGAATGCCGAATTTCTTTTTAATTTTTCTAATGTTTGTGCCAAATCCTCAATCTCTTGTGGTAAAGCAAATATACTAATTATACCTTTCATTAATATCGTTATTTATATCTTTATCTCTATCATATTGATGTACTATTGTATAATCTCTTAAATCGTACTTTTCTAACGGATACGATGTGATTAAATTTGGATTAGTTAGCGTTCCAACTTGCAATGTCCATTTTGTTTCTAAACCTTCTATTTGAATTTTATCTTTAACTAAACTATTATGTATGATGAAGTTAAATGAACTTTGGTCAGTATAGTGTTGTGTGTTGCCAGCTTGAGAAACTAAATAGTTTAATAATAATAATTCTAACATAGAATCATATTTACCTGCCAATACACCAACATTACAACTTACTTCTTCCTTATATCTATCTAAAAATAATTCATTGTATCCTTCTAATATGTTTTTCACGCCCCATGGCTCATTTTTATATAAAACATTTTCTGATGATACTAAAATTTCTTTCTTTAAGTTTTTTTCCAAATATTCAGATGGATTTTTCTGAAATACTACATCTCTTACATCGGTTGTAATTACATAACGATATTGCTTATCCAATCCTTTTAGAGTTGCGTAAATATCAATCAATCGATTCATATGTGGGTGTCCGTTTAACTGACCTTCCAATATTATCCAATTGTGATTAATCAAATAATTAATTGTTTCGGTTGAAATGTTGTAACAAATCATTATCTTATCACCATCGAATCCACATTTATCTATGGATTCTACATACAATTTGATTTTATCTTCTGTATAGTTTGCTATTGCTGATATAATTACATCTTTCATTTTCCGTATTTTTTCCAATCGTTGTGTTTAAATAAACCTTCACCATGTGCTACTCCATAATTTTGTTGTGCCCACCATTTACTGATATTTCCTTCTAATCCAATACCTTCGCCTGCAAATGGTTTAACTATATCTAAATAAAATTGTTTTCTATATAAACAGGGATTGTTTGTCCAATTACCATATCTAGAACTTGCTAAAAAATATTCACCAAATTTTTCTATTTGCTCTGGGAAAGATTCTTTAGGATTACACCAATGAACAGAATCCAAAAGATGTGGCGATGTACATTCTATTTCATCATCGTAATATTCTAATTCTCTACCTTGATACTTAAATGAAAAATGAGGATGACCTGGTTCTCTCCTATGTCTATATCTAACTACATCTACACTACCATTCAATAATTCTATGCCCGATTGTAATCGTTCATAGGTGGTTTCTTTATCTTCAATTAGATTCCAATCATGCTCTAATACCAATACATAATCAGATTGTGCATTTTCGGTTAATCGAATGAATCCTTGCCCAATGCCTATATTTTTAGATTCTCCAATAAAATCTAAATTAAAGTGCTTTGCTATCTCATAATCTTGGTGTGAGAATTCCTGAAATAGAATTGTAGTATCATTGACCATATCAAACAACCCATTGTTGTGATATGTTTCTAATGTATCTACCAATACCTGTCCACTATTCCATGCAAGTATTCCAATACTAATTGGTAGTTTCATCTTTTATAATTTGAATTAATTTGTTTATATCTTCGGATGCATAGTAAGTTGTATCATTTCTATGAATCCCATCGAAAAATCTATTGTATTCGCTTCTATTAATTGCATACCATAGTTTTTCAAAATCATTGTACCAAAAAAGCCAATCGTAAAGTGCGTCCATTTTGTTATTTTTTAAAGTTATTAAATACTTCTATCAATCCATCCACTCGTTGCTTTTGTGTATGATTTGCCACAACTTTTAACATACCATTATATGCAATTCTTTCTCTCTCGTTTTCGTTTTCATTGTAATAGTTCATTTTTTCTATACAATCAAACATATCATCATAATAAACTATATCTTCACCATCTATAAACAAATCTCTTAACCCCGTCTCCGGTGGTAGATTATCTGTTAAAACCATTTTACCACAAGCCATTCCTTCGAAAATTCTACGAGTGATTTCTTTCCATCTACTATTCTGAACTACCATCAATCCACTATTTAAAAATTCAGTATGCTCTTTTGCGTTCATACCATTTTGATTACCAACAGCTCCTTCTGCCCAATTTGTAAGATAATCTAAAAATTCAGAACCACCTCTGCCTCTACTCGTAACTGCTACATACTTTGCTTCTAAATTCATTGGAAACTGAACTGCTGTGTCTGCCCAATGCGGTATCCAATCACAATTGATTCCCATACTCTTATACTTTTCGGCAGATTGCTTATCGGGTGTTATTGTATAATGAAATCTATTTGCTTTTGGAGAATTCCTATGAAAGTTTTGTGGGTCATCTCCACTTTCTTGTATCCAAAATGAATTTGGTTTATGTGCTTTATCTAACAATGGTGAATCAAATCTACCCCAATCCATAAAAATTATAATATCAGGCTCTTCGTTTGATTCTATAAATTTTTTCAATTCAGAATCGCCATTTGCTATTGATACAATATTAACATCCCACTCTCTCACAATAAATTCATTAACCAAAGACATTGGCGTTGACCAACTTTCGTTTGGTTTATAATCATATATAAAGGTTACTTTCATATTATATAATCTTCTTTTTTAAATTCAATTTCATATAAGTTTTTTTGAGAAACGTTATATGCGGAATATGGTTTCCAATTATCTCCCGATGAAATAAGCTTTTCAGCGTTAAATCTATTTTTCTTTTTGAAATTATTATACTTTATGGTTTTTATGTAATCAGCTTTTGACCACCAAAAATTGCCTGAATATATAATTCCAAATCCACTCACATTTTGATAAAATACACCATATGTATTATAATCGGTTTTATCAAAAATATCAAAAACATTTTCAACTCGTTCTATGTTATAGAAATTCATAACATTTCTCCAAGTCTTTATGTTATTTATTTTGGAATCATCTTTTTTAGATGCTCCTTTAGTGTGAAGATACAAAATATAATCAGAATTTCCAAATTTATTGATATCTTTTTCAATTAAATCCAATGTAACAAATTCGTTATCATTTGCTCTAATATCTCTAATACGATAATTTGGTTTATCAAATGTATAAAATCTATCAATTATATTTGATGTTGATGTATTATCATTAGCAATAGAAATCCCCACATTTAAAATGTAGGGAAATTTGAAGTTATCTTCTATTAATTTTATTTGTTCATCTATGATATCTTCAACACCTTCTATGGAATATATGTGATAATATATGTGAATCATTATAATGTATCGTAATAGTTATTTTGCTTTTCTTGTCTTTCAATTCCTTTTGGATGTTTGATACAATAAATTTCATCCATTGGAAAATTTGTATATGATTGGAATCCACTAATTCTTTCGTGAACTTTACCACTCCAACCAATCTTATCTGAATTTTTGTAAATACGAGTCTGAACATCTGGGAAGTTTATCCAACCTCTTTCATTAACCTTCCATCCCCATTTTTGAATATGTGCTTCGGTTAATCCTTCAACTGTATTAATACGAGGAACTAATATAAGGTCTTTATCAGTATTAGCTTCTAAAAGAGCTTCCATATTTACAATTAAATCCGGCATAAGATATTCATCGGCATCTAATTGAAAAATCCATTCACCTTTACATTGTGAGTTTAACAGGTTTTTCCATTGTGCAAAATCATTATCGAATTCCGATTCAATCAATGTAATGTGGTCTGCATTAGCTTGAAGTTCTAAATACTCTATCAATTCGGTAGGAGCTTTTGGAGTATCCAATAAAACTACGATTTCTGAATTTTCTTCTTTGTAGTTTAATAATTGATTTACCAATCGAATCGTTTCTTCGACTTCATTACAAGCCGTTATTGCGTAGCTTAATTTCATCTATATAACTTTTTAATTTATCAGTTGGTTGCCATCCTAATCTTTCGATGGCATCGTTATTAATTCTTAATGTTTCTCTATAATTGCCCTTCACATCATCTACATATTGTATAGGATGTGGTGCAAACATTCCCGCAACTTCATTTAGGGAATAATTTTTGCCAGTTCCTAATTCCCACGCATCTTCATGCTTTTCATCGCTTTCAGCTATTCTGATTAATCCATCTACAATATCATCTATGTGAGTAAAATCTCTTCTTTGTTTACCATCTCCGTGAATTTTGATAGGAGTACCATTTTTTACAGCTGCTCTCCACAATCCAATTACAGCGGCCATATGCGAATCAACCAATTCTCCTTCACCATATACATTGTAAAATCTAACTATCTCCGCATTTAATCCATAAACATTTTTATACATTTTTATCCATTCTTCACCCATATGTTTACTCATAGCGTATGGTGATAACATTGGATTATGATGACGAGATGATGAACCGGCGTAAATCAATTTACAATTGTTTTTATAAGCGTATTCAACCACCTGTCTAGTACCATTTACATTAACTGAATATGTTAATTCAGGTCTTTTGAAAGATGGTTGTATTCTACTTAATGCTGCTAAATGGAATATGTAATCATAATCTTTATTTTTAATATTATCTATTCCTCTAACATCTCCACCCAAAAAATTAACAAATGGGTGAACTTTAGCTTCTTTACCAATGAATAGGTTATCTATAACATCGATATCATAATTTTTTTTAAGTAATGCTTTAGATAGTGCATATCCTACGAATCCTGCTCCACCTGTAACTAATACTCTCTTCATTAATCTTCGTTATGATGTTTTACAATTTCATCCTCACCGCCGGTTGTATATGGTGGTCTATATGTGCTATTTGTATAGTGCCAACTACCACTCATTACATTTGCATATGATGTTGTGCTTGAATCAAATAACAAAGACTTTCCGCTAGTTCCAACTGCTGAACCACTACCACAAGTTATTTTGTATGGATTATCCATTGGGTTAGGATAATGAGGCCATTGCCAATTTGGAGTTGTATTAGGGATTCCTATGCCTGGTCCAATTGGTGTACCAATTAAATCATTTACTTCTGCCAATTTATCTTTTAGTGCATCCCATTGTTTTGGTGTGGGTGCGTATTCGTGGCAGGCTTCTACAAAACCTTTAAGCCATATAACATATTCTTTTGAAGTCATAATTATTTTTGTTTAGGAGTTATTTGAGTTTCATCCATCTCCAATGCTATTATTCTACCAAATCCACTTAATTTATAAGTTCTATAAGCATCGTTTTTTATAATAGGTACTGATGAAACTACTTTTGAATAAAAATTCTTTGCTCCACCTTTTAATTCAATAGAGCCATCATCTTCATTTGTAAATTTTCCAAAAAATCTCTTAATCAATTGGGGATGTATCGTTGAAACTTTTATAGCATGAACTATATCTTTTGCTCTCGATACAAACAATGTATAAATTATAGGAGAATTATTCATTGGATAATTTCCTTTAGTTCCATCCACATATTCATATTCTCTTATCAAATAAAATCTACCCCTTTGCATTTTAGCCGGGGTAGATATTTTTGATTCATCTATAAATCTACGATATAGTGGATTATAGTTACTCATTATTTATTTAACATTTTCAATTTAGGTAACTGAAGTTGTTGAAACTTTGGTTGTATCTTATCATAAATACCATAATGATTTAAAATCACATCAAACGCTTTGGTCATTTTTTCTAAACTAAAGTTTTGTTTGTTTTGCTTTCCTAATTGAAATGCTTCTGCTTTGTATTTATCATAATTTTTATAAACATCTTTAATAGTTTGCAATGCTTTTGTAATGTTTACATTGAACCATTGTGATTCTTTTAATAAGAATTGGTCTGCTGCCGATTCGTGTACATTTTTCAATTCACCTTCCAACAATACTGCTCCACTCTTTAAGAAGTCCAAATGCCCACTCCAATTAGAAACAATTACAGGTTTACCTGTCAAACTGAATTCTAATAAAGGTCTACCAAAACCTTCACCTTTTGTAAAATTTAACATTGCTTTTACTTTCGGATGTTCGTATAATCCATTCATTTGTGATGGAGTTAAATCGCCATGTAATAAATAAACGGGCACCTTACCATAATCAGCTCCTAAACATTGTCTGATTCTCGATACCATTGCTTCTCTATCCAAAACACTAAATGCTGCTGATGATGTTTTTAAAATCAATGCTGGCTTTTTCTTTTCATCTTTGAAAGCCATTGCATATGTTTTAATCATACTTCCAATGTTCTTTCTATCTTCTCCCAAATTACCCTTTAACCAATGCCCTACAAATAAGAAAGCAAAATCTTCTTTAATTTCATCTAATTCTGAAATGTTAGCAACTACATCAGTTCCAAAATCATTTTCATCAAATCCTTCAAACAAAACCTCAACAGGTTTTTGAATACGATATTGGCGAACTATTTGTTTAGTATTATTATCTTGCTCATTATAAACAGTATCAACTAAAGTTTTTTTAGCGTGCTCCGATGGAACGATTAACAAATCCATTCTATTACATCCGTGAATCCAATCCAATGCACAATGTGTTGTTTCAATACCAGCCGTAATACCAATATTATAAAATCCTAAAGGTTGGAATTCGTTTGGAACTGTAATCTGAATGTAAATATCCGGCTTATCGGCTACATTTGGAATGATGCTATCAATAATCCATTTATGAAATTCATTATCATAATTCAGTGCATCCATTGGAGTAGAACCCCAACGAGTACTGATTACTTTAATATCGAATTTATCTAATTTATATAAGGAATGCAACAAATCTCTAGCGTGGTCGCCATACCCACTTCTCGTTGCTACTGGCGCTTGAAATACTAATGTTGGTTTCATATTGTAACTAATTGATATTTTTTACGTGGTTTCCAATTTTCTAATGCCGTTTCCATACCATCAACCAAAGATTGACACATATACTCTCTACTTAAATTTCCTTCTCCTAACATCCATTCTCTACCCTTTAATCCGGCTTTTTTTCTATCTTCTTTTGGAGTTTGATACCAATCCATAATCAATGGTGCTAAATCAATGAAATCAATTCTATCATCAAAAATATATGGTGTAGGAACTGAACCCGTTGTTGAACGAACTGGCCAAATTGGTTTAACCCAATCTCCCCATACTACACCCGCTTTTCTATGTCTATCGTGTAATGAACCAATCTCTACATAATCTTCTGCGGTTGCTAATTTGCCCGTAGCTATATCTCTAAAACCACATTGGTCTTGTAATCCACCCGTTACGTTTACGATAATCGGCGTTCCTGCCATTACTGATTCGGCAGTTGCTAATCCAAATCCTTCGTTGGATGCTACATTGATTGTAACATCAGCCATATTGTAAAGATAGTTTAATTGCTCTTCTGAATATTTGTTATCAGCGAAAATTACATTTGTATATTTTTCACAACAATCTTCTATCATTTTAGGTAAATCAGTACCATGCTCTTCAACCGGATTAGTGTGCATTAATAAACATACTTTATCTCTTTTCTCCGGTGCCAAATTTTTAACAAACTCATTGAATGCTAAAATCACATCCATTGGTTGCTTTCTTCTGATATTACGATTTGACCAATATAGAACAAATTCATAATCCTTTTTACCAAAAATAGATTCTTTGAAATCGGTAGGAACATCTACGGGTTTGTATAATTCACCATTAATACCATGCGGTACATAGCTTACTTGCCAATCTTTAGCAGAGTTCCAATGCTTTTCGGCTTGAGAGCCATACACTCTTTTAGTGATTCCGTAAGTTTGCTTTGAAATACATCCAATCCAATCACAGCTTTCGTAGTAGTTTCTATTATATTTTGGGTCTGGCAAATCATCCCAAATGTGATAAAAGAATAAAGGAACTGATTGACGAATCTCATGCTCAATCTCATATAACCAAATCCAATATCTTGGGTCAGTAAAGTGTAAGATTGCATCTGGCTTTTCTAACATCAATAATTGTCTAATGATATCAGCGTTACCATATCCATCGGTTGGATAAATTTTAACATTGGCATCTGCTACGCCTGTTTGTTCTCTAACACTTTGATTTAAATCAAAGATTTTGCCTCTATCCGGATGTTTGATTGCTGCTCCCAATTGTACCCAATCGTATTTATCCACTGTACCTAATACCAATTGTTTAGATACGTTGGCAATACCACTAGTCATACGAAGGTCATCCGAAAGTAATAGGATTTTCTTTTTTGCCATAACTTTTTGTTGTTCTTAAAATTGTGAACCACTTACTTGTAACGTAGTGTATTCGTTTAATTGTTTTCTAAATTGTTCGTTTTTAGTGTAAAGGTCTAAAGTTCTATTAACAAGTCTTTGAAAGTTCAATCCACCCTGAATTGTAGATATTTTGAAATCCTCATCATATAACTTTTTTATAACCTTAACCGTAGTTAATTTTAAATCTGCCATAGTTAATTATATTTGTATATACATATATATACAAAAAATTATTTTCCATCACAATGTGTTCCAAAAAATTCACACCATTTGCATAAAGTGGATGGTTTCTTATAATACTCAATATCGGTTTTATAATTTCCATTCTCATCAAATACTTCATTTACAAATGATAAAAACCCATTCCATGCTTTATTAACGGATGGTTTACCATTGGCAGGTATATGCTTACTAATGCGAGGAATTACAAAATCTGCGTTTTCGGAAACTTTTCTTTTTAAAATAATAAATTCTACCTCAATCATATCTTCCGATATGTTTAACATTTGTGCGTAGAATTTTTTGTATAAAAGAATTTGTGCATTTTTAACCGGGTCGGATTTCTGATATTTACTCCAACCTTTAGTTGATGTTTTGAAATCTATAATACGATATCTACCCGTTTTTTTATTTCTAACGATGAAGTCAATAAATCCTAAAAAGTTTACATTATCGGTAATCTTTGTATTGATTGGTTGTTCGATTGCAACCAACTCATCATCTTTAAGAGAAAAGAAATTGTTAAAATTCTTTGGCTTTTGAAAGTAATCTAATATCGTATTACCATCTTCCAAAAATTCTACCATCTCTTCTTTTGTAGAAATATGTTTTTGATGTTGTTCGAATTCTTTTAGATAAATGTCCTTCATTTTGTTTTTCAACATATCTTTCAAATCCATTAGCTTATCAGCTTGTGATTTTGAAATGCGAAGGCATTTATCTAAATATTCTTGTAAGGTTTCATGCATTGCAGTTCCGAAAACTGAATGTATGTTTGAAGATGATTCTCTTAAATCATCTATATAAGATAGTTTATATTGTTGTGGGCAACTGCTCCACATACTATATTGTGAAAATGATACTCTAGCCATATAACAAATATACTCAATTTATTCGTATTTTCCAAATTATATCAATGGTTTTTTACGAGTATCTTCGTTAATAATATCATCTATAAATGATAGTTTTTCTGGTAAAATAGTATCGTTAAATATTAATCCGTGAACAGTATGTGCTATTAAATATTTTCTAGCGTTTTCTTTATCCCAATTTGTAACTTTAGCATTTTTTAAGTAATTTATATACTTTTCCAATTGCTCTTTTAGTTTATCGGATTTAATTTTTTTAATATTTTTTTCATACAATGAAATTATATTATATCTGTGTTCATCAAAATTTACAGGATTATACCACCAAGGAAAATGTACAAAATGAAAATTAATTAATTCATGCGATTCTTTTAATTCTTTAATAAAATCAAAAAAATCATAAACATTTAATAATGAGCAAGTATATTGAAAATCGTATGTAATGTTTTTATATTGTGTAATAGCCCATTTTAATGCCATCATATTCTTTTTAAATATTTTGGTATCAAATCCGGTTCTAACATATTCACCAAGCTCTCCCAACCCATCCAATGAAATAGAAAAATGTACTTTTCTGAAATCCTTCAGATATTCAAATATTGTTTTTCCTTTGTATTTTAAAATACTAAAGTTGGTATTATACATCAAAGTTACATTCTTTTTATTTTGAATGGATTCCAATAATTCAAAATGTTCTTCTAAAACAAATGGTTCACCTCCTGCAAAATACAAAACTTCTATATTTTGCATAGCATCTTCATTTAATTTAAAATTAATTTTATTTAAAGATTCTATTTTTTCTTCTCCAAAAGCAAGAACTCCCATATTATTTTTATAGAAATCTTCCTTCTCTTCTTGCCATTTTGTTGAATATGAATCATTACAACTTCTACATTTAAAATTACATATATTAGAAGGTCTTAAATCCAATGAAACATAATCAGGCTTAACTTCTCCATCAAAATTTTGAAAATCTAAATTATCTTGTATTCTTTTAAGATGTTGCTTATGATGTTCGTTCCACTTTTGTCTTGATGATGTTACATTTTGGCTTTCTAAAGAATAACAGGCATTACAATATTCATTGTGAATACCTTTAATCATATCAACTCTTAATTTTTTGTATTCTTCCGAATTAAACGCTTCATCAATTGTAGTATTTTTTAGATTAATATCTGTAAATGGTTTTTGTGAATCGCAACATGCTTTGGCTGTTCCGTTCATATACCCATTGAAGTGTATAAATGGTAATATACAAAATTTGTTATTCATTTATATTTTTAATTTTAACTTTGTAATTTGCTTTTTATCAGTACCATACTTTTCGCAGATATATTTAATATTTTCTCTACCCTCTCTGGTAGCATAAAGTATTTCGATATATTCAATTGCTTGAGTTTCGGGTACTGAAAATTCTCTTTTGATTAATTCAACCAAAAATTCTTCATACTTCTCTTCGCCTTTCCCTTTAATGTATTTCAGATATTGCTTTCCCTTTGGGATTACGCTGATATACAACTTATACATTTCCTTTGGTTGTAGTGTTTGAGTCAAAGGAAGTAAAGTTGCAATCAGTTCTACCCATTCTGGCTTCATTGAAAGAAATCTATTAATCATAAAATTACTCCACGATTTTAAATCCTCTTCCGAAAGTTTATCAAAATACTTTGGGTCTTGCTCCGAAGTTATTGCATTAAGATGGTCGAATAACTTTTTAGCTGCCATTATTTTACGATTTTAGATTCTTGTAATTCCGGTGGTAATAAGTCTTGCAATGGTTTACCACAATTTGTACAAAGGAAAATATCGATTGGTATTACAGTATCTTTATCTCCACCCGTAACCAACCTCGATGCTTTTCTAACTCTCAATGCCGGCATAAAGATAACGTTGCCGCATTCACATGCTACATCTCTCGTATCTTTTAAATCAATATAAGGTTGTTGATTCATCATTATTTAATAATGTTTAAAATTTGAATAATTGTACTCATAAATACGATTTCTTTATCTACTACCAATGCATCTTTTGATAATCCATCAGCGATAGTTAAAATTACATTAGCGGTATTACCACTAGCATAATCATCTACTTTATCGTATAACATCGAATACATTTCTGAATAATCATTTAAGTGATTATCTGCAACCGACTGTCTGATAGTCATAAATAAATTACGTTTATCATCGGATGATTTTAATAAATCAATTAATTTAGTTTGGAAATTTGATTCAACCATAACTTTATGGTCTACTTTCAATTCACCCTTAGCCGATTGTAATTGGCAAGTGTTTAAGATTCTACGAATATCAGGATAATATGAATTGATGATATCAGCCATATTCTTTGGCTCGTATTTAATCTTTTCAGTATCCAAAATTTTAGCAACCTGTACAGCTACATCCTTTTTAGTTGGTGGCGTAATTGCGAATGATTGACATCTACTCTGAATTGGGTCAATAATCTTCTCAATGTAGTTACAAGTCAAAATGAATCTACAATGTTTTGAAAAAGTTTCCATTAAGTTACGCAAGATTGCCTGTGCGTTTGGGGTCATATAATCAAACTCATCCAAAATAATTACTTTGAATCCTGCAAATCCTACTGATGATGCGAAGTTCTTTACTTTTGTTCTAACAGTATCCACATTGTTTTCATCCGATGCGTTAATAATCATACTATCGCATTTGATACTATTTACAATTAACTTTGCTAATGTGGTTTTACCTGTACCCGCTTTACCATAAAACAACAAATGTGGAATATCGTTTGTATCCAAATATTGTTGAATGGTTTCTTTTACTTGCTCATTACCTACATAATCGGCAAGTGTTTGTGGGCGGTATTTCTCCACCCACAAACTATGTTCTCTTTTATTAATATCGTTTGCGAAAAAACTCATATTTTATTTTATTTACCAGATGAACCAAATCCGCCCTCACCTCTTTCCGAATCAGATAATTCATCAACTATCTTAACTTGTACTACCGGCGTTGGCACTATTACTATTTGACAAACTCTATCTCCTACATTATAAGCGATTGAATCCAATCCATTTAACTTATTAAAGGTTGCTTGAAGTTCTCCTCTATAACCTGAATCAATTACTCCTACTGAATTACTTAACATCAATTCAGTATTTCTAATGGATGAACGAGGAAATACCAATCCAACAAATCCTTCCGGTATCTCCATTGCAATACCTAATCCATATGTTATCTGAAATGTAGTATTTTCTTTAATATTTGTTGCTACTAAATCCATTCCAGCATCACCCTTTTTAGCATATTTGGGTTTAACCGAATCCGGATGTAATAATTTAATTTTTAGCTGCATTTTCTTTTTCTTTTGCTCTTTCTAATTTAGATTCTTCACTAATTGGTCTTGGGAAGATTTTAAAAGTCATTCCGTTTTGTTGGAAATTTAAACCTTCATTTTCTTTTGGTTGAATTTGTAAAACCAATGGAGCAGGTTCTGCACCTTCTTCTTGCCAAGCAAATGCAATTGGTTCGTTATTGAAAAACTGAAAACACCATTCCGCATCTTCAATTGTTTTTGGTTCAGCTATTTCAACGCTACCTTGTGGTTGTAATGCTTCATTTTCTGCGGTTAATTCTAATTCTTGTGCCATTTTATTAATTTTGGATTTCTACTAAATAATATTTACAAACGAATTCATCAATTTGGAACTCAACGTGTGCCAATCCATCAGATGATACTTTAAGTTTAGCTGCGGTTGCTTCTTTATTAGCCGTTAAGATTTCTTTTAAATACTTAGCGGAGAATGAAATTGGTTTAACCTCACCAGCGTAACCTTTTTCACAAGTGAATGTTACTCTATTTGTAGAAATTGATGAATAACCAATTGCCATTTTTAAATCACCACCTTCAGTAAACACAGTGAAAGTATCGATATCAGATAATGCACCTTTTGCTTTGATAAACTTATCAATCATATTAGATGCCATTTCGATTGAAATACCAAATTCCGGCATTTGCTTCAAATCGGGTACCGCAGGAATTACGCCTAAATCAGCCAATTGATAAGAAGTTTCAGTTTCATCTGAAGATAATTTTAATACAGTTGCTTTTTCTCCTACTGTATCTACATTAAGATTGATATCACTATCCAAAATACCAATAAGGTTTTTCAATAATGATGTGGTATAAATACCAATGTTGAATGGTTTTGATGTAAAACCATTAAAATCCACTTCACCAAGCATAGTTTTATCATCAGAAATAAAACGAACTGAAAGTTTGTTTCCTTCAGCGTTCCAAGCTACTGATTCAATAACACCACCCAATGAATACTTTTGAATGAATCGAGTTAAATTGTTCTTGTTCATAATTTACTTTTTTTATTTTATTTTTATTGTTACAAATATACGACTAATTTTTGAATATTCCAAGCTTTTTTATATGATTATATAATTTTTCTGCATAATTTTTATTTTCTTCCGATGTAGCATATTTCGTATCATCTTCAAAATATGGATAATCACCATCAAATCTATTATCATCTACATAATCAGTTTGCAAAAATACTCCATTCCATGTAAAAGGTATTTCTTTTGATTTAAGATAATAAGTTATCAATAAATGATTTTTATACCAATTCATAAAATCATCTTCTGAATTAGAAATATGTTTTATAGCATCAAACTCCCTTATACCATCTGGGTGTTCTTTGTAGTAACCCCACGGATTTGGTGCATATGGTTCAATACCACCATCTGCTTTATAAAATTCTCTATGAGTTGGATATGTGTACATTATATTAACAAAGTTTGGATTAACTTTATCCACAAATGTTAATATCGTTCTTACTATATAATCATTACTTCTACCACTATATCCAAAATTTAAATCAACTCCATTTGGTATCAGTTTTGAAAGATAGTATGGATATGTTTCATTATCATTTACTCCAATTCCTTCTGTATAAGAACTACCAACACTCATAATTTTGTATCCTTCTTTCAAAATAGAATTTCCTCTAAAGCCAATTTCATTATAAGTGTAATCATTTTTATTTGTATGGTCGGAGCCAGAGCCTTGAAATCTTCTTCCAACTCTCTCTTTTAACTTCCATCTAAATGATGTAACATCAAATGAAATTGGTTTCCAAAATTTTAAACTATTCATATCTAATAAATCCGTTTTTTTCAAAAACATTATGAGCTGATGTGTGCCAGTCTTCGCAAATACATGTAATTTTTTTAAATGATTTTGGTAATAATTTTATAGTATTATTTACAAACCATATTGGTGAGTATGATGGTCTTTCATAACAATTCGTAACATATAAATTATAAAGATAAAATTCATCATTTTCTTTTGGCTCATAAAATACATATCCAATTGCTTTATGCCCATAATACAATATAAATAAATGATGTCCTTTACTTACTCTCATTTGTACATCATCAAAATTAAACATACCATCCCAACTATATTCTTCGTTGAAGAAATAAATTAATTTTTTTACATCATCTGATAATAAATCCAATTTATGTCTATTTGAAATGTGTATGACACTCAAATCTTCATTTTCATTATAATTCCATTTATTTAATTCAAATTTAATCATATTAAAAACTAAAAAACTTTTTAGCGGTTTGAGCTTCAGCAGATGCTTTTTCCCATTTCAATGCGTTATAAAAATCATTAACTTTGTTTTCCAACTCTGCTTTATAAATCATATCTCTATCCACATATTGCTCTACGAAATCCATAATTTCTTGTGGGTCATTGTAATCTTTGAATGCGACGGTATCCAATCCTAACGGATTTGTTTTAAGATATACCCACTTCACTTTATCACCATCTCTAATTGGTTCGTGCTTATATGGACAATTGAAAAACTTTAATAATCTATTATAAGATATACCAGCTTTAACGTGCGCCGGTGTTCCTTTTTCAAAATCAGCAATTGCTTGTCCTCCATCTTTTCTCCACGTTCCATTATCATATTTACTCAACTCCTTAATCGCTCCACCCTTTGCTATTTTATTTACTGGCAAAGTTACCATTTCTTTTTTGAAGTTAAGTAAAGATTCATCCATAAATGCATTATCTTTACCCATTAGAATATCTTTCAACATTTTAGCCATAAAGTCCTGAAATGCTTTCGGAAACGATGAACGAACCACATCCAATCCTTTTACATCCAACTTATCACAAGGTACACCATTCTTTAAAATCATCCATTGTGCATATCGTTTCTTTGCTACCCAAAATCCCGCTTTACTGATGTACTCTTTCTTAATTTCAAATCTATGTTTTTCCTTTGGAATAAAAAAGAATCTTTCAGCCAACATATCATAGAATGAGTTTAAGAATGTTTGAGTTTCTTCGGCAATTGTGTTTACCTCTTCAGCCATTCTATTTTGGTCGAATGTTTTGTATTCGGGATAACGATGCTTCACCAATGGTTCTGCCATCATATAAATGGAATCAGTATCGATGTACACATTATAATCTTCTTTAGTTCCGAGTTCTTTCCAATATTTGATGTTTGCCATTTCTGCTGTTTTCTTAATAACAGTTTGGCCCGTAATCGTAACTGCCTCTGCATTATCAATATCGTAAAACCGAAAGGCAGGAAGACCAAGCACACCATACATAGAGTTAAGAAGAATCTTCTGAACCAACTGCCTTTTCGCATAAAATTCATATTTTTCCGTATCACCCTCCGTACCATATTTCTTTTCTAATTTTCTAAATTCAACACGTTTTTGAAACCAATCATTTAAAATATCCGCAATAAGACCAGGTGAATCCTGTGAGTATAAAACTCCGTTAGCTGCTACTCCTAAATTACTATCTTTAATAACTTCTTTTAGTTCCTGTGTTGTATATTCATACTCATCACCATCCTTACCAATAACTTTATAGGTTGTATCCAATCCTTTAATATTAGCTTCCGCATCCCAATTTTGAATCTTACCAATTTTTGTTTCGGGACTGATGTTTAGAGTCATAATGATTGATGGATATAGAGATGTTAAGTCCAAATCATAAATCCAATCGTACTTACCAACAATAGGTTCTTTCACATAAGCTCCAATAAACTTCTCTTCGTTGTTATCACGGAGTGCCTGCATCCTTTCTTTTCTATCCTTTGGTTTATTAGTTGCTACTAATCCTTTCTTTTTCAGATATCCCAAACATGCCCCCTCTAACCATTTAGAGGAGAATATGTAATCTTCGTATGGAACAAATCCGGCATGGCAAACGGCTCTACATAATTCAATGAATTGTAATTTGTTATCCATTGCTACAACCAACTCCACGTCAACAATGTTATACTCAATAAACTTCTCTAAATCATTTACAAATAAATCATCTAAACTTCCTTCATACTCAACCTTACCTCTACCTAATTCTTTGGTAGCAATGTAATTCAATGTATAAGATGCTTCCAATGTATATGTGTATGTTTTATATAGATTGATGTAATCTAACACACTCACTCCACCAAAACTGAACTTCTCTCTATATGGTGACCAGAATGCCTCACCAATGCGAGATAATCTTTTAGCATGTCCTTCCCCACATACGTTTTTAATACGATTGTAGAGATATGGAATATCAAAGAAATCGATGTTCCAACCTGTTAAGATTGTTGGGTCAATTTGCTGATAATAGTTTAAGAATGATAATAAAAGATTTCTTTCATTATCAAAAATGTGAACTTTTACCTCTCTACCATCTTTACTAAATTGCTTTGCATTATCTTTGACTTTACGTTCTTTATCTAATACAAACACTTCATATTCTTTTGTGATAGAATCGTGTGCAGCAATAGCTGTGATTTCGTTTTGTGCTTCCTTTGTATTTGGTAGACCAGATATCATTTCTACCTCAATATCAAATGTTAATACAGTATGACCTTTTGATGGTAAATCATTATCGTAAATGTCTACCAATACTCTCGTTGTTTCTGGCACATCGGATTCAAATAAATCTTCAGCTTCATCTTTTTCCCACTTTGAAATACGGGTTAATTTATCACCATACATTGAACGATGTTGTCCGTATGGGTCTTTTTTATAAGCGTATTTACGATATGGAAATGTTTGATAACCATTTGTATCATCCCATAAATGTATTAAATTCTTTGCTCTCTCGTAATAGATGTTTTGATACATTAATATCTTAATTTTTCGTTTAAAACTTTAATCATTTTACTATCATTTAATGATAGTTCCTTTGCTCTTTCAATTGCTTTGTTTGATATATCTAAACGATGGGTTTCGTTATCTAATATTCTATCAAGCATATCAAACAAATCCTTTTTATATTTAAAGAATAATCCATTTGGGTCTATCTCTTTATAACAATCTGATTCCTGAAATATCATCGGTGTTCCATTCATCATACAATCCGTTGCTGCCACACTCCATCCATAATTGGTTTGCCTCATCTGAACTCCAACCATACATTCTTGTAATCTTTTGTAATAGTCGTGTTTGGCAACTTTTGTATTATCAATCCAACTAAATTCTGGCTTACCATCCAATTGTGGCACCCATACTTTAAAATCTTGCCTACGTTCCCTATACTCTTCCATCAATTTAATAAATGATGGATATCCTTTATAAGCGGCTGCTCTATGATTGAATACAATAACTTTTTCCTTTGATTGAGGCGATTCGATTATTTTGGAATTATCTACTCCTAAATTCCATACTACTAATATACTATTTAATTTTTGAATAAACAAATCATTAAACCACAATTTTGCTTCTTCCAAAACTCTATCTTTTTGTTCTTGTGTATTTAAAAAGCAAGTTTCCATTTGAGATACACCTAAAAGTTCTATCGGCATCCATCTCCATTTGTTTTTTCTATCTTCGGCATTACAAGTTTTCATTTCCCACCAATGACAATATCCTATAATTTTGGTATTAAAATCATTTTTATATCTACCAACTTGTGGCCAATCCGGCAAATGTGAATATATTACATCATAATCAATAGTTTCCAATAACCTATTCATATCAGGCGGATATGTTCTCATTTTAATCATATCACCTGAAAATGGTAGTATATGTTGTTTTACATTAATAAGATTCAATTTCTTAACCGCTTGTGGTAAAATGATATTCCAATAAAAATCACCATGCGATTCCAATGCTTTTATATGGTTGTAAATAACATCAACAAATGAATCTTTTTCAATATTAGAAGAATTGGTAATATTTGGTATTACCAATACTTTGCGAGAATTACTATAATCTATACTATCCCAAAAATTCATATTATCTTCCTACTTCTTTTAAATAATGTTCTTTCATTTGTTCCCAAGTCATTCCAATTGCATCTATATAAAATAGAACCTCTGGTTTGATTTTACCTTCATCAAACAATTTTTCATATCGTTTGATTGCTTTATTTTTCCACCATTTAATAGTGTATTCGTTTCCTTCTTTGAATTTATCTTTCAACACTAAATCCTTCTCTTCAATTTTTGAACAAAGGAATTCATTACCATTTTCATACATTTGTGCAAAATATACACCTCTTTGGAATCCGTGGTCATATTCATTTCCTTTAATTCCTAATTCTTTGAATATTGCCTGAATAATCTTTTGTTTGATTCCACTTACAGGTCCATTCTTTTCGTAACCCATATTAGCACCATTTCTTTCTCTCTCATCCATAATGTTTTTCTTATACCATTCTGAACGATTTTCTTTTAACCATTGATGCCACGGGTCATAAACTTTATCATCGGGTTTTGTTGAAATCTTACCTTTGGATTCACCCAATGTTTTGAAATGTGGAATACCATTATATTGTGAATGGATACCATACAAAGATGTTGTTCCCACTCCAACCAATGGATTGTTGTATTTCTTTTGCCAATAATCTCTAACTTCGGGTGAAGTTGCTAATGCTGCGATTAACTTACCACCTAAAAAATTATATCCAAATGGTTGTGTTGATACAATGGTAGTTGCAATTGTAGTGCAATTTAATTTACCCTTTTCAAACTTATCTTCTTTACTCCAACCAATATACTCATCTCTAACACCCAATGAAGTAATATCAGAACCCAAACAAATTTGCCCTAATATTTTTCCGCTTGTTCTATCCTTTACATAACATTTTACATTACGACCTGGATTAGCCTGAAACTCCATTGTGTGAATCAATCTACGAATTTCAGTCCATCGAGTTGATTCTTTTGGGTCATCTTCTACAATTTCTACATAGGGATTGATTGATTCGATTTCCTTAATAGTTAGCTCTTTATTTGTAATATCAGTCGGCTTCCATAACGAATCATAGTGTTGTTGAAGAACCGGCAATCGTTTCATATTAGAAACCAAATCATCGTTCCACTCCATCCATTTTTTGTAGAGAGTTTGCTCTTCTACTGACATAGTTTTAAGATAGTCCATATTTTCAATGAACTTCTTTTTCATAACCTCATAATCAAATGTGGCCGTGTTTGTTTCTTCTCCGGTATCCCAAAATTTCATATTCAGATTTTATTATTGTGTTTTACAAATATACGAAAAATAATTGATATTACCAAAATTTGGTATCTATTTCCGTTTCTGGTGCAATTGTTTCCCAATGCTGAATATCCTTATTATATGCACGAGCATCTTTAGGATAAGGTCTAATCTCATGTTTCAATGATTTAAGAATTGTTTTTCTTTCTTTCTTATCTTCAGCTATAATTTGTAAGTATCTATGCTTTGGTGGTTCTTCTCTTCTCCAAAATTCTTTGTAACCTTGCTTACCAATTTCTCTACGAAGATGCTCCAAATTACCACTACCCCATTTTGTAAACACAGTCCTACTATGAATCCATTTGTATGGGTTATTTGATAATGAAATGCCATAGTTTGGCATTAGGGCGATATCGGTATTTAGCCCCTGATAAATCCAATTAGTTGCTTGGTAAATACCACCCAAATGTTCTTGCCCATTATCGGCGTAAGAAATAAGTGCTTTAATTGCTTTATCATTTTCTCTGAACCATTTGAATGATTGTCCCATAGCAAAAGATTCAATGTTAGAACCATAACCATCATCACAATAAAGACGTGTTAATTCCAATACATTATCTTTTGTAAGTAATTCCGAAATAGAAGTTGCTGCTCTAGCTCCAACGGGAAACCCGTAAACCAAACATCCAATCAATTTGGTATCTTCGCCCAACGCATTGGTTTCATCCATTTTATAGAATATTCCTAATGCGTATCTACACGCAGTCCAAGCGTGAGTATAGTGTTTCTTTACGATAATATCTTTTGCTACATCTTTACCAATTGGTGCTATAAATACTTTTGATGTATCACAATATTGTTTGCCTTCTACTTTCATAACCTTAATTTATTGGTTCTAATTTATGTATTTCTTCAATGAATTCCTCATTTGCTTTTGGATATGGCAAAGATGGATATTTTAGATTTTTTAATAATTGTTTTCTTTCTTTTCCATTAACCAAAATGTAAACGTAACGATGTTTTCTCGGTTCTTTTTTAATCCAAAATGGCGATGTAACCATTGTCTGAATTATCTTCGGGTCATTCGTTCCGTATTTCACATATGAAGTTCTGCTATGATGCCACTCATCAATCTCACTCCACTTAAAACTCCAACTATCATTTGGTCGGATTCGGTTACCCTGATAAATCCAATTGGTTGCTTGATATATAGTTCCTAAATGACCAGCCTTTGGGTCTGAATATGATACCAATGCTTTTATATGTGGTGCGTTTTCTCTTAACCATTGAAATGTTTTTCCAACAAACCAACTTTCAATATTACTACCATATCCATCAAACACAAATAAACGGGTTAGTTCTAACACTTCCGTTCTATCCAATGTTTCACATATAGATGCGCCGGAATGCCTACCAACCGGGTCACCATAACACGCTACACCAATAAGTTTTTCATTTACTCCTCCAAAGAATTTGTGTTCATCGTTTGAAACATAAAATAAACCAATAGCATAGGATACTTTTGTCCATATACCACTATAATGGTTATTTACAATAATATCCTTTGCTACGTTTTTATTTACCGACCTTACAACTAATTTTGATGTATCACAATATAACTTATTGAGTTCTTTCATAAGGCCACTTTATCATGTGTGTCCACGTTTGGTTTGTAACTATTTTTTTAATGTTAGCAGGAGATACCTTATAGTTTCTAGCAATAACATTGATATTTCTATGCCCTATACGATATAGTTCTCTAATTTCGGAAACCTGTTTTTCCGTTAATTTGTGCATTGGATGCGCTTCTCCTTTTAACATACGTCTAATATAACACTTTTTTTTGAGAATCACAAATTTTTTACTTTAAATTTTCATTTATTGCGTTTACATATGCCAATTTAGATTGTAAACCGGTGAATCTTTCCACTTCTATACCATCTTTTTCCATAACTACTGTTGGAACTGAACGTATTCCGTATTTAGTGGCTTCTTCATAAGCTTCATCTACATCGTATTCTTCAAATCTTACATTTGAAAATTGGCCTTTAATTTCGTTCATCATTGGTGCCAATGCTCTACACGGTCCACACCATGCTGCGCTAAATTTTTTAACTGTTATCATAATTTTATTTTTAGTTGTTTTCTATTTTTGGGTATTCTTGTGGATGATACAATGATTCCCATAATGGTATATTTGATATTCTTTGAATTGATTGAAAATAAATATCAAACATTATATCAAATTCTTTTGGAAAAATATCTTTAAAATTTGATTCATAATGTTTTGCTAAATTTAACAAAAGTTGTCTATTATGTCTATAAATATCTCTACACTTATCCCAAAGTTCATATAATTCATCATTTGATTTAGCATTTAATTTTAATATCTCCTGATAAATCATTTTTTCTCTAACATTATCATCCGCATCATCATATGATTCATCTATTATATCGTTAAATGTTTTAAATCCCAAATTGTGTAAATTTCTTAAAACATGCTTTTGTCCTATAATAATAAATGGTCTAGATGATGCAAGAACTCTAAATGTTTTTTCAGAAATAAAAACAGAATCAATTGATAATACGTTTGATTCATATTGAGTTTCCGTTACAATATTACAAAACGCATCTCTATAAAATGGAACTAAATGTGAATGATGGTGACAAAATGATGAATTTAAATCATCTTCTAAAAATGTATTTGAATTGTTATTATATCTAAATGAATAATATGAATTTTCTTTTATATTATTTTCTTCAAATAATTTTTCCAAATTACATCTATGCTCTTTTTTTGTTTTATTAAAGCTTATAAATTTTTTATTAAAATTTTTAGGTAATTCAAATTCTTCTACAAAAAATTCATCAGGCGTAGCCCAATAAAAATTAAATGGATAATAATAAAATGTAAATTGTAAATATCCTAATAAATTTTCATACTCTTTAGTTTTATTTTCATAAAAAATGATAATCTTTTTAGTATTAATCTTTTTTTCTAAAAAAAATTCATGCAATTGAAATAATTGTAAAATGTGACCTGGAGTAATATATTCTCCTTTTTCCGAATATATTATTTTATAATCTCTATAATTTTCATAATAAAAATTAAGAAATTCATTTAAAACATACATTTCAGTTTGCATGAATAATGGTCTTTCAAAAAATATCGTTTTTGATTCAGGAGATATTATAATATATTTTTTAAAATCAATCCTTTCCATTAGTCTTTTCTTTGAAATCGGTGTATGCATCTAATAAGGCATCTACGACCGGATGTCTATGATTGGTTAATAAAGTTTGTGAATCCATATCTTTAATCTTCTTTGCAGCTGATAATAAGAATTTAAATCCACTATCTCCTTTATATTTTAAATCTACTTGCTGTGTATCACCACAAACTACCATCTTACTTCTTAATCCCAAACGAGATGTAATCATTTCCATTTGGTCATTAGTGCAGTTTTGTGCCTCATCTACAATAATAAATGAATCCAAAAATGTTCTACCTCTCATAAATGCCAAAGGTACAATTTCAACTTGTCCACTTTCTAAAATCTTATCAATCTTTTCTTTGTTGTACAATTGATAAAAGTTAGAATAGATGGGTTGCATCCACGGTTCCATTTTCTCTCTCAAATCGCCTGGTAAAAATCCGATTTCCTCTTTACTTACAGTAGGACGAGTAATGATGATTTTAGTAACCGATTTCTTAAATAACATATCTAATGCAACCTGGCAAGCTAAAAGTGTTTTACCACTTCCGGCTTTACCACTTAATATTGTAATCGCATTATTTAAAATTTTCTCTTTTGCTTCTTTTTGCTCTTCATTCAGTTGTAACTGAAATTTAATAGGTCCTTTTGGTTTATCAATTTTTTCCTCTCTAATTTTCTCCGTTAATTCTTTGTTCTTTAACGATTGATTCTCTCCCATAAAATTAATTTAAAATAAAAAACTATTTTCCTTTTCTGCCAGATTTTTTAGTCTGCATTTGTTTTGGTACATTTTTAATTGGAGTTTGTTTAACTCCTTTAGCAACCAAAGTCTTTTTTTCGTTTTTGTTTCCAAAGAATTTACTACTCATAATAATTTTTCATTTTAGGTGTACCTCTTAATTTTTGAACTAATTTGTGCTCCCTCACTTGTTTTATTTTTAAATCCAACCAACTTTCATTCTCCTCTACTCTATTTAACTTCTTTTGTAGTTTATGTAGCTTTTTTGCTACTCTACCTTTGTCAATCTTCTTCTCACTCATAGTATTGATTTTTAAAAGTTTAACCATCACAACTTAAACACTCCGGGTCCATTGCTTTTGCTGCAATATCTCCTCGTAAAACTGATTCGGTTCTCATATAATATAACGTTTTAACACCTTGCTTCCAAGCTTCCAAATGAACTTGATTAATCCACTTTGGTTCTGCCGTAGCGGGAAATGCTAAATTCAATGAAACTGCTTGGTCAATATATTGTTGTCTTACTCCAGCTTGTCTTACTAAATCCAATTGGTTAATTTCTTTGAATGTTTTGAATACATCTTTAACTGAATTACATCTATGAGCTCTTTCATCTATTGATACTTCCTTACATTCAATTAATTTACCTTCAGAAAAACACCAATCATCCAAAAAGTCCAAACCTTGTACCGAGCCACCATCTGCTAAAATTTGGTCCCATACTTCTTTTGTATTTTTACCAACTTTACGAAGTACTCTTTCTAATTCAGGATTCTTTCTGATAAATGTACCTTTAGATGTTTGTTCGGTAAATACGTTAGCTGCCCAAGGTTCAATACCACTACTTACATTTCCACTCAATTTGGAGTTGGATACAGTAGGTGCTACTGCTCTTAAATGAGTATTTCTCATACCACTCTCTTTACACCACAGTGGTTCACCATATTCTGATGCTAACCATCTACTTGCTCTTTCGGATTCAATTTTAATTTGAGAGAAAATCTTACGAGTTTCAAATTGTGCTTGCAATCCTTCAAATGGTAATCCTTTTTGTTGCAAATGCGTATGCCATCCCAATACACCTAATCCCAATGCTCTACCTCTTTCTGCTGAACGAACCGAATTCTCAAATCCTTTCATATTTTTAGCTCTCTGAATAAACTCTTCTAATACACCATCTAAAAAGATTGTTGATGTATAAACTAAATCAGTATCTTTCCATTCATCGTATTTAGCTAAATTCAAAGATGATAAGCAACAAACAAATGAATGCTGCTCATCGGTATGTAGAACGATTTCTGAACATATGTTAGTCATATGAACTTTCAATCCATTCTTTTTGTACATTTCAGGGTTTGCTTTGTTTACATTCCCTTTGTACATAATATATGGTTCACCTGTTGCTTTACGTTTCTGAAGTAACTTACCCCATTTACGTCTGGCTTCTGAATCGCCTTCTTCTAATTTCTTCATAAACTTATCACTAACAACTACACATTGATGTAGGTTTAATGATTGTCTATTCACATCGCCTTTTGGTTCTCTAATTTCCAAAAAGTCATCAAAATCTTTATGTTCAATTTTAATGTTCACCGATGCTGCTCCTCTTCTAACTGCTCCTTGATTTGTAGCAAGAATAGTTGAATCATAGATTTTAGCAAATGGTACAATACCATCCGATGTTCCATTGCCAGTAATTTTAGAACCAGCCGGTCTAATCATATTAATACCAATACCAACACCACCTCCGTGCTTTGCTAATAGCATCAATTCTAAATTCTTTGAACCAATTTCAAAGATACTATCGCCCACATCTATACCAAAGCATGAAATGGGTAATCCTCTATCGGTACCTGTGTTTGCTAATACGGGCGTTGCTAAACACAACCACCCTTTCCAAATGTAATCAAAGAATTTTGTTGCCAATTGTGGTTTCTCCAATCGTTTGGCAACAGCCGTAGCAACTCTCCAATATGCATCTTTTGGCTTTTCTCCGGCCTGTAAATATGTTTTAGATATAGTCTTTACATATATCTCATTGTTTCCCCAAGAAGGAAAATCAACATCTACTTCCCATCCGTATTCTTCTCCGTAATTTTTCATAACTTATAATTTAAAATATATCATCCCAATTTTCACCTTCTCCCGCCTTCGAATAATCCGTAGGTCTTAATGCAAAGAAGTCGGTATGTGTTACACCCCCTGTAAGATGATAGAACCAATCCAATTCGGATGCTTTCTTTTCATCAAATTCAAAAAAGTCATCTCCACCAGCCATTGGATTGTATCCCAATTCAGCTAATTTTTCATTAACTCTCTTTGTAATAAATTCTTTCAAATCAGCTGCTTTAAGATTTTCTAAATCTCCCATTTCAAATATCTTATCAATGAATTTATGTTCTAAATCGATAATGATTTTAGCTGCTTTGTAGATATCTTCTTTAGCTTCCTCCAATAATTCGGGAAACTCTTCACACATATGTCTGAATAATTGGCAACCCATTTTAGAATGTAGTGATTCATCTCTTACACTCCACTTCATTTGTTGTCCAATACCTTTTAATAGATTTCTCATTTGGAATGAGTAAAGAACTGCAAATGAAGAATAAAGTGCTACACCTTCTGCAAATGCCGAAAAGATAGCGAGTGAACGAGCAACCTCAATTCTAGCTTTTGGATTTGTATCCAAATCTTTTGGAGTCCAATCAGCCGTTGTGTTTGTTAATAATTCAAATCTCTCCTTCATTGCTTCATCGTGTAAGAATCCTTCAAAGTCATCTAAACCCAATGTTTCATTTAAGTAAGAGTATGCTATGGAATGAATTGTTTCCTGCGAACCAAACGCCATAGCCATTTGTCTAATCTCATGCTTTGGAAACCATTTAGTAACCATACCGGTCCAATAATCTGAAACGGCGCATTCGGTTTGAGCAAATCCTAATAAGATGTTACCTACTAAATGTTTTTCGGATTCAGAAAGGTTTTCATTCCAATCTTTCACATCCATCTGCATTGGAATTTCAGTATGTAACCAAAATGCTTGCATTTGCTTTAACCATCCTTCCGTATAGTATTCTGGGTATTCAAACGGCTTAAATGGTATCCTTTCCGTAAATAATTTGCTCATCTTATGTTTTTGTTTTGTTAGAGTTGTAGGTATAACTATATTCTCAAAATTAAAATTTTCCCTTTTCTTTAGAAAATTTTATATGAAAATTTGTCAGTTTATCCCATGTTCTCAACATACTTTTTATGTAATAATTTTTTCTCTAAACTTTCTCCATTTTTAGATTCTTTTTGTGCAATTATACCATCTGCCGATGTTGCTGCGAACACATCCATTATGCCGTGGAAAGTATCAATCTTTGCCGGAAAAGTCATTCCATCAGGTCCAAATCGATTCTTAACGATGTGAATACGACCTGTGTTTGATAACTTATCTTTTGTTTTTCTACTAACACTCATAATGAAGTCAGCGGTTTGCACTTTCTTATATGAATCTCCTACCGAATCCGCTTGGATAACTTCGTGGTCGATTGCTGAACGATTGGTTTGAGTTGCTGTCCAAATTGGAATACCCGTTTCACCACTCAATCCTCTCAATTCCTCATAGATACCACCTAATTCGGCGTATAATCCATCTCTATTACTATTACCACTTTTTAACAAATCGGCATAATCTATGATAATTAAATCGGGACTATATCCCATTGTTTTTAATTTCTCAATATGAGCCGAAAGTGTTTTCGCAGATGCGAATTGTGGTGGATAGTACTTAATACGAACTCTACCTGGAGTGTTTTTGATTTTACGAATAATCTCTTCCTTCTTCTCTTTATGTTCTGAAGTTTGGATTCCCGTAAGAATTGTGGTATATCTCTGTCCTACATAACTTTCAGATAATTCCAAAGTATAATGTAAAACATTCATACCTTTTTGAACTGCCGAACAAGCAATCTTTGATAAGAACCAACTCTTACCAATACCCGATGGCGCCATTACAACACCCAATTCACCTGGTCCCAATCCACCATCCATTAATTCATCGATAACCTCCCATCCCGTTGAAACTGAATTACGTTTTACCTCCTCCATAATGGATTCAAATTCGGTAATATAATCCAATCCCAAATCATTTTCAACACCAACTTTAGATGCAGCGGTCATTGTATCTATGATTTTATCATATTGACCTGCTTTCAGTAATTCTACTGATTTTAAAAGTGCATCTTTTACTTTTTGGTTTTTGGCAAATGTGAGATATTCTTTCTTAACGTATTGTAAATCTTCTGAACCAACTTGTAAATATACATTCTTTAATTGCTCAACAGCGGTTTGTTTGAGAATTTTATCCTCAATATCTCCAACTTTAATTTTAAACACTTCCATTGTAGGAACTGTTCTATATTCGTTGAAGTAGGACAATACTTCTCCAACAATCCATTTGTTAGCTTCGGATTCAAAGAATGTTGGTTTTGTAATTTCGTTTACCTGTTCTAAAAACTTAACATCTGTGATAAGGGAAGCAACTACTTTGGATTGATACGATTGACCATATTTGGTTAGTGTATCTACTGCTTCCATTATGCTTTAGCTTTTTTCTTTTTTGATTTTTTTTCTATTTGGTCGGTAGCTTGGTCGGCTACTTGGTCGGTAACTTGTACGGTCTTTGGTTTGCGAGTTGCAAGTTTCCATTCTGATTTTGGAATAAATTTCCAATAACCACCTTTTACTCTTTCTTCTGCATCGATATCCGATACTCTACGGATTTCATCTAATTCGTAACCCTTTGCTACTTTAATACATTTAATACACTTCATACTTTTTGTCCATGTTTAATTTAAAAATTATTTTACTATCATTAAGATTTCTGATTCTCTTAATAGGATATATTTGTTACCACCAATTTTGATTTCTATACCCTGATGGTATGGTGGTAAAATTACTTCATCTCCAACTTCTACATTCATTGGAATTAAAGTTCCACTTTGTGTGTAGATACCAGGTCCTACCGATTCTACTTTTGCTCGTTTTACATCTTCAGATTTTGCTGAATCGGGAATGATGATTCCACCAGCGGTTGTTGATTCTTTTTCTGAATCTAATTCTGTTAGAAGAACTCTATCTCCTAATGGTTTTGCTAATCTTTCTGCCATAACTTATTTATTATTTTAATTTTACAAATATACTATTTTTTTTATTATTTAACAAATTAATTAAAATATTTTGAATTATTTTTTACAATATATTCATATATTTTTTTATCTGCATTTTTACTCCAATGAAAATCTCCTTCAATCCCGTCCTCTCCATTCGATTTAAGAAACAATGCGTGCAATGTCTCCAATTCGCCCATATTTTTTTCTAATTCACTTCTACCTATTATATTACTATCATTTCCCAATGTATCAAAATCATAAGACCAACTTAAAAATAGTGTCTTAAATTTAAATGCTTTTGAAAAAGAATAAAATTGCTTATTGTAATTATCCAAAATGGGTTTAGAAGTATTTATAATTGTAGATAATTGATTATAGCTAAATTTAGATGAATTATTTAAAAAATAGTTAAGTTCAAATTCATTATAATACGTTTCTCTATCAAATTCATTTTCATATAAATCTTCTATTAGGGTATCAGGTATAACGTTCAATGGATGTATTAAATCTTTTTTAATATTTGAATGATAATTTGAATTTGCATGATATGCTATAAAAGAATCTTCAACGGATTCATTTAATTTATCCATTTTGAGATTTTCTCCGAAATCTAAACAAATTTTAGGATTTGTAATTGGATATCTTACTCTAGCTGTTGTTGGTAGCATCAATATAACCAAATCATCATCAGCAATTATATGTAAGCATTTTAAATAAATTTCAATTATTGTTTGAATATCTCTACCACCTCTAGTACTAATGATTAAATCTTTACCAACAAATCGTTCTTTTAATAGATATTGCCAAGAAAGCTTACCATTTCTCATAGCAGCAAAACTATCGCCAATTATCCATAATTTTTGATTTGTTTTCATTTAAAATTTTGATAAATGTGAAAATGTTGATTGTAACCAATCTAATACATTGGGAAAAGAATCCAAAACACGATGCTTTAATCCTAATTTAAGAAATTCTTGCTTTTCAAATTTAGTGATTGGTTCATCGTATCTATCCATAATTTTCATTTTAAGATTCCCGCTGAATTGTGGTTCTGATAATTGCATTAATTTACGATTTCTTTCACATATTTCCAAATTATTTAAAAACAATTCATGTGCTTTTACTTTTTTATCCAAAGTATTTATATAATCAACCATAGTTTCGGTTGTTTGTATAGTTTCTTCAGTAAGAAGTGGAAATGCTTTTATAATTGTCTTAGCTCCTAATCCGATAATACCTTCGATGTTATCCGATTTATCACCATCAATCATTCTGAAATTAATAAAATTGTGTGGATGAAATCCATACTCTTCTTTAACTTCATCAATGTTATAAACTTTCTTTTTTGTTGGCGAATAAACTGATACATCTTTGTTTACCAATTGTAAGAAATCTTTATCGGAACTCATAATAATAACTTTCTCATCTTCTTTTCGAAGTTGAGTTGCTACATATCCAATAACATCATCAGCCTCAATACCATCGTAAACCATTAGGGTTACAGGTAGGGCTGTTAATAGTTCGGCTAATCCAACCATCTGCCTTCTCATAGAGATTTGCTCATCTTCGGGATTCATATCCACAGTGATGGCACGATTTAGGCGGATTTTGTTTTTAGCTCTATCGGCTTTATAACCTCCGTAAATTTTCTTTCTGCTATCTGAACCACCCTTACCATCGAATACAATGATACAACGGGTTGGATTTAAGGTACGGATGGCGTAGCCGATACTCTTTAGAGTACCGACTATTCCTCCAATATGGTCACCATTATCGTTTAAATTTGGTGCAGTTGACCAAGAACGTATGAAGGTATTAAGACCATCAATAATTAAGGTTTTCGAATTTTTTTGTAAATCACCGAATCCTTTATGTTCTTCATCTATTTGTTTTAGTATATCTAAATACTTCTTATTAATCTGACTCATTGGCTACATCCGTTGTTTCATCAACTTCCTCTGCTGCGGAACTTTTATATTGTAAAATACAAACCTCACATATCTTACGATAAATTTGGTCTTTTAACTCTTCGTTTTTATCAAGGATATCTGGGAAATCCTTTGATTGGAATTTGATAATTTCACCGGTATCGGTATCGGTATATTCATACCAAGCACCACCTTGCTTTACCAATTTGTTATCTTTCATTACTCCCAACCAACTTCCGTAATTATCGATACCTCTATCAAAGAAGATATTGAAATCCGCGTGTCTTAATGGTGGTCCTAAACGATTTTTGATAACCTGTGCTCTTACTTTGATACCAACAATCTTATCACCTACTTTAAGTTGTCCCATAGATTTTAAACGGAATCTAACAGAAGCATGGAATGCCAATGCTTTACCGCCTGATGTTGTCCAAGGGTCACTAAATGCCATTGCGTTCATTTTCTGACGAAGTTGGTTAGTAAACACTAAACAAATGTTTTGTCTACCAATCATATTCGTAATCTTTCTCATTGCTTTGGAGATGATGATTGCTTTATCAGTTGCGTAACCATCTTTATCGTAATCAGCTTCTAATTCCTTCTTTGTAGATGCAGCTGCTACTGAATCCACTACGATGGTTACCAATCGATTTTTATCACCTGTTCGAACTTTCTCAATGATTGTTTCACACGCTTCAAAAATACCTTCAACCGTATCTACTGATACATAAAGTAATTTCGAAATATCAACACCAATTGCTTCCAAAAACTCCCTATTAACGGCGGTTTCGGTATCAATTAGAACTGCTACTCCATTTTTCTTTTGTGTTTCAGCTAACAGATGGGCAGAGAGCAGAGATTTTCCACTCTGCTCTAAACCCGTAATCTCTGCTATACGGCCAACTGGCAAACCACCATAAGGTCTATTAGAAACTGCTACATCCAAAAGAGCGTTACCCGTAGATACCCAATCTTTTACGTTAGTGGGAGCATCGCCTCCACCATCCGTAAGGAAGTATGCAATCCTACCATCCTTATTTTGTTTGTTTAACGATTCGGCGAGAACACTCGCTAAATCTTCTTGTACTTTGGCCATAATTGTAACCTATTAATTGTTAAATAAATCATCAAATGCTGATGCTACATCATCCTTTTGTGCGGGTGCTTTTGGTGCCGCAGGTTCTGCTGGCGTTTCCCAAGGTAAATCACCGATTTCCGATGTTCCACCTAAATCAGCTGAAACGGATGATTGTTTAGCTGCTGGTTTCGGTGCTTCTAATTCTTCAACAACTTCATCAGCGCCCGTAGTTGATGAACCTGGATTCAACCAATTTTCTAATACACCCTTTAATTCTGAATAAGATAATTCTGAATATAATTCGGTAATGTTCTTTTGGTTTTCCAATAAAGTTTCAATTTGAGTAGCATCTTCAGCCAATTTAGATTGAGATGGCTTTACTCTAATAGTAGTTGTTGGATAAGCTGCGTTTGAATCTTCAGCTGAAGTGATTTCTACAACGATATCTCTACCACTCATTGGGTCGGTAATATCTCCGTAATCCGGGTCAGCAATGTATCCCAAAATGTCTTGGTAAACAGTCTTACCAAATCCCCAAAATTTAACACCTTCATTCTCTTTACCTCTTACGATAACTGGTACGAAAGTTCTCAACTTTGGCTCCATCTTCTTACCTGCTTTCCAATCATCAGTATCGCCTGTACGTTTTAATTTTTCAGCGAATTCAACAATTGGGTCAGGTCTGCCAAATGAAGCAGGACTCAAATAAGTTTTGTTGTTAATGTTGTAGTGAAAGAATAATTCAATGAAAGGAATATCTTTATTGAATTTGTAGGGAACTAATCTGATTTGATGTTTTCCCGGTGTTGGCTTCCAAAGTGAATCTGATTTTTTGGAAGTGTTTTGTAACGAGTTGAATCTCGATAGGGCAAGTTTAATGTCCATTTTTTTACGTTTTAAAGTTAATAATTAAGTTTAATGTTTAAGGTTTTATCGCGATATCCTATATATCTAAATATAACCTTTTTGCATTTTTGTTTCACAAATATAACACTTTTTTTCTGATTTTCCAAATTATTTTTCAAAGTATTTTACTTCAATTCCAGCCTCTTCAAACATCTTAATAGAACGTTCTGCTGAGTCTTTCCAAATTTGATTCCAGGGTTTGTTACTTTTAGAAAATACTACCTTTTTGATACCGGCATTTATGATACCTCTAGCACAATCTGCACAACTGATATCACACGTCATATACATTGTAGTTCCTAATGTTGATACTCCGATTCGTGCGGCATTATAGATAGCATTTCTTTCAGCGTGTTCAAACCAATAATATTTTTCGGGTCTTTCTTGTCTTTGTTGGATATCATCGTTGATACCTCTCGGAAATGAATTATAGCCTGTGGATACTATCTCATTGTTTTCGCCAACTATCACAACACCAATTTGAGTTTTTTGGTCTTTTGATTTTAGTTTAACTTGCTGAGCTATGTTAATAAAATATTCTTCCCAATTCATTACTTAGCCCATTTACCTCTTTGAACGATTTGTGCAATTACACCATATACTGATAAATCTTCGTAAGTATCTTGTATAGATTCGCCAACCTCATCAGGTTGTCCTAATACAACCAATTGTTTTAATCGTTGTACTTTATCATTGATTCTAAACCAAAGTCCTGTCAATGATAATTTAACATCATCTTTTGTTTCTAACGAAGTTCCTACGGAAATGTTACCAGGTCCATAGTTCCTTTGCTTTTTACAAAAGGTAACATACATTTCATCTAAAATGTTTTTGAATTCTTGAGTCGTTTCTGGATAAACTCTTTCGCAATACGCAATCGCACTTTCTTCTTTAATTTCTGTCATAATTTATTTTTGATATAATTGTTTACACAAATATAAGAAAAATAAATTAAAAATCCAAATTAAAACGTATCAATATTTAATTCGGATAAATTAAAACTTTTAAAAACTTTTGTAGGGATTTTTTTGTATCCGTAATTGGATGTAGTCAATATACAATTTCTGAATTCTTCCCAATCAATCATAAAAGAATTATCTAGCATTCCGCCAGTCTTTGATTTAACAACTTCATTTAAAGCGTTAATTGTGTATATCGTATTTGATTGCTTCTTTCTATGAACCAATATAGTTTTCCATTGAGAATCTATTGGGGCAGAACCCTTTTCGACATTAAAAGTTATAAACAAATCGGTTTCGTTTGCTTTACTTTCTAACACAAATATGTTAGGATTTATCAATGTGTATTTTTTTACAATAAAATCTAAAGATATCTCTAATTCGTTTTTATATGTAAATAAACATAAAAGTTGTGTGTTCATTTCTTATACTCTCTTTTTTTCATTATGGAATCTTCCGGCTCCTGGGTTTCTACTTCTTCCTTCTAAATCAAATCCAATATTAAATTCTGGTTTAGGATATGCTAATATATCAATACCATCAGAACTATCTATAAGAATTCTATGTTCTTTTACTAATTTAGAACCACCTCTATCTTCTTTTTGCGATAATACAGAATCGTTTGAAAAATCTTGCACATCAACATTTGTATTATATGCTTCGTGTGCTAATTCTGTGTACATATATCTGGATTCCAATCTCAATCGTAATGTTGCTATTGTATCATTACTAACATCCAATCCCGCTTTTTCTCTTTCTAATACAACTTTTGCAAGAGCGCTTGTAACTTTACTAGCACCATTTCCACCCTTTTTTAATTCATTTTCAATACGAGCAATAAATTGAGGGCTTACATTTAATTTTGCAGCCTTTTGTTTTAACTCTTCTTGATATTGTTTATTCAATTGTTTATGTTGTGCTAATGGAGCATCTAATTTTAATTCAAATGGTTTACCATGTGCTTCAGCTAATTCAGTAACACCTTTTTTAATTAATCCTTTTGGGTCGTTTTTATAAGTTGATTTTTTACATTTAGAAGCCAATCCACTTGCTCCTCCGATTCCTTTTTTAACACTTCTACCATCCAATGTTACAATTCTATTCTCACCCTTTCCATTGGAAACAGTAATAACATCAACTGTTTCTAATGTTGTAGATTGCGGTAATAATGCACATTTACCATTTTGAGTTCCTCTACCATTATCGTGCATCTCTCTAATTGCTACAAATATTTCAGCGTAATTTGCCCATCCTTCTTTTAAAGATGGCTCTCCTTCGTGATTTGCTATATTAGATAGTATTGTTTCAAATTCTTTTGACCATGCGGCTGGGTCTTTATTTGGGTCTTTTTTTGAAAAATTACCAAGAGTATCTATTAAACCTAATGTTTCTTTATCCGTTATTAGAGCTTTATCAGCCAATCCTTTGAATCTTAATGCCATACCTGAAATAGATTCTTTGATTACCTTTACTCTATTTTCTGGAGAATCAGGTATAGTCCCACTATCCATATCAATAAAATCCAAATCGCCTGCTTTTATTTTTTCAGCGTATTCATCTAATGTTCTATTATTTTTTTCTATTGCCTTTCTCTCTTTATCAGTTTTAGCCGTTTTTGGGTCTATTCTAACAATATTCATTGCTCCAATTTGAACATTGGTTACAACACCATTACTTTCTTTAACTTTTGATGCGTTTTTTAATAATCGTGTTTTACCATTATTATCAACATATGTCTGATTTGCTGTTGAAAGTTTACCACCAAAAGTAGATGGAGATAATTCAGCCATACCATATTTTCTAACATATTGACCAAATGCTCCGTGAACGGGATTAGATGAATCTTTTGCACCAACATATACTCTTACTCTGGCAGTAGGTCCTTGGTTTTTCCAATTACCCGGTTGTTTTGCAATATAAAACTTTGTAGCGTTTGGATTATTTTCCGTTGGTTCTGCAACTCTAATATATTGTGCGGCTAATTTTTGTTCGGCAGGAGATATTTTTTCTCCATTGAATATTTTTTTAGCAATTTCTGCAACTTGTTTGTGTTCAGCTGCATATGGATTTCCTTTTGATTTTGAAAACTTATCTAAAGTATCTAATATAGATGTTTGTGCCTGAATTGTATTTTGTAAGTTTTTCTCCTTATTTCTAACATTTCCCAATCCATCTACTACATCTGAAAATTTATTAGAAGTAGTTGTAGTGGTTTGTGGTTCAAATACATTTGCTCCACCACCTTTCACTCCAAAAGCGTTTACAGGTTGTTCTTCATCTCCTGGTGCAGTATCAACCATACTAATATCACTCATCTTATGGCCGGCTTGTGTAAACATAGCTTTTGCCATTTTATATGCTTGTGATGTTTTATCATATCCCAATGCAGATGATACTTTAACCATCTTTTTTGTTTCAGGATTTTCAAAAGTAGTATCCAATGTTTTTTGTAAATCTTGCTTTGGAGATTTAACTAGATTTTTTACTTTTGGAGTTTTTTTAACTTTTTCTCTTAAACGGGAAATAGCATTAAAATTAGATATACCATTTTCTCTCAAAATAGATTCTAATTCTACAATATGTTCTTCGTTTGTTAAATCAACAATTCCGCTAGGAACTCTGTAACTTAATTCCAATAATATTTCTTCAAAATTTGGAGTCATTTATTTTATCGTTTTGATGCGTAAATTTTTGTAGAGTTTGTTTTCTTTGCATCGTGTGGTCTAAAAACTTCCCAACGTGAACCATCTTTAAAAACTATGTTTCCACCATGTGGGCTGGTTCGAGTATATACACCACTATCTCCGTTTTCTAATCTTTTTTTAAGTTCAACGGCATCTTTATCGACATATGTAGTACCTCTATCTGAAGTATGTAAATTTGGTACAATAGATTTAGCTACCATTGATAAATCTACTTGCTTATCTACCTTTATATCGGTTATGGATTTATCTTTTACTCCACCAAATACCGATGTTCCTTTTACGGGATTAGAATTTTTAGCAGCTTGACCTGCGGTTGTGGCTTTACCTGCAATTGTAACTTTTGTATCAGGTCTTAATTGATGTTGTTTTTGATATGCATCAAATGCGTCTTGATTTCTAAAATCAATTTCCTTTAAGGGAATCAGGTTTACTAATTTCATTTTTATATTATTTACAAATGTATTCCTATATAATTATATGATATAAATATAAATTTTTAATCTAATTCAACTAAATTATTGTAATTAGTTCCTTCTTCTACTTTGACAGGAAATCCACCTCTCTCCATTGCGGATTTTACCGAGCTGATAATCTCATCTCTTTCAATGGGATGTACATCTATAATGAACGCATCGTATGTGTACAAAATTGGTTTACTCATCTTTCCTTCAAAACAATTGAATATGGATTCCATCTTCATATAATTCACTTCAGTTTCCAACGCTTGGAGTAGATAGTTAAATACCTTTTGTTCATTTGCTCCTTCTATTCTACTAAAATGAATTTCCCTCTTATAGAGAGGAGTCGTTAAACGGCCAGAAATTACGAACTTTTGGTAAACCCCTTTAATGTATCCATCTACCATTTGAAAGAATGGAATCTTACGGGCATCATCATCTAACCCACCATAAAGATAACGGAATGTAATTCCCTTCGCCGTTTCATAATCCGTTCCATATATGTTTGCAAAGTATTGGTGAGCCGAAATATCGGTTGGTAGTTTGTATCCAATTAAGCCCGCAATCAATCGTAAGTGATAGGATTCATAATCGAATTGAAGAAGAGTTCCGTTTGGATTTCTACTAATGAAACACTCCCTACTACCATCGGATTTGTTAAGAGCCGAATAGTTCACACTTAAATGCCTATTGGATGGTCTACCCGTAATGGTATATGGATTGTATTGTGTGTACACCAACCCCCTTTTGAGGAAAGACGCATCAAAGTTAAAACTATCAATAAATTTTTCTTCTTCGACTTTCACCCCAGCCCCTTCCAGCCTTCCCAACTTTCTGATTGCTGATGAATAATTGTAATCCCAATCATTTACATTCTGGCAATTTGGTAACAATTGTAATTGTTCGTACCACTTCATTAAGGGTATGCAATCATTCAATTCTTTAAAATCTCTTTTATACCCCCTATAAACCGATTCTACTTGCTCTTCGAAGATAAATGGTTTACCATACTGCTCAAAGTAAACCCACTCATAATCGAGTCCTTTATTGCTTATATAACGACTTCCTAAAACTTTAGTATGTTCTGATATGAGAATGTTTAAATCAAACTTTTCGATTTTCTTTGCATCTATATGATTGATGTTGATAATTCCACTATTACCATTATCCTCTCTATAATATATAAATGAAATTCTACTCGTTAAAGGATGTGCTCTATGAGAACTCCAAACGGGAATTAGTAAATCAATCGTTGGATTTGATTTGACAAAAAAATGTAGGGCAGATTTAGTTTCTATTAAATTCATACCCTACAAATATATAAAAAATAATTTAAAATTCCAAATTATTCTCCCCAATGTTTTTGACGAAGTTCGTACATATCAATTGGTTCTCTTTTCATATGACCACCTTGATTAAAGTATGCACCTTTTTTCAAATATCCACCTAAAAAGTTTCTTCTAAATCTATTTGAATTATTTGCTTCAGAACCATGTACACAATGTGAATGCAATAACACTACTTGTCCTTTTTGTAAATAACCTTCTACTTTACGAAAATCATGTCCTTCTGGCATCACACAAGGTTTACCTCTTTCATTTCTCCAAAATTTAGGATTTGTTTTTGTTCTTTCCTCATCAACTTCAATTGGTAAAACCGGCAATCTATGTGAACCTTCATAGTTCCATACTGCTCCGTTTTCTTTATCGTGATTATCCAATGCTAATGCGGTGTTGATAATTTCATTGTGACCACATCCCGTATAAAATGCGTTTTGATGCATATCTCTACCTAATTGCCCAGGTGGTTTGAAATATGACCAAGTTTGTAAACCAACCACTTCACCTTCCATAAGGAATTCACATGCCTCTAATACTTTAGGATGCGCAAATAATTTTTCCAATTTTGGTGAAATCTTATGTGGATATGCAAACGGGTCCCATTCGCCCCATTCTTCACCAGTTTCTTTTGTAGTTTTAGAACGTTCTACTCTCAACTTTTCCAATTCTTCGTTGATTTCATCACATTCTTCTTCAGTAAGTAATTGTAATACTGTCCAACCTCTGTAACGCCAATCAAACGTCATTTGTTGAATCTCTTCTCGAGTAAGATGTTTAAATTCTGCCATAACTTAATTTTAGTTTATATATCTATATATATGAATTTTTTCACTAAAAAGTAAAAAAATCTAAATGATTTTTATCATTTGTGGAACTGAATCAAATTAGGTAAATACAATCCTATATTTTTTATTTTTACAGATGTTATTGCAATAGATGCACTATTTGATGCCTTAACTCCCATATCAGTCAGCTTTCCATTTGGTCCATACACTACATCTATTGGGCCTGAAATTCTCCATCGCATTGTTGCTACCGTCCAATATGGATTTTCTAACAAATCATTGTATTCATTTTCATCTACTTCATAAACAAATCCATTTGAATCATTTGCTCTTTGAGTAAAGTATCTATCAATACTACCATAATCATAATCGTTTTCCGATGGTGATGGAACGATTGTGTTTGGAGTTTGTAATGAATATAATTCTTTATTTTTAATTAAATCGTTATACATATTTTATTATTTTTTTGGATATGCTTTTTCAACATCTATTCGATAACCGGCTTCTATTGTAGTTTTCCAACCATTTTCATCAATACCCTGTTTAACGTTTGTTATTTGAAAATATCCATTTTTATTATAAATTTCAGGTATCCCATCTATTTGAAAATATTCACCACAACTAAATCCAGATGTTCCATCTATTGCCAATGTAACATCCAAATAAGTCAATGCAGACCCACTTTGTTCTTTTTTAATATGTTCTTGTATAATACCTTTATCTAAAAAAATATAAGTTTTGATATTTGTTTTATTGTTAATTACCGATTTAAATTTAACAGATTTAGCTCTTATAAGTTCTGCTAATTCTGTTGGTTTTTTATCAGTATCTTCAGTCTTTGGTGGATTAGGAGTCATACCCGTTTCTGTTTTCTTTTTAGCTGTATCTTCAGCTGCTGCTAATACGATACGTTTTTCAACTTCATTTACAGAAAACCAACCATCTGAATTTTTTGCATACGATAAATCAAACAATTTATAATTGTCGGTAGTTTGTGCATTGTTTGTGGTATCAAATCCGTTATTTTCAATTATACTATTTAAATTCAATTGAGATTGATACATAGCTTGTGATTGTGCTAATGTACTCAATTCCATACTAAAATTAAATTCTTTTAAAATTGAATTAGGTCCTATTTTAAATCTATATGAATCTGTTGATTGTTGTGATTTTGGCCAATCTTTAATCATCAACTTATAATCCATAATAGATAATGTTTTCAATGAATGAGTTATATCATCGGTTTGAGACATTAATTCTAAACTACATAATCCAAATGTATTTTGATTAACGATGGCTAATACATTATTTATAAAATCCGCTTGTGTGTATGATGAATTATATGCATTCAATACGGCATCATAACTTAAAAATACATTTAATAAATTACCATATTTAGCTTTCGTATCTAATTCATATTTTTTACCATTGCTATCATAAATTTCTTTTGAATCAATATTAAATGTTTTTTCATTTACTTTACATTCTTGCAATGAACCGCTTACATATAATACTAATTCATTTTCTTTACCCTTTTCAGGATTTCTTATAAACGCAGGTATTGCATTTGGAATTATCAAATCTTCCGATGTAGAACACATAAATTTATGCGAATTCATTGGAATTATTGGTTTGGTTTTAGCCACATCTTCATAATAAAAAAGTAATTTTTCTTTTTTATAACTAAATACTTGCGATAAACGCATTAATTCTAAAACAAATTTAAATGAAATATATTGTTTAAATGATACTGTTTTATCTTTATCTTGCGAATTTAACATTCCCCAATTAAAAAATTCTTTTTTCCAAGTATCTTCTAAAGATTTTTGTTTTGCTTTATCGGCTGATTTTAATTCTGTTAATATATTTGGCATATTAAAATCCGCATATATTTTATTTATCCAAGTTTGAAATGGAGTAGCTCCTTTTAATTGATTGCCAGTTGCTGTTGTTGAGTTATCTTGCTTCATTGGCATCCACAATTGTAATTCGTTTCCAGCGGATATTTCTAAATCAATATCATAAGTACCATCTTCAGCAGGAGAATATGTAAAATCGGTAATTTTACCAACCATATAATCAAAATTATATTTGGTATTTTTTAATGTTAATAAGTAATCAACTTTTGATTGTTTGAAATCTGAAAAATGTGCAGCAACTTCATCAACATATTCTCCATATGATTTTTTGGATAATAAATGCGTATCTATGTTGGTTTTGGAAATCAAATCAGTATTCCAACCATATTCCAATACAACTGGCATTGATGGTCTTAAAAAGAAAAGGTCAAAAAATTCCAATTGTTTTAAACTAAAAACTTTTACTTTTACTCTTGCCGATTTTAATGTATTATTACCACCATCTGTATCTATTTCTACCGATTGAACAATTGGTGTTGATATTTTTCTACCTTCTTCTCCATCAATAGTAATCATTTTTCCATCTAAATCATATCCCAATATAGTCTTTGATGTTTGATACATCATATTCAAAGCAGAGTGATTTGTTATGATGCATCCTTTATATGCATTTGTATATTCACCACGTTGAATAGCATTTAAAATTCCATCGGATTGATTTGTAGCAACTGCACCAGATGATAAAATTACAAAAGGAGAAAGTTTGTGATTATCAAATCCACCTAATTCCTTTTTTTCTAATTTTTCTTTAAGTTCTTTCTTAATTGGAGCTACGAATGGAAACGGCATCTTTTATTTATTTATCTTTTCTAAATCATTTAAAATTAGAGATAAATTTGATGGGATTCTTAATTGTACGCCTTCACCAATATATAATGATGCATCATTTAAATTGTTTGCAACTGCAATAACCCACCACAAACTTTTATCTCCATAATATTTGTTAGCTAACAAATCTAATCTATCTGTTACTTCTGATATTATATAAAAATCATTATCTGTTGGTTTAATTTTTGGATATATTAAACTTCCCAAATATTTCTTTTTGGTTTCTTTTTGAGTTTGTATTTTTGAATATGTATATCTATTTGCCATTATTTCTTAATAGTATATTTTTTTCCATCATCATTTAAACCATCAAAATCATATTTAAAGGTTTTTGTAGTTGAACCTTCTATTTTATGATTTTCAATTATTTTAAGACCCAATGATACATCTATTACGGATGGATACATAAAATTATCATCTTTATTATCAGATTCATAATTACTTAAAAATGCTTTGTTTCCCTTTCTACTCATATCTCCTAATAAATAATTTGAATCTTTTCCCATTTTTGGCCAAGTTGTAGAATCATCTATTGTGAATGATAAACTTTCTAAATATCCAGGTACATTTTTATATAAAGAACCTATACCAAATTTTATAATATTAGGTGCAATTGCATATTGAGATGTTTCTCCAAATTTAGAAGTTACAATATTTGTATCAGGAAATGCCAATGATTTTAAATAATTAATTTTTTTAATCATTACCTCCTTTTCACTATTTGTTAAGTAATATAATTTAAGATTAAATTTAATACTACGTTCTACTCCACCATATCTATATATGTTAAATGGAGAGCCCAAATATTTAGATGGATTCCAAGTAGGAGTTACATCTTCCGATAATCCAGTAATAGAACCTATAAATGGTACATTAAATTCAACATTTCCAATATCATCTATTATTTTACCAAATGTAACAACAACGTGTCCATTTTTTTCAGCATCTTTTAATTCAGTATCCGTTATTGTTGTTTTTAATCGTAACTTATGCCATTCGTTATTCCAACTACCACCTTCTGTTGGTGTTCTTTTTGTAAGTACACCTGTTTTATCTTTATAGTATTCTGAAAATTTTTTATTTTCTTTTATAAGCTTCTTACCATCTTTTCCAAGCTTAACACCATAATTTTCATCCTTATCAGCTTTTTTTAATTGCTTTTTTAAATCCTTTAATCCACCCTTTGCAAGTAAATTATTTGCAGTATTGAATAATGTACCACCGATACTTGATGCACTTTGTGGAGCAAATAATGCCGATGGTGATGGATTTGTTTTTATGAAATATGGGGTATCCGCTTCAACTGCATCTCTTAATTGTTGTTGTGTTTTAAATAAAGATATTGGTTTTGAAAAAACAGTGTCGTTTTTAAATATAGTATCGGTTGGTCTATTTGCAGAACCTCCCAATAAACCACCAATTTGATTACCCACTAAATCTGCAATTGCGTTTGGGGATGATGTAAGTAAAGCAGCACCTCTTGGCGGATTGATAAATCCTCTACTTTCGATTATAGCCATTCCGCTTAATCCGTAAAGTTCTTTCTTTTGTGATTTAAAAAGGTCTAAAAGTGTTGCCATTTATAGTTTAGTATTTACTATAAATATCTTTATTATAAATTATTGGAATCTGGAAACTCCGTAATTTCTACGAGCTTGATTCAGTAAAGAAGTTTGTAGGACTTTACCATTTATATTGATATCGGATTCGGTTGCCGTATTTGTACTAATTTGTTGTAAAAATTGAGCATTTACTCCTAACATAGCAACAATCTCTTGTTGTAATTTAGTATTATATTGAGCTTCTGTTAATGCTATTTTTGCTTTTTCAACTGCCGCTTGCTGTGCAGCTGCCTGTTTTTGTCCATTTGCATTAATAGCATCTACTGTTGGTTTAGTTCCTTTTTCAACAGGTTTAGCTGCTGCTGCCGCTGATGCAGGAGTTGCTCCTCCAAATGCACCCATATCTCTAGCAGCAATTCCAGCATCGATTGCCATTGATGATGCAGTTCCAACCCCCGGTGCAACTAAATCCAATAAACCTGCTCCAGCTGATAAAGTTTCTAATCCGGCTCCAGCCCAATCACCACTCATCGCTCTATCTATTGCAAATCCCATACCAAGAACAGAACCCAATATAGGAATTCTTTTTGCTAAACTCTTACCAAATGTTTTAGTAGCTACTTTAGCTACACTTTTTTCTGCAATCTTTGCAGTTGTTTTTTCAACAGCTTTGGCAGTTGTTTTTTCTGCAACTTTAGTAGTTGTTTTTGTAGCAGTTTTTGCTGCGGCTTTTTCAGTTGTTTTTGCTACGGCTTTTTCAGTTGTCTTTGTTGCTACTTTTTCAGTTACTTTTGGAGCTACTTTTTCTCCACTTTTAAATACATTTTTTAATAAACTACCACCTTTATTCATTAAGAATGTGGTAACAACTGCGGCAATGGTTGATATTAATGCGGTTGTCAACATTGTTTCTGCATTTTTTAAGAAACTTTGTTGGTCTCTTTCATTCATTTTATCAGCCAATTTACCTACATTGTTGATAATGGCATCTTGTCTTTGCATTTCTGCTGCCGCATTTAATCCTATACGTTTTAATTCAGTAGCTGCTTGAATTTGTGCATTTGCTGCTGCTAATCCTGCTTCAGCCGATTGTTTAGCTGCTAAGTATGTCTTATTACCACTTTCAACACTTTTTCCAGTCAATTCACCTCCAGTAGTTCCATTTCTTTGAGTTATTTTTTGAATATCATTTAAATCCATTCCACCCAACGCAGATGATAATTGTTGCTGTTGGAACATATTCATTTTAGCAGGGTCTAAACCTTGTGCTTGTAATGCTTTCATTGCTCCTTCGCTATCACCACTCATAAATTTGGTTCTAACTTCGGAAAGATTTACACTTTTACCAAGCATCGCTGATAAACTCATTTCGGCTTTGATACTATCTTTATAGTTCAAAACCATATTTTGCCCAGCTTTAGCTACTGCATTAAAACTTACACCCAATGATTTAGCGTAAATTACTTGCTTTGCTAATTGGCTAGTACTTTTTATTTGATAACTTATTGCATCTTTAGATGCTTCGGCAATTTCAGTCATTGCTCCTGCTAAATTTACACCTGCTTTAGAAGCCATACTTCTAACACCTTCTTGTAAATTTAATGCAGTTGATTCGGATACCTTATCTAATCTTTGAAAAACATCATTTATAGATGCAATACTTTCAGTAGATTGCCCTGTTCTATCAGCAATTATTGCCATATCAGCCGCAACCTTACCACTTGGCATTTTACCAGTTGCATCAGCGGCATCTTGCATCGCTTGTGCTATCTTATCTGCGCTAATTCCTGCCAATTGCAATTGAGCCGCACCATATCCAACACTACCTAATTTATTACCAAATAATGCCGTTTTAGATGCCGCCTCAAACGAAGCTCCCATTTGTTGTACAGAAGCACTGAAATCAAGCATTGCTTCTTCCATAACAAAATTACGACCTCCAAACATACCCATATCAACTTGTTTGTTGATAGTATCTATTTCACCCGTTAATTTTGCTATTTTTTTATCATATCCAGCAATAGTTCCTAACTTATTTCCTATCAATCCATAGTTGTAAGCCATTCCAGCTAATACACCGGCTAGTGCACCCAATGCTAATGACAATCCCTTACCACCATTAGTTGCGGTTTTCATTACATCTCCCAATTCTCTCATACCCTCAACACCGCTACCAGCTATCCCATCAATTGAACGTTGAAGTCCTCCAAATGCTTCAGCTGAAGCTTTTCCAAAAGATTTAACTTCGGCATCCATATTTTTCAATTGTTGCCCAAATGCTTCTTCTGCTTCGGTTGATAATTCTATTTCTGAACGTATTTCGGCGTAAGTATCTCTTGCTTTTTTAATTTCAGCATGATACTCTTCAGTTGTAATGTTTCCTCTTACTCTTAATCGATTTGCTTCAATAATTGAAGCTTGATTTTGTTTATAAGCTTTTTGTATTCTTTGAATAGATTTGTAATCCGAATCATTTATTTTTCCATTTTTCGTAATTACTTTCGAAATACTATCTAATACAATTTTTGTTTTTTCTAATCTTTCAGATTGAAGTTTATAAGCTTTTGTATTTTTACCAATTGTATTGCCAATACTAATTAAATTAGTATCCATTTCTTGGTAATCGCTTAATTCGGCTTTATTCGATTTTTCTCTTTCTTTTTGAACTTTTAAAAGAGTATCATAATTTTTTTTACTCTTTGCTAACGCTTTGTTTTCAGCTTCCAATGCCTCAATTCTATCAAATTGAGCTTGAGTTATTTTTTCTTCTAATTTATAAAGTTTTTCGGCTTCTTTTTGATTACGCACATATGCTTGAGCTTCAGATTCTAAAGCAATTATTCTAGCGTTTATATTATCTGCACTTGATTTAGCCATTCAGACTGAAAGAATTAATAATTATGATATTTCTTCAATAACGAATCTATTTCCGATGTACTCATATTAGATTTTTTTAATAAATCCCTAGTACTTAATAATAGTTTTTCACTATCTGATTGCCAAGCTTTATATGCTTTATCAAATGCAGGATTATTAGTTGCATCTAATGCACTTTCTAAATCAGCATCTTGTCCCTTTGCTTTTTTATCATAAAACAAAGATAACAATTTTGCTAAAACATTTACTTCAACTAATAATTTTTTTGCCATTATTTATAGATTGTTGTTATATTTTATTATAAATATTACTTTCTTTTAGTTTTGGATGAATTGTTAGATTTTGATGTTACTTTTTCCATTTCAGATTTTTCTTCTTCTTTAGCTTTAAGTAATTCTCTCCAATAGAATTCTCTTAATTTTATAGGCATAAAGTATAAATCATGCCAATTAAATCCACCATTGGCATAATATATCATTTGAAAAATCTTTTGATGTAAAACTACAGAGTGATTACTCGCCAGGGTAAAAAAAGTCTACCCCAAATGGGATACGAAGAGCCTCCTTCTCTCCGGTGAATGGCGATTCGTAATCAAATTTTAAATCCAAATCAGGTGTAACTTCGGCTATTGCTTTTCTTAATCCTTTAGAATCCCCTGCTAATAATCTATTAGATACAAAATTACTGATAAATCCTAAATCTCTATTTCCATCAACTTCAACAATAATTCTTCTATATCTTGTTGTTATTTCATTTGATTGTTTTAGAGTTTTTTCATAAGCTTCTATATCTTTATTAATAGCTAATTCATCTCCGTGTGTAAGTAATTTAAATTTGATTGGAGTTTTAGAAATCGGTAATATGAATTCATATTCATTTTTTCTATTTAATTTAGAATAATCGATTTCTTTTATTTTTATTTGAGCTAAATCAATCGTAACAGGCACAGGTTCATTTTCAACCGGGTCATTTACAGTTACCTCATATTCAGGTCCAAATGCTAGAACTCTTGATGATACCAAAACAGCGTTTTTATCTCCAATCAATAAATCTTCTGGTTTTACTCCCTTTTCAATAATGATTGATTCCAATAATTTATCAATATGAATTCCTTTACGAATTAAGTTTGTAGAAGTAAGAATATCTTCTTCTTTTGCTGTCATCAATTTAATTGTAATTTCTCCTTTTGCTAAAGGATGTCCTTCTGGATAACATAATCCTTTCGATGGTAATGATATAACCTCTGTTGGAAATGGATATGATGTTTCTTGTTGAAATTGTGGTTGTGTACCCAATCCTCTTGTAACGTTTTGCTCTAAATTTTGTTCCATAATTATAACTTAATGTTTATATATAAGTATATATAAAATAAAAAAGTGGTAAGGATTTCCCTCACCACTTTATATATCAATTAACAAAATGAAAAATTTTAATACCAATCTTTTGATTCGTAATAGTCTACATTCGCATATACTTTAATGATTTTATCACCATTTTTATGTGCACTATTTAAATATTCAAAATATTCCTCCTCACTATGTGCAGGGAAATCAATATGCCACCCCTCATTAGTAACCACTTCAATACGGACATTTTTATATGCCTCAATATAGCCACTCACTTTCGCTGAACGATATTCATCCGTTTTTTTAAATGTAAACTCAAACGAAGATAATTCATTCATTTCTCCAATAACTTCTGCTTCCATTTCCAAACGGTCAGCAAGAACTTCAACATCATAAGAATCGTATAACATAATTTTAGATTTTAAGGATTAATATTCAATTAACGAAACCGGTACGTTGTAAGAAGCGAACCCGCCAACCACACGCAGATTAGCTTTGGTTCGATTAATTTTAGTAACCTCCAACTCTCTACCTCGTAGTTTAGGATGATTGACCTTTACTTTCATACCTATACTTAAACCTACTTTCTTTTGAAGTGATTCAATGGTACGTTTTTGTTTAATTAAATCAACTACCAATGAGTTGATATTGCGTAATTCTTCAACCGATAACTTTGATAATTCTGAATAGTTCATGTCTTTTATATTTTAAGTTTTAAATTTTAATAATCATACTCCATATCTAACTGGCGTTGAAACAACTCAGCCTTTGCCAGGTCGTATTTCACCATACTAATCAAATCCTTCTCCCACATCTGAATATTCAACTCCCACGCACTAATTCCCAAATGGAGAGCTCTACTCTCTATGAAGTTACAATACTCATTAACACTCATACCACGCACATCAATTAGTTCCATATTTTTATTTGTTTTAACTCTCACTCTCAATTACCTTACAATATACAAAAAATATCAATTCAAGTCAAGCTTTTTTTGAATTATTTTTTAATTTTCTTTGGCGGCTTCAGCCCATTCCTCATTAACCATTCCCCAATAGTTTTTGTTTAAGTAGATAATATCGTATCCACTATCGTTTCTTTCTACGGTCACAATTCCTTTCTTAACCAAAGAACCCAATGCACCTCTGATAGATTTTGTTGGGATGCCAGTACATTCACTCAAATCATTTACATCCACATCAGAAAAGCCCGGTTCAGCGTATAAACAACTAATGAAAGTACTCAATGTTTTTTCTTCTAACCATGTGATATTCATAACTCTATTTGTTTTATGTTTAACTCTTATTACATAGTAAAGGTAAGTAATTTTGCTATAAAAGTCAAGTCTTTTTTAAAATATTTTTAAAATTTAGAATGATTCTAAATAAGACATAAAAAAAGAGGGTAGAAAATCTACCCCCCTTTAATTATTCACCACTTACTTTATTAAAATTTACTATTCAAATTTTAGTATTCTAAAATTGCGTAGTCATAGCTTAAAGTTAATTCTATTGATAATGGGTCATTTGAACTCCAATCTAATTCACCAAAGTTTGCTGACGTAATAAATGCACCTTTCAAAGTCCATTGTTCTACTTTATCACCAACCGGTCCTAATAAGTAGAAAGTGATATCTTTCTTATAGAAAGCTGCGTATCCATCTCTACCTGTTAGGGATTCATGTGATTGTCTAATCCATTCCATAACTTGCTGTGCACCTGATGGTACAATTGGGTCATAAAGAGTGATATTAATATCATCCCAAGTTGATTTACCTTTAATTTTTCTTTGTACGTTTATATGGTCTAATACTACCGGCTCTGATGTGTAAGTCGGTCTACTAGCCGTTTTAATCATATATGATTCTATACCGTTGATTTCCATAATGAATCTATTCCCTAACTTTGGTTCAAAGTTCTGGTAGAACATTTTATCAAATTCTAATACTTCTGGCATCTTATTTTATATTTAAGTTGTTTTATATAAATATCTATTTTTCAAATTATCCGTTAAATGCCGCACCAGTTGGTAAGATGTTGAAATCAATTTGTAAGAATTCAGCTGTCTTTGTTGGTTGTAAGTAGATAGCTCCTTTCATAATGTTTCTATCGATTACATCTGGTGTGTTATTTGTTTCATCCATTACTACTCTGAAAGCGTATAAACCTTGTCTTTGTTGGATTGCCTCTAAATAAGGGTTTACAATGTTTAAGAATCTATTTCTAGTAGTAGATGTATTTTGTTCAAATACCAAATACTTTGAAGTTGAAGCGATATACTTTCTAACAGTCAATAATAATCTTCTTACGTTGATTCTATCTAATGCTGAAGGTTTATCTTGTAAAGTTTTTTGTCCCCATACCACAATACCTTGTCCAGGGAATTGGCAAATTGGGTTTACTTTACCTTCGTATAAATCATCTCTTTCAGATTGAGTTAATCTATTCAATACTGAAACTGCTCCGATTAATCCACCTCTATTTAAACCGGCTGGTGCGAACCATTCTGCTGCTACTCTATCATTTGCTGCGAATACGCCAGGCAATAATACTGATGGTGGTACAGTGATTAATTTATTTGTGTTTACATCGATTGTTTTAACCCAAGGATAGTAAACTGCTGCGTAGTTAGTATCTACTGATTCTGCTTGTGTTATAGTTGCTGATAATGATGTATTTGAATTTCCAGCATCAGCGATAAAGAATGCGTCTGCTCTTTGTTCTACCATATCAACAATTGAACTCCAAACTGAACTATGGTCAGCTTTATTAACACCCGGTGCTACTACCATATTGATATCCCACTCGTCTGCGTTTGATAAAGCGTTAATGTGTTTCATATATGCTACCGAACCACTTGCACTTACAGTTGATAAATCAAAACCTTGTGTGTTTCCTGGTGCAATATCAGCTCCTTTGTAAATTGGAGTTAATGGAGATAAACCATCAAAACCTTCTTGGAATGCTACAACGAATTGTGCAGATGTTGAACCTACTGATAAAGAACCTCCGTTTGATGCATCTAATCCAAATGCTACATTAGCGCCTGAAGTTGCTCCGTTAGGAATTGCTTTTAAGTAGTTTTTGTTATCAGTATTACCATCTAAATCAATACCACCATATACAGTTGCTGATGCGCTTACGAATGTTACTGCTGGAATCAATGCTGAATTAGCAATTGATGCAGATACTGGCAATTTGTAAGCTCCGTGTCCGAATGGAACTGCTTGTACCGGTGCTACTTCGTTTAAATTAGCGATTCTAATATATTTTGAGTTATTCACCCAATCACCGCTTTCAGTAATTTTACCCAAAGAATCGATTGATAATTTTCTATCACCGATTACTCTACTAATAAAGTTAGGAGAATTAGGGTCTAAATTAACATTAGCGAATGTTTCTAATACGTTTTTCTTTTTATTTGTATCACCAAATGCTCTAACAACTAAAGTAAATGTACCATAATCAGTACCACTTACAGAACCAGCTGCTTTAATATTTGTAATACCAACTTTGATTTTTGTGTTTGCTACGTTACCTGCTCCAATTGTTTCAATTTGGAATAAGTCGTATCTTTCACCACTAATCAATTGAGATTGAATCATTGGTGTTAATGCTTCTTGTGCATCAAATCCAAAATCTTGTGCTCCCAATACAACTACACTTTGTGTAACTGCTGTAACACCAGCGTTCTTAAAGTATCCATATGAATATGCATCTTTAGCGCCAAAAGGAGATGAACCATAAGTAGCTTCAACATCATCAAAACTTACTACGCTTGATGATAAATTGATATATGCATCTGAACCACTTAAACTATCTTCAGTAGTTGAGAATAAAACTCCAACAGATGCTGATACTGAACCTGAATGAGCTACTAATAATAAAGGTGCTCCTGCTGTATATCCACCAACACCAGCTACTCTACAAATAGTTGCAGTTCCTGCTTCTCTTAAATAATTTTGAGCCGCTAATGGAGTATAATATGTTCCATCAGCTTTTCCGAATAATGTTTCTAATTCTGCTTGAGAATTAACAATTGTTGGCGTTAATGGTCCTTCTAAAAAAGGTCCGATAAAAGCTGCACCAATCTCTGCAACACCTTGTTGTAAGAATGAAAGGTCATTTTCTTTTGTAAATACGCCTGGTGATACTATTTTCTCTGCCATTGTGTAATTTTAATTATTTTATCTATTAAATTCTTCCTATAAATATAAATTTTTATTTCAAAACAACATTATTATTTGTATGTTGGTGAGAAATGATTGTATATTTGTGTTATTTCTGAACCAGCTAATTGTCTATTATAGAATAATACTGGTCCTATTTGACCCGTAAAGTAATAATTGTTCTCAGCGTAGTTACCACCAACCTGAATCATTGCTGATGTTGTGTAATCCTTTGCACCATTTGAAATAGTACCTACTGAAGAACCATCCAAATATCCAACGTTAGTTCCATTTAATTTAGCGGTGTATGCTACCATATACCAAACGTTTGTTGATAATGAGAATGTATTGCTACTATATTGAACAGTCGAACCTTCGTGTAAGAAGTATGTTCCACTACCATTTGAATTCAAATACAATGAGAATATTCTTGTACCACTTACATCTTGCTTATTAAAGAAGTTGTAATATCCATTTGCAGGATGTGATGCGAATCTAACCCAACTCACAACAGTGAATTCCGATGTATTAAATTGAGTGTATCCACCATTGATATTTGTTGTACCATCTTTATACCAAAAGGCGTTTGAAGCACCTTGCCACCATTTTTCTTTTCTAGTTGCTCCCGCATTATATGCCGGATTTGATTTACCACTAACACCTGCTGCGTTTGAAACACCTGCTGGTCTTAAACCCGTATTATATCCACTTAAATCCAACCAATCGGCAGTTGCCGTACCACTCGTAGATGATGCTTTTGATGGGTCTAAATACATTCTTAAACCAGATGATGGAATAAATGGTTGTGTAGTTGTACCTTTATTATGAGATACTAATCCGTTTGCTATATAAACGTCAGCTTGCTCTACGTTTACAGTTACAATTTCAACATCCTCTTTTATAAATTCAATATTAGTGATTTCAACTTCAGTTTCATCTTGCATAATCAACTTATCACCAAAAAGAATATCACCTATGTTTTTAAATTTATATTTACCGATTTCATTATCCCAAACATATAATGGGTGAGTTTCGGTTGCTTTGATTAATCCATTATTCAATGAAACATATCCTTCTGCGAAATTAAATGTTACATCGCTTACAATTACATTTTGAGTAGAACCTTCCAAAGAGTCTGAAAAATAGAATCTCCAATCAACTTGGTCTGATTCTGGGTCTTGAGTTTCATCCGGCAATCCTGCTGGCACCCAAGCCGTTAATTCATCACCAACATTTAAATCTTCAACATTTACAGATGTTCCATTTGCTAATTGAATTTGTGTTCCAAATAATAAACAAAAATCGGGTTGGTTAATTGTGTTATATACATCAACTGCGTATAATGTTTTAGTAGTTTCTACTCCATAGTTTGTTGCATTAATATTGAATCCATCTTGATATTTCATTGTCAATACTGAAGATGCTTCCGAATAATTTGCTGCGTTGATTGCTGCTGGAGTTAATGCGAATTTAGCAGGGCCTGTACCATGTGATGGTGAACCTACTGAAAAGTTTGCATTACTAAAAGAACAAGTATAGTTGTTAGTTTGTTGTTGTACTTTGTTGTAGAAATAAGAACCTGTTGATGAGAATGTAAAATTAGCATCTTCCGATGTACTTTCTACAATATATGTATAAGTTGGTACGTTTACTGAAATTGCATCCGTTGCAAAACTTAACACATTTACGTTACTACCAGCAGTTCCACCCGATAATTGTCCCATCGAAACCGCTTGAGTAGTTCTAGCTGAACCACTAACTGCTCTATGTAAATTTCCTAATGATAGATTAGTTCTTGCCATTATATTTGATTATGTTTTTATATATTATAAATATCTAAAAGTTTTTGTTTCCATACATCTTTATTAGAAAAGTGCTGAATCATCCAACTTTTAAGTTTTTCGAATTCCTTTTTACGGGTTTCGTAATCATCTTCACAAATCGTTTGGTAGGTCTGCTTAAATGTTGCCTCATCAATCGCTTTGTATTTATAGTCCAATGGTACACACCAATTTTCGTGTAATATTGGTAATTTCCCCCAATCCACAGCCTCAAAAATTCCATATCCGAAGGGTTCGTTGTTAAAGCACGAATGAGATATTCCCCAATCAAGCCCATAGAACCTTTCTTTATATTTGTAATCAAATTTGTAAACTTTGGATTTTTCGAACTTATATCCATATTTTTGTTTATAATATTTTGTAAATGTTTCCGTATTTGTGGAAATAAATCCTTCAATACCATCCATATATTCTACATTCTTTCTACCTTCCACTCTAGCTGCATATCCCATTTTTAATGAATGAGATAATTCTTTATTTTGAACAAATTGATATGAATTTGGAATTTGATATAAATTTTCGGTTTTATATGGAAAATTATATAATCCTACCCAAATTTTGTTTTTGATTTTATCAATCATTTCTGATTCATATTCCCAATTACCATACCAATGCAAATATTCTTCTTTTTGCATTTGCCCAATAAGAGATACCTTTGTTAAATTGTGGAAAACAATTGAATTAATCTTTTCCAAATTTTGGTGAATAGCTCTGGTTGGAGTATAATGACCGTGCAATATATGTATCCTTCTAGCACCATCTAATATTTTTATTATTTCATCTTCCGATGTTTCCCATATATGGTCTATATCAATCGGAAATTGTTCGTAATTATCAGGTTTTCTTCTATGGAACAAAAGAAGTGGTTTAACCTCCAAATGTGGTGCCACTTCTTTTATCCATTCAGTTACCCATATATCAGCACCGCTGTTGAACCAAGGTCCTCCAGCGGTGGTGTAGTAAACATCATACATTAAATTATAAACCTAATTTTGATTTTAATTCGTCAATTTGTTTTTGTTGTTCTTTGATTGCTTCAACTAATAAACCAACCATTTTAGAATAATCCAAACCTAAATGCCCATCTTCTCTTTCCATTACTACTTCAGGTAATACTTCCTGAACTTCTTGTGCGATAAGACCTGTATTAGGAGTTGTTTTGGTTACTTCGTTTACATCATCATTCCAAGTCCAAGTCACACCATTCAATTTAGATACTTTATCTAAAGCGTTTGGAATTAATTTGATGTTAGATTTGAATCTTCTATCTGAAGAAAAATATGCAGTAATATCACCCGTTGCTGTAATTGCTCCGTTGATTGTTAAACCTGCGAAAGTTGGAGTTGCTGAAGTTGCTACCGATTGTCCGATAGAAATTGTTACTGCGCCAGTTGCTCCACTTACACTAACACCCGTTCCAGCTACTGCTGAAGTTACACCGGCGTTAGTTAATGTTACCGAACTACCCAATGCAACTGCTCCACCACCACTTAAACCACTTCCTGCGGTTACAGTTACTGAAGAGTTTGCTAATTGAGCGTTTGAAACAGTTCCAGTCACACCACTAAATGCGATTTGAGATGAACCTGAAACTACACCATCTCCATTTGTATTTAAATATCTACTATCAAATGTTGTAGTTAATTGTGCTGATGATGAAATTACACCTTCTGCATCTAATTTAGTTTTAACTCTAGCATCAGTATAGTATAAATTTGTTCCTTCTGGTAAGCTTGTAGTTGAACCTGCTCCTAAAATAGTTGCTGCTGAAATACTTCCACCTAATGAAGTTGAAGAACCAGCGATTGTGATTGAGCTATTTGTTAAAGAAGAGTTTCCAATATTTGTTAAAGTATTAGATGCTCCACTTATAGTTTTATTTGTTAAAGTTGCAGTCGCTGTTGCGAATGAACCTGTATATCCTTCTAATGAACTCAATCTTGCGTTTTGTGCAGATTGGTCAGTTGCGATAGAACCCGTTTGAGTTTCTAATGCTGATAATCTCGCATTTTGTGCAGTATTTGTAGTGTCATTTGAACCTGTATAAGTAGCTAATGTAGAGAATTTAGAATCAACACTCGCAGTATATGTTGCTAATGTAGAATCTTTACCTAATTGAGAACCACTAAATGCTTCTAATGAAGTTAATCTTGCATTTTGTGCAGATTGTTCGGTTGCAATTGAACCCGTTTCGGTTTCTAATGCTGATAATCTAGCATTTTGTGCTGCATCCGTTGCATTTGAAGATGTATAGAATGATGCAAAAGCGTTATCGTTTGTAGTATCAACCGAATTGATTAACGTTACGATTTCAGCAAAAGTATCATAATTTGCATCTGCTGAAGCAAGGATTGCATCAACTCTACCTTTTTCAGTAGAAATTCTACTATCCAAAGAAGAACTGAAAGCAGTGTATCCTGTTGTAGAAGAAATAGTTATTTGTGCTGAACTACTAACTACTGCATCTGCATCTAATTTACTCTTAATCGTTGTATTGATTGAAGATGTAAATGAGTTTAATGCGGATATCGCTGTATTTTGAGTTGAGTTTGTAGTATCGTTAGAGCCAGTATATGTGTTTAAAGAACTCAATATACCAACTACTTGTGCCGAGCTACTAACTACTGCTTCTGCGTTTAATTTAGTTTTAACTCTTGCATCGGTATAGTAAAGGTTAGAACCTTCAGCTACATTTGATGTAGATAAATTATCAATTGTTGAATCAAATGCCGCAGATACTGCTGATAATTCAGCATCAGTTGCGTAAGTTGAACCTAAATTTGAAATCGTAGTTGAAATTGCGCCAGATACAGAATTTAATTCAGCATCAGTTGCGTAAGTTGAACCTAAATTTGAAATCGTAGTTGCTACTGCTGCAGATACTGCTGATAATTCGGCATCAGTTGCAAATCCATTTCCTAAAGAAGATGAAAATGCTTCCAATGAATCAATTCTATCTTCGTGATTAGAAGCAGTTGAAATTAATGCTGATACAGATGTATTTAAATTGGAAACATCTACTCCATCTACTGTACCACCTACAACAATATTTCCTGCTATATACGCATCTTTGTATTTATAAGTAGAACTACCTAAATCAAATGCGTTATTATTTGATGGTATCAATGAAGAACTCAATGATGCTACAACATTGATTGAATCGGAACTAGCATCACCAATTGTAATTGCTCCACCTAATGTAAGGTTTCCACCAATTGATGCATTGCCAGATACATTTAATTCACCGAATGTTCCAGTACTTCCTGTACCAGCTGCTGATAATACGATGTCGCCATTTGCTCCACCTATTAACAACGTTCCTAATGTTGTGTTTACATATGGTTCTCCGAATGCTAACGAACCTGATTGTTGTGCGGTTGTCCCACGTCTAAATTTAAGTGCCATTTAGTTTACCTTTTTTTTAGTACGATTATTTTAATATTTTTATGTTATTATGTAACTTCTTATAAATATCTATTTATTTTCCAATCTATCAATTTTTGCTGATAATTCTTTAATTGCTTCAATTAAAAGTGGAACAATTTTTTCATAGTTCACTGCTTTGTATCCAGCCGCTCTATCTATAACGGCTTGTGGTATTACTTTTTCAATTTCTTGTGCAATTACTCCGATATCATTTCCTGCATGTGAGTGAATTAATTCAAATCCCTCTTTCCAATCGTAAGTGTTACCACTAATTTGATTTACTTTTTCTAAAGCGTTTGGAATTGGAGTAATGTTTTCTTTTAATCTTTCATCGGATGTTGAAAATGCTACGATATCTCCCGTTGCTATAATTTCTCCAGCTATTCCACTTGCAGCAGTTCCAACTCCAATAGATGCAAATTGAACATTTGATGAAGTTGCTACTGCTTGTCCAATTGCTATTGTTGGGGTTGCATTCTCACCACTATTATTTGTAATAGTAATACCTGTTCCTGCAACTAATGATGCTACATAATCTCCCGTTGTTTGAGTTGCTAATGTAATATTACCAGCTGCTGAACCTAAATTGATTTGAGATGAACTCGAAACAATACCTTCACCCAATGTATTCAAATATCTGGCATCAAATTCAGTTGTAAGTTGAGATGAACCCGAAACTACACCTGTTGGTAATAATGGAATTATTTGAGAACTACCACTTACAATACCATTTGGAATATTGGATAATCCAATATATGATATTTGAGATGAGCCAGAAACAATTCCTGTTCCTCCTAATATTTGTACTGAACTACTTACTAATGTATGAGTAGCTGATGCCTTTTCTTCAAAAATTGAATTAATTTGTGCCGATGAAGAAATTACTCCATTTGTTGCGGCAATAGAACCAACGATTGTATCACCCGTTATAGTTGCTGCTCTAAAATCTGCTAAAGTAAATGAAGCGTGAGATGTATCAATAGTACCCGATGGTTCTAATGTATATCCTTTGAATACTTTCCAAGTACCATTATCAGATGCATCTCTGAAAATACCCGTATGTCCATATGTACCATCGTTGTAATTACCAACAACTCCCAAATCTGGGTTTGTTATTGTTGAACCTTCATTTAAATAAATAAGGTTATCATTAATTGCTAAATTTTCAGAATTGATAATCGATTGAGTACCATATACAACTATGTCACCTAAAAACGAAACAGTCGAACCTGTTAATTCAATTGCATTATCTAATGAATTTGTATATGAATTTAATGAACTTAATATATCTACTATTTGCGAACTACCACTCACCAATGTGTGAGTTGCTGATGCTTTTTCTTCATATATAGAGCTCAATGATTGCGTATATGCATGTAATGCACTTAAATCAGCATTAACCGATGCGGTATAAATTGCTAAATTATCATGCTTAATATTTTGAGATGCTGTATATGCCTGTAATGCAGCAAAGGATATTTGTGCACCACTTCCTAAATTGATAGATGTTGTATATTCCAATTCATCTAAACGAGAATCAACCGAAGAACTAAATGGATTATAAACAGAACCAGTCCATGTATTAAATGATGCGGTAGCATTCATTAATGATGCGGTTGTTGTTTGTAATACACTAAATTTAGAATCAATAGATGCAGTATAAGTTTCTAAAGTATTTTGCTTTGATTCTAAAACATCTATTCTATCTTCGTGATTTGATGCAGTCCAATATAAACTAGCCGTAGTACTCATCAATGATGATGTTACGATTAATATTGTATCTTGCTTTGCTTCTAATATATCAATTCTACTTTCGTGGTCGGATGCCGTATCAAATAATTGATTACGATAGAAAGTATTTGATGCGGTATACGAATTCAACGATGATGTAGCTGCTTCTACTTCATCAAACTTAGCATCGATTGAAGATGTATATGTTTCTAATACGGAATCTTTTCCTTCTTGTGATGCTGAAAATTGTTCTATATTATTTAATCTACCTTCAGCGGATGCGGTAAAAGTATTCAATGAAGCCGTTACTATTGATAAAGTAGTTGCTCTACTTTCTAAACTTCCCGTTTCGGTTTCTAATGATAATAATCTAGCATCGTGTGATTGAGATACATCTTGTAAATGTTTCAATCTATCATCAACAGACCAAGAATAAGCATTTACACTTGCACCATTTAATCCAACTATTGTAGATGAACTAATTGAACCTTCGATACCTAAATTTTTATTTAATTCAATTCTTTGATTTGTATCACTCCATACCAATGTTACGTTTGCACCATCAATTGTAACACCGGCGCCATCCGAAGTTGCAGATGATGTAGAGCCACTTGCAATTCTAATATTTTTATCAGCAACATTTAAAGTTGAAGATTGAACCGCAGTTGTTGTCCCAACTACCGTTAAATTTCCTTTAATAGTCGTATTACCATCGGTTACATCAATTGCGGTTTTAAGAGATGAAGTATATTCTTCAATTGAATCGATTCTACCTTCGTGATTAGATGCAGTCCAAAATAATTCAGCTACATTTAAATTATTAGATGCAGTATAAGCATTTAATGATGATGTAGAAGATTGAACTGCTACAAATTTATCGTTTATAGATGATGTATAAGATGCTAATGTGCTATTTTTAGATTCTTCCGATGCTGAAAATACGTTAATTGATGAAATATGAATATCAACAGAAGATGTATATGAACCTAAAGTAGTAAATTTACTATCAATTGAAGATGTATAATTTCCTAATGTAGTTTGCTTATCCTCCAATACATCAATTCTATTTTCGTGATTTGATGCGGTTGAATACAATTCAGTTAAATTTGCATTAACTGATGAAGTGTAAGATGCTAAAGTTGTATTTTTAGATTCTTCGGAATTTTGAAAAGTTTCTAAACTATCTAATCTACCATCAACCGATGCAGAGAATTGTGTAACATTTCCAAATCCAATTATAGAACCACTAAAAGAACCTATTATAGATGAAGCAGATATATTTGTTGTGTAAATATTTGTCCAAGGTGAAGATGTAGTACCTATATCAATTGTTCCATTAGGTACTAAATTTGTTGTAAATTGTCCTAATGCTTGAATATTATCAGCAGTTGCGTTACCTAAATAAATGTTACCACCTATTCTCACATCACCCGATGCCGATATATTACCCTGTAAATTGATATCACCATATGCGGGTGCATTTATTGGTAATAGACTATATACTTCCGAACCACTACCAAATTGAATTGCTCCTGAACTATAATTTAAATATAATTCGGCTTCTTGTAGTGATACTTCCGTTGAACCTCGTCTTAATTGAACTATTGCTGCCATCTAATACTTTTATGTTTCTTATAAATATGATTAAATATTAAAATCTAAATCTCCACTATTAGAGATATATTTTGCTAAATGCATATAATTTGCCGTTATACTACCCGTTACTACGTTCATAACGTTTTCACCAATAGATAGATATGTATTTCCACCAACTTTTACATCAAATGAAGATGTGGTTGCTATGGCTTGAGTATTGCCCGTTGAATCTTCTATGAAGTTTACAGTCCCTGCTGCTTCCGGGTCTAAATTAAAATCAAATGTATTTGGTCCGGGTGCAATTCCAACTTCATTTCCATTTACTACTAATGAACCCGTTATATCTACCGAACCTGTAAATTGATGTATATCATCTAATGTGTTACCAATTTTAGAACTTCCACTTTCGTAAAATATAGATGAAGAAATTACCGATATATTAAATTGTCTGGCATTAACTTCTCCTAAAATGGTTACGTTACCATCCACCGAAAGTGAACCCGTTATTTCCGCACTTGCCGATAAAGCAAAGTGATTATGAATTATATTGAGTGTATCATTTATTTGTAAACCACTACCACTAATATCACCACCGGCATCTATATCGCCTATTGTAATGATATCTCTACCAACGAAAACATCTCTTTGTATGTTTGCATCTTGTGCTGCTGCTATTTCACCAAATGAACCCGTTTGGGTTAGATAAATAGAACCAGTTGTAGTGGAATCGGTTGTTACGATTGATTGAACAGACTCAATTGAACCTGAGCGTTTAAAAAATATTTTACCGTCATAAGTGTTTACGGCAATTTCTCCTAAATTAATAGAGCTTGTATCCGGCACCTTACCTGGCTGCGCCGAACGCTTCAGTACAATTGTTTGAGACATATCTAGTCTATTCTATTTAAATCGTTATAACAAAAAGAAAAGTAGTATATACTACCCTAATAAATATATATTTTTTAAATAAAAAAACCCCACCGAAGTGGGGTTTAGTTTTTTTACTTTTTAACGATTAGAATGAACCGGCGTCTATCATTGCAAATTGTGCTGCTACTGAAGCACTAAATGCCATAATATCACCTATTCCATATAATTGAGTGCTTCCCGTTGTAAACGTTGCGAAAGCGGTATCATTATATCTAAATTCTACTGCGTCTTGAGTAGTTGCTACTTTGTATAAAGAGCCCGATGCTTGGATGTATCCAATTGTTCCTGCGAATGGTTCTGAATTAAAATCAAAATCATCCGGTCTCATTGATGCGGTAACGCCAGAAATATATCTACCATCACCTACTAAAAACGATGCTGAAACAATTGATGCGGATACTGCTCCTTGTATATCTAAATCACCATTACCAACTATATCTCCCGATATATACGCATCACCTCCAACGTTGATATCATTTGTGATGTTTAATTCACCAAATGAACCCGTTCCGGTCAATGTTATTGAACCGGTGGTGATGGAATTAGTTGATACTAATGTTTCAATCGATTCAGAGGAACCCGACTTATGTAGATATACCTTACCATCATAAACGTTTATACCAAGCTCTCCTACAAGCAATGAGCCAGTATCAGGAACTTTTCCTGCTATTAGCGACCTTCTATGTAATAAATTTTGAGCCATTGATTTTATTGTTTTTGATGTTCATTAATAATTTTTAAAATTACCTTTTGGTAAATCTCATACGTTAGAATGAACCTCCGTCAATTGTGTTACTCATTACAAAATCAGAACCATCCCATTGTAACAAATCTCCTGCAGTTGTTGGTGCTGCTACGAAATCAATGTTACCTGCTGCGTTTCTGAATGCTGCTCTCTTCGAAGTTCCGAAACCTGGTACATTTAATGAACCTGTTACGTCTGCTACGATATCAACTGAAGAACTGAATTGGTTGTTAGTACCATCATACTTAAATGATGCAGATGTACCAGCTACTTCGAATCCAGCACCATCCGCTGTTGCGTTTGAAGTAGAACCTGATGCTAATGTGATAAGTTTATCTTCAACAACTAATTGAGCAGTGTTCAATGTAGTAGTGTTACCTTGTACTATCAAGTCACCACCTACGATTACATCACCAGAAGTTGTTACTTTAGCGAATGTTACTTCGTCAGATGTACCAACACCTTGTATATTTCCTGTTCCTTCTAATGTAGTTAATCTACTATCAGCCGAAGCAGTGAATGAATTTAATGATGATGTAGAAGCTTGAACTGCTGCAAATTTATCATTTACAGAACCTGTGTAAGTTGCTAAAGCTGAGTTTTTAGATTCTTGTGATGCAGTAAATGCGTTCAACGATGAAGTTGATGATTGAACTGCTGCAAATTTATCATTTACTGAACCTGTGTAAGATGCTAAAGTTGAGAATTTAGAATCAACAGATGAAGTATAAGATGCTAAAGTTGAATTTTTAGATTCTTGTGAACCAGAGAATGATTCTAAAGATGATAATCTTGTATCAATGTTTGAACCATTACCAATTGCTGCTTCAACACTATCTAATCTACTATCAACTGAAGTAGAATAAGAAGTAAATCCTGTTACAGATGATAAAGTTACTTGAGATGAACCACTAATTACACCATCCGCATCTAATTTAGATTTGATTGTAGTGTTAATTGAAGAAGTAAATCCTTCGATTGAACTCAATCTACCATCTTGTGCTGATTGTGCAGAAGCGATTGAACCTGTTTCAGTTTCTAATGCCGATAATCTAGCATCTTGTGCTGATTGTGCAGAAGCGATTGAACCAGTCTCACTTTCTAATGCTGATAATCTATTATCTTGTGCCGCTTGTGCAGTATCGTTTGAAGAAGAGTATGCTTCTAATGCAGAAACTCTACTTCCAATACCAGCTGCTCCACCAACAGAAGCTTCGATTGTATCGATTCTACTTTCGTGGTCAGATGCTGATGCAAATAATTCTGCATCTTTAGCTGCTAATGAAGAACTAAATGCAGTATATCCTGTTGTAGAAGAAATTGTAATTTGAGATGAACCTGAAACTACGTTATCTCCACCTGCTACTAATACTTTAGATTCTGCACCTTTAACACCAGCTTTCCAGTAGTCATTTGTTGAATCCCAAACGATTGAACCTGTTGCTGTGTTAGGAGCGGTAGCATCTTTAACCCATAATCCACCATTTGCTGCTCCACTTCCGTTCAATTCGATGATGTTATCACCAATTTGAATAGTTGTTGAATCAACGATAGTTTGAGTACCAGATACAGTGAAGTTACCATTAACAGTTACGTTAGAACCACTAACAGTGATTGCAGTTTCGATGTCTGATTGGAATGTTTCCAATGTATCGATTCTACCTTCGTGGTTAGAAGCAGTTGCATATAATTCAGTTAAATCTGCATCAACTGAAGCAGTGTAAGTACCTAATGTAGAGAACTTACTATTTACTGAACCTGTATAAGTTGCTAATGCTGAATCCTTTCCTTCTTGCGATGCAGAGAAAGTATTGATTGCTGCGATGTGTGCATCAACCGAAGCGGTGTAAGTAGCTAAAGTTGAATCTTTACCTAATTGAGATGCAGAGAATGCGTTTACAGCGGATACATGTGCATCAATTGAAGCAGTGTATGTTGCTAAAGTTGAATCTTTAGATATTTGTGATGCAGAGAAAGTATTGATTGCCGAAATATGTGCATCAACACTTGCAGTATAAGTTGCTAATGTAGCATCTTTACCCAATTGTGAACCAGAGAATGCTTCTAAAGAAGATAATCTAGCATCTTGTGCATCATTAGTAGTATCATTGGATGCAGTATAAGAATTTAATAAGCTTACAGAGTTACCAATAGTTCCACTACCAATAGATGAACTCAATGCGTTGATTGAAGATGCAACTGAAGCGGAGAATGGTTGAATGTTACCTACTAAATTAATAGCTTCGTTACCATCTGTTCCTAATAAATATAAGGTTGAACTACCACTTGCGTAGTAAGGAACACCTTTAACCATGCCATTATAAGTAGAGCCAGCAAACGTATTAGGTGCATTATCACCCATCAAGAAGCGGTTTACCGCTTGTACCTGACCATTTTCGTTTGCAGCAAATACTATTGACGAGCCATTCGTTGTTGTAAGATTGGAAGAACCTGAAGCGATTACAATTTCACCTTTTTGTAAGGATGATGTTACCGCCGATAGGGCTTCCAAACTACCACGTCTGTGTTTAATAATTTGTGCCATATTAATTGAATTAATTAATTGTTTTCGTTAAATAAAAATAATTTTTGATTTTCATTAAGTGAAATTCAGTAAAGTATAATTGATAGAAACCAATACTAACCTTCAACTAAATGTTTGATACTGATAAATATTAAAAAATGATAAGAATCATAACTTTCATTAAGAAAAATTAAAATTCTCCCATATCAATATTAATATTCGATTGAGAAACATATACTTCGTTATCGGTTGCATATGTTAAATCAAGAGATGCAGTAAACATATTCAATGATTCCGAATGTTGGTTCAATGGAATCAATATGTCTGCTATTTGTTCAGAGCCAGATACAATCGATGGTTTATCGGAAATACCATCAAACGAAATTTGGATTGAGCTGGATACTAAAGTAGGTTTACCCACAACCCCATCGAATGAAATTTGTTGTGAGCCGGATACCAATGCAGGTTTGTTAGAAACTCCATCAAATGAAATTTGTTGTGAAGCTGAAACCAATGTCGGTAATCCTATAATATTTTCATAATTTACAGAAGTTGCGGCAATATCTCCAATTACTCTTGAGCCCGATATTTGACCCGATGTATCTGCCAGTACTATTTGAGCCGAAGATGATACAACTCCATCTGGCAAAACAGCCGCAACATTATTTGTAATAATTTGAACAATAGATGCGGAAAATGTAGTTTGTATCGATTGAGATACAATATCATTTACAGATGAACTAAAATCAGCACCTACATTTGCGGCTGTATTTAATTCCGAACCACTTTCTATTTGTTTTAATCTAATCAAATTTGCCATTATCTATAAATATTATTAATGTAATCTTTCTATCGTAATAAAGTTATTATTATATCCCGGTCCCACCATCAATGTCATTCTCCAAAATCTTAAATTGGTTGTATCTCTTATATAATATACTGCCAAATCACCATCACCAGTGAATCCCCAAGATTGGCCACCTGGATATCCAAATGTCGTACTCATCGTAAATGATTTATCGGAATAATATGTGTAAGAACCATTATTATATGTTGTATGTGCCGAAGCCATTGCTGTAAAATTGGCTCCCGTTGTTCTTACTTCTAAACTTCTACCACCACTTGTTGTAAATCTAGCTTGTATATCATCCAATGTAATTGATACTCCTGCATTTACAAACCCACTTGCTTTCCACGCCAATTCACCACCTACTCCCGTTGGTGCTTTACTTAAATCTATGTAAACGCCTTTGGTATTACCATCAAAAATTCTTAATCTATCTCTATAAACATCGGCAACTACACGAGTTGATAATGTTGTATTTGTTTGTGGAACACCGAATTCTATCTCACCACCTTCATCACCTCCAACTGTACCAAATCTAGTTACCCCATTGAATGTATTTGTTCCTGTAAATGTATTGTTTAAAGAAGGAAGATTTGTATTTGTTTTTAATTCTACCGCTGTTAAAACTGGACCCGCTGCTTCTCCGTATTGAAAATTACCACCACTATTGGTTACCATTCTCATTGAATAGGTATAAGTTCCGGCAGCCGGTGTATCTATAACATTTAAACAATATGGTATGTTTTCGTTTTGTGCCGATGATTCAACTTGAATAATTTGACCAATTGCACTACTATCTCTATATATTTGTATTTGACACCATTGACCTGTTGATGATACTGGGTTTGCATCACCTGTAATCATAATTTGAACAGGATTTCCAGATGTTGTTATGCTTCCACTTATTATATTAGTATTAGTTGTACTCAATGTTTTTGATGCACCTAATACTTGCACATAATTTACATTACCTTCTATGTTTAAAGAATTGAATGTTTCAGTTACTACTATTGTACAATAATCACTTATATCAGAACTGGCATTGTGTCCTACACTATATGTATGCATTCCGATTTCAGTTGAACCCACATAATACAATGTTGGCATTACAAGATGTTGATTTGCAGCATTGAAGTAAAAACTACCACTATCTACAATAATACCATCTCTATAAAGATATAATGTTTTAGTTGAATTGTTTGTTGATGAATATAATGTGAAATTAGCTTCTACTTTTACAGTCCCACCATTTCCGGTATATGAACCACTCCACGCAGTTGCAGATGTATAAGAAGCATTATCTAATATTTTTGTTGCACTATTTGCTAATACACTCAATGATGAACTGAATGCTTCTATATTATCTAATCTACTATCAACCGATTGTGAGAATGAAGTTAAAACACTACCGCTCAATGCATATCTGCTATCATATGATGCAGTTAATTGTGATGAACCACTAACAATACTTCTACCAGTTTTTTCAAATGATGAAGAAGCAATTGTAGTCGCTTGGTTATTTGTATTACCTACCCACAAATATCCCGTTTGTAAATTAGGTAGAGTTGCAGGACCTGGATTTAATACCAAACCTTTACCACCATTTCCTTCTTTTACAATAACACCTAAAAATTGTTTTATTGAATTTGAACCCGATGGTGGATTTATACTCCAACCACCACCTTCTGCTACATATACTTGTTGGCCAGGTTGGTATCCGGTTAAATTAATTCCGCTAATATCTCCTAATAAAATTCCAACTCCCGTATTATTTGAATTTATGTTTGCACCAGCTATATAAGTAACTGGCATTTTGTTTGAGTCGGAGGCATCCGCAACATAAACTTTTGGATTAGCTCCTTGTGAACCACTTACATATAAAGGTGTTCCTTTTTGAATTGTAAATGTTTCACCATTATATATAATATCATTTATTAGAGAAACGGAACCAGATGATACGGCATTAATTCTAGTGTCAAAAGATGAACTATCGGTATTATATGATTGTGTAAATGAATTAAATGATGAAGTTGTTACTAAATATGATAAACTTTGTTCGTTAGTTGCTGCAACTATTTCGGTATGAATCGATGCTGAAAATTCATTAAATGAGGATGTTTGCAATCTTCCGTTCATTCCGTTTGTAAATGCAACATTTAAAGCTGATTGCGATGAAGTAAATGAATTTAATTGAGTTAAATCTGTTGATTCTGAAACTATACCCGTTGGTATATTTGTTAAATCATCGTAGGAAATGCTACCACTTAAAATTCCTCTACCAGTCGTTTCATAACTTCCACTAACAAATCCCAAATCGGTAATTTGAGTAGAAGAACTTATTGTGTTTGGTGAAACAACAACACTACCACTCAAAGTATATCTTTCATCATAAGAAGAAGTTAATTGCTCCGAACCACTTATTAATCCATTAAATGATTGCTCATTCGTTGCTGCAATAATTCTTGCATCAAATGATGCAGAATCCGTATTATATGTTGTAGTTTGTAATCTTGCACTAATAGCATTTGTAAATGCCGTATTTAATGTATTTTGAGAAGATGTAAATGAATTTAAATGCGATAAATCCGTAGATTGCGAAATCAATCCATTTGGTTTACCACTTATATTATCCCAAGTAGTTTGGGTTAATGAACCACTAATTACATATCTTTCGTCATAAGAAGAAGTTAATTGAGAGCTACCACTAATAGCCCCATTCAAAGATGTTAAATAAGAACCGGTTGCAGCTTCTAATGCGTTTAGACGTTGAATATCCAATGTGTTAATAGTATTTCTAACACCATCCGCAAGAACATCCAAAGTTATTCTTACAGTTTGCCCATTATCAACACCGGCTACATATGTATTTAATGATGCGGATGTGATTGCATCTAATTCTGATATTTTTTTATAATGTCTTATTGCCATCTTATACTATTATTTCTTCTCCGTTTTCGGTTATTATATCTAATACGTTTTCCGTATCTAAATTTAAATATCTTAATTTACCTATAACATAAATATCATCTATTGTAACATTATCGTAATCTATGTACTCATCAAATAAAGTTACAATCACATTATTTCCAATATCTTCAACTTTATAGTTTCCAGGTATATGTAATCCAAATACTAAAACTTCGAAATTATTTGGAGATGCTCCTTCCGTACCATAATCAGTATTTAAATTGTATATTGTTAATGTATTTGCTTCGTTATCAAATTCATCAACTTTTACTTTAATATACATTGCACTATGTTCCAATATTTCCTGATGAAATGCTGATATTGTGTTTTTGTTATTTACAGTCTTTATTGGATATGGATTTGATTTTGTTGCAGAATTAAATTTAGTATTTGTTGGAATTTCTATATTACTTAAACTACCCGTTAAATCCAAATTGACAAGATTTTCTGGATTCACTTTAGCAGGAATCACTCTATTTAATTTTCTTGCATTTGAATTAAATTGTTTAAGCATATTTTTCTATATCTCCAACCATTTCAATATAATCGAATTCATCCAATTCGAATTCAAAATGTGATTTTATAAATTTAACAATCAATCCGTTAGAACCCATTTCTATAATATAATCTTTTGCACTTATTGATTGAGTGTTTATTAATATTTTAACTCTATCTTGTATTTCTCTATATTCAATTTCTCTCAAAATATCATTGAATTTCCATCCTTTAGCTTCCCAAATTGAATGATTGGAATCATTTAAATTTTTGGAAACTAATTGTACTTTTTTTGGACTTCTACTTATTTTTTGAGTGATATCTAATAAGGTTCTTTTCATTATAAATCTATAAATTTACCAGTTATCGAAATTTCATCAGTTGGAGTTACATTAAATCCTAAATTAGCGGTAATAAAATTTATACCCAAAGAATTTGATGCCATTGTTACATTAAAATGCGTTGTATGATAATAACGTACACCATTTATGTAAACTCTAATATCATATGTTGTATCGGAAAGTACAATTCCACCCGTTACAATTGACATTAATGATGTTGGTGTTTTTATAGGTTTAATATTTGAAAATGTTATTGTGTTATTAATTGTAGGATTTTGTATCTTACTATTATTCAAAGATAAGAAATCTATCAAATCTTTATTATCGTAATATGGAGAAGTTGTTGTTAAAAATCCTTCCAATCTACCATTTGCTGTCATATCGGTTTCGGTGGTAACTACAACTTTTCTAGTGCTTATAGATTTTTTTGTAGTAGATTCTCCATCGAATTTTTCTGGCAATAAATAAGCATTTACATTTAATGAAAATTCCACTCTATTAATTCTATTAGTTCCTTCTCCTACTTCGTTTACTACATTGTAATCCGTTACTAAAGTTCTAAACTTAAATTTATCTTTTGAACCCCAATATTGCGATGTGAAATTTAATGCTTCAATTACTGCATTTAATTGTTCTGTATAATCTGTCCAAACCATACATTCATATGATATTTGAACATATTCCGGCATCATAATATTATATAATTCCAATTTTGGTTTTGTAGCTCCACCAAATGCTGTAAATCTATCATATCTATTATCTTTTGAATACTTTGTTACTGTTGGATACGAAACATGTCTATTCAACATAGGCATAGTATCATCCTTTGCAATAGATGTTCTACGAATCATCATTAAAGGTAATTGAATTTTACCTTTTGCATCTCTAAAAACGCCATCTCTTCTGGCTCCTTTCCATCTTTCGGAATTACCATATATAACCGGAATACTAACGGATTTACCATTATAATCTAATTTTGGTAAAACAGTTTCTTCCAAATATGTCATCATAGCATAATCTACATCAAAAAGAGATACACTCTTTTTAACATCCCCATCATTTGACTTTATTTGGGTGGCTCTATTTATTTTATTTGATGCCATAATTAATCTATTCTTTCTTCAATATTTAATTGTGATTTTGGGACCATAAATGTAGAACATACGATACTCCAAGTTTTTTCAGAATTAGCGCCCGGCATACCACCTACAAATTGAACTTCATTTGTATTATCAATTTCATAGTATGATTCATCAAAGTGTATTACATCACCAATTTCGGGATAAATACCTCTTTCTCTACACAATTCTCTATCAAATTTAAATTCTATGTTTTGATTAGTATCTGCACCAAATCCTTCGTAGTTTACACTTTCAGGCTCTTTATCAATTAATACATACAATTCAACACCGGGATACCAAGTTTTATTTAAAGATTCTCCATATATGTTTACTTTTGTTTCATTTACATTTATTTTAAACAAAACGCAAGTATTTTGGATGACTGTATCAACCAATTCTCTGGCAAAACTTCTAAATAAATCTATATCTCTACCTACTAAAAACTTTGGCATATTATCCTACATATATTTTTAAAGGAACTTTTCTTAACATTTCTTGGTGGTGAGTTGATTCGTGTGCTTGCTTTTCAAACACATTTTTTCTACTCATTTCTTCCAAATTTTCTCTCAATTGAGTTACCAACGCATCTTTTTCAACCTGTGCTTCTGCTCTCAATGCTGCACCATCCAATGATACTTCGCCATCTGGAATTGGAACTGAATTATATTTTTCTCTAATTGCTCCCAATAATTCTTTTGAAAGAGCCAATGTATATTTTCTAATCCATTGTTTTCCAACTTCATTTATGTTAGAATATTGGATAAAATTATATGGAATATCGGAATAGTCTGAAAGAGAATCAGGTTGAATAGTTTGAGAATCATGCTCAAACTCATCTCTACTCATATATTCAAAATATATTTTTTGAGCAGTTCTAGCGGTTGGTATTGGGAATATTTCTAATTTGTTATTTACAATACCAAAACTATATTGAGATTTACGGATGTTATCATTGAATTCAATTTCTTGCATTCTTAATACATCTTCGTAAATTGGCATTAATAAAAATTGTGCAGCCGGAGAATATGAACCAAATCCCATTTCATCTAGTAAATTCAATGTACCCTGTCCACCAACGGAATACGGGTCAAAGAAACGTTGAATTGCAGGAGTTGCTTCATAAAATACCTTTGTTACATCAATTCGAGAACCGCTTGTAAATATATCTGTAAATGATGCAGATGTTTCTACATCAATTGCTTCAGTTAATAAATCATATCTTTGTCTACCTATTTCAACATCTATGTATGCTTTCTTTATATCAACATTACCACCAACACCCGCTTGTGTTCCATATTGTTGAGCCATACGAATAGCCGTAGGTAAGAACGAACCATCTACCAATGTTTGTGAAAAGTTTTGATTTGCACCTTTACGTTGGCCTCTTAAAACATCAACGTTGTTACGAAGATTGAATTGATTTACCTGTGCAGAATATTCAGATGTTGCTTCTTCGAAACAAGCCCAAATTTGTTCATTATCCAATTCTACGTTTACAATAGGGTATCCCAATCTTTTTGCTACCCAAACTGATGTTTTTGGTGCATCGGCTGTAAATTGAGAATCCGCATCATAAATACCAAATGGCGTAGATGAACCCGAAACGAAAGTACCTGAACCTGACCAATATGTGTTTACGGACATAATACGATTTTTATAAGTTTATTTACTATAAATATAAAAATAAAAAAAGAGTGGATATTTCTACCCACTCTTTTATTTTATAAAGTTTATTAACCTTATCTTTTACTCAAAGATTAAAGAGTTTCTAAACCATCAACGATAATCTTACCGTAGAACTCTGGTCTTACGATTTTCTTAGCGTATCTAGTCATCACACCTCTTCTTGGAGTGAAGTTGATTGGGTCATAAACTAAAGGAGTCATAATCAACGGAACATATGGAGCGTAAACAGCACCTGTTTCGAAGAAGTTAGAACCTTTGAAACCTAATAAGATTACGTTTTCAGTCATATAAGGATTCTTATAAACATCGTATCTATTAGAGATTGAACCGATGTTAGTTACACCTGCTGCGAATTGCATTGCATCCTTACCAGGATTTGCAGAGAAACCATTCATTGATTCTAAAATAGTTGCTACGTTTGGAGATACAACGATGAAGTTTGCACCACCTCTCATAGTTAATTGGTGAATCTTGTTAGATATCTTTTGTAATTTGATACCTAAAGTTTGATACCAAGTGTTCTTTGTGTAAGCACCTGCTGCTACTGCAGTTGAATCAGCTGCGAAACCAGCACCTGTCCAATCGTATCCAACTCTTGCAGACCAGTATTCAGTAGAGAATGCGTTTTGCTGTAACATCTCTAAAATTTCTAAATCAATCTCTAAAGAGATGTATTCAGATAACATTTGAGTTAATTCAGCTTCTGCATCTACAGAGTGGTATGCGTTTAAGTCTTGCGCTAATTCAGGAGTCCAAATTGCTTTCAACTTACGAGTCTTAGCCACGATAGGCTCAGATTTCAATTCTAATTCAACTTCTGGGATAGGTAAGTCAGCACCTCTATCTTCGAAATCACCACGAGAAATATCAGTTGGTTGTTTGTGGTATGCTAAAGTAGCACCTACAGTACCAAAAATTGTGTTAGCTGCTGCTACTTTCGCAACGAAAGTTACGTTTGTACCTTCAACAGATGTAAATTCAGGATATAAAGTGAAACCTGAACCAGATTGTGCTAAATCAAATGCTCTAGCACCATTGAAATCAGCATCATCAGGTAATGCTACAGTCAAAGTCTTAACTTTGTCAGCTGCAAATGCTGCAGAGAACGCTGAATCAACCAAGTTGTAGTTAATATCTGATAAAGATGCAGATGCAACAGTTGCGTTTTTAGCTACTGCTGAATCGTTGATTGTGTATCCGAAACGTCCTGCTCCGTATAATCCACCTTCAGCTGCTTGAGTAGAACCCAATTTGTTACCAGCTGGAGATAAAGAATCTTTACCGAAAGTACCGCCGTTACCGAACATTGATGAATTTTGAGCTGGTCTACCTGTATCAGTGTCAGTACCATACTTGAAATCCATATAGAAAATAAGACCTGAAGGTAAGTTCATTGGTTGAACTGAAACGAATTCTTTCGCTGCAATTGAACCGAAGATTCTTCTTACCAATGGTAAAGCTACACCAGCCCACTCTTCAGAACCTGCTGAAGTACCTGTTCTTGTAGCCTCATCTAATAATTGCTTAGCTTGGTTTTCTAACATTACTGCCATACCATGCTTGTTTGTTTCAGACTTAACGCCTTCTAACAAACCTGTTTTTTCCCACTTTGCTTTCAAACCTCTAGTTTGCTCAAGCATTAATGACTGTGGGTTTTTTCCTGTCATAATTGATTTTAAATTCATTTTTATTTTTTTTTAAATTTTTTTACAAAAATTACTTAATGATACCTGCTAATTTTCTAAATCTTTCAGAGAAATCTGCTGATTCTGCAATTACTTGCTTAGCTGCTTTTGGTGCAGTTGATTTAACTGCTTTAGAAGCGATTCCTTCAGAGATAGCTTTTTTAGCTGGTTTGTTATTTGAAGTATATTTGAAGTTCTCTGCTAATGTAGAGAATACCAATTTAACCTCTCTAACTGATTTAGTTCTATCCAAAGTTTCAATCACTTTAACTTTTTGTTCGTTAGTCATGTTGTGTGCTCTGAATAATTTGTTTGCGAATAACAACTTAGCGTTCAATAAGTTCACTTCGTTGATAGTCTTTTGTAATGATTTGATAGTTTTGTAAGCTTCTTCTAATTCAGCTTCTTTTTCTGATTCTTCAGCTTCGTCTACTTTCTCACCATCTTTCATATCAGCTTCCATTTCTCTTAAAATTTCTTCCAAGTCAACTTCATCTGATTCTTCTTCTTCGTTAGTTACAACAACTTTAGGTGTTTCACCTTTATCAGTTCCAGCTTCAGAACCATCTGCTAAGTCTTCAGCGATTGCTGGTTGCTCTTCTGCAGGCATTTCTTCTTCTGAACCTTCTTCATCACCTAATTGTGCTTCTAACTCTCTGATGATAGCTTCTAAATCCATGTCATCTTCAGTTGATTCTTCTTCATCACCTGTTGGCATGTAATCTTCGCCTTCACCTTCTGATGCGAATGGGTCAGCTTCTGCTCCCATATCATCACCACCTTCTGCTGCATCTGCTGCGAAAGGATTTTCTTCTTCTGAACCTTCACCTTCTAATTCTGCCAATCTCGCTCTTAATTCTGCGATTTCTGCATCTTTAGAATCTGCTTCAGGTTCTGCTTCCATACCGAACTCATCTTCTTCGTTGATATCTGCTACTTTAGTGTAGTCAGTACCAGCTTGTTCTGGCTTACCACTATCTTTAGTTACACCTACTGATAAATCAGTATCCGCATCTAATGTTGGTGTTGCACCAGGAGTTTCGGCATATCCAGCTTCTACTTTAGAACCGATTCCTGTTGAATCCAATTCTTCATCAACTTGCTCCTCATCACCTTCCATTTCAGCTTCAGCTCTCAACTTTTGAGTCAACATAGACTGAAGTCTTGGTGTAAAGGCTTCTTCAAGAGCAAGCTTTGCGTTAGCCAATGCAGTTTCTTTAACCGCTTTAGCATCTGCGATTGCTTCTTTTAACAATTTTGAATTTGCCATTTTTTTTTGATTTTTGTTCCTGTGAAGTTATTGTAATTGTGGAACTTCAATGATATTATATTGGTTGTTCGGTCACACCTTATAGAGAAGGGTATTCATTAACCAACTATGTTTTAATCAAAAAATCCCAAATTAGTTGGGATATTTGAAAATAAATATATAAATTTTTTAGAAAACTAAAGAAATTAATTGTTTTTATCAAAAATTTTCTTAAATTTCTCTACTCTAGCTACTTTTAGCTTTTGTTTTCGTTTGGTAACTGATGGTTTTTCGAATTCTTTTCTATCTCTTAATGATTCGATTTGCTTAACACTTTTTACTTTACTTTTGTAAACTTTAAGTGCTCTATCTACATTTCCATCTTTTACATCAATGATTAACATAACGTATTATTGGTGGTTTACTAATTTATATTTTGTAGAATATAATAATTCTTCAATATTATCAATTTGATTTTGTAAATAAGATGCTTGTAATTTTTCATCTTTTCTTAACTTATCTAATGCTACACATAATTTTTCAAAATAAGAAATTATGTTTTTAATATCGTTATTTGTATCCAATCCACTTACAGGTTGTAATTTAATCAAACCATATTTACCCTGATAAGATTCTACTAAACCATCTATGATACCACCAATTGAATCATAGTATTCACCTAATGCTTCATGTGCTGAATGCGCTCCAATTCCTTTAACTCCTAAATGAAAAGCGTGCGCTTGAGTTCTACTATGTAAAAATAATGATGCTAATTGTTCCATTTTAATTATTTTAATTTTTCGCAAGTTTTACATTCTTGTAATCCTAATCTTTGTTTCATTACATCTTCAGTTACTTCAGCTATTTCAAAGTATCTATTTAATACATGCCCCATATCTTCATAAAGAGCTTCTAATCTTTGTTCTTGTGCTTTAGCTTCTAAAGATTCTTTTTGGAATTTTTCATGCAATGCTTTCAATTCTTTCATATTACGTTTAATAGTTACTCTATCAAACCAATCACCACCTTCTCTTAAAGTATATTCTTGTGCAGCATCTGCAATACCACCCAATGTTTCGGCAATATTTCTGATATCGGATTTTCTATTCATTTGCTCTCTAAATTGACCAAATGTAGAAATTATTTCCAAAAAATGTTTCTTAATATCAGTAGGTAATTGCTGATATGCTTCCTCTTCTTTAAGTAAATCTTTTAAACGTATCATATTATATTATTTATGAGCGATTTTATATTTTTTCAATCTTTGAACCGCTTGTTGTAAATCTTGCGGAGTCATACCCAATGCATCTACTAATTTAGCCATTACCAATTGTTCTTTTCTTTTTGGTAAATTATATCCCTTAATTACTTCCAATGCTCTATCCAAAAATTTTTCAACTTTTGCAGGAATTGTTACATCCATATCCTCCAAATCTTCGTTGATTTTAGCTACTGGCTCATAAGTGTTTACTGGCATTAAGTTTACTAATTTCATATTTTTATTAGTTTAATTCAATTATAATTTCTCTCATCAAGTCTTGTGCTTTGCAGAATTTTCCACATTCTTCTGCAACTTTAGCCCATTGTTTTGATTCGTTCATTGGTGCCATAAATGCTCCATGTGTAGATGGATTGGAAACAAAATCCCATCCAACTAATTCAAAATCTTCCTGAACCATTACAGTACCATCGGAAAGTTCTTTTACTGAACCCAATCCTCTCGATGAAATCCCTAAACGAATGTTGTTTTTTAATAATTCTTTTAAGATGTTACCAGATGGAGTTGAAAGAATTTCCACTACACCAACTACGTCATCCCCATCCCATCCAATTTCTCTGATGTTATGTGATACGTTTTTTAAGTTGATTACGGGAGAATCTGGATGGTCTAATTCACCCAATGCTCTTCTTTCTTTAATAAGTTGCTCATACTTCTTACACTCTCTTTCCAAAATTTCTTTTGGATATCTTCTGTGGTTTTGATTTGGAGCACCAGCTCTTTGAAGAATACCCTTAACTAAATAAGTTCCGTTTTCTTCTTGCTGAAGTTTTGCTTCAAACAAATGAGTTTCTATTAATAATCCCTTATTCATCTATTTCAAATCTTTTTTTACTTTTTCTATCACTTTACCACTATGCTGTGACCAAGTTTTTAAGAAAATGGTTTTTAATTCATTTTCTAATTCCGTTTCAGTTACCTCACCATTTGTACTATCAGAACCTTTGGTTATTTGAGTTTGTACATATGGTAATTTAACCATTTTAGATGCTATTGAATCATCGATACCTTTTTTGTTATCTAATAATTTAACAACATCATCTATAAATTTTTTATTAGATTCCAATGAACCCAATATTTTTTCTAAAACTTTCTTTGTTTCTTTTTTATTACCCATTAAATAGTTTATTCCGTTTCCAGCCAATTCTATTAAGTAATAAAAAATAACTTTAGCAATTAAAATAGTACCAACAGTTGCTACTATATCAAATGCTAAATCCTCATTTATTTTTTTTTTTGAGATATTCTATTGAATACCTCTTTTAATCTCAATTTATCCGATATATCACTTATTTCGTTATAATCGGTTTCTTTAATTCCTCTTTCAATTTCTCTTCTACTGGCATTTGGGTCTGCACATACAGCTACTCCAATTTTTTTTCTACCATAATCACCGGCCATATCATACATAGCCATAATTGCTTTGAAATGCCAATCGTTTGTTCCTACTTCGTTTGTAGCTCTTAATGCTTTTAAATCAGAACCCTCAATCTCTCCATCCTTATCTACATCTAATTTCTTTTGCCCTGCTGTTAATTCAGCTTCATTGTATCCTCTTAATTTACCTTCGGATTTTGCTTTGTAAGCAGTATCTACCGCATTAAAGAATTTTTTCTTATCATCATCTGACATAGAAGTTATAGATTTACCACTTTTATCCAACATATGTTTAAATAATTGCTGATAATCTTGTTCTTCCCTAACAGTTTGCTTTACAAACTCTTTTAAATTTTTGGATACTTTCATTATTCTGAAATTTGTCTTATTTTTTGGTCCAATTTTAACAATCTCTCTTTTATTGTATAAATATGGTTATTTGTTCTTTTCCAAAAACTTTTGTTGTTTATTCCACTTTCATTCTTAATTTTACCATACCAATTAAGAAATCTTTCCATTTCTGAAAGTTGTTTGCTGATATTAGAGATACCTTTTCCAATTTTTGAAACTGCCGATGAATCTTCTTTTTTTAATTCTAACCAACGATTTTCTTTCACAACACTATATCCCGTCAAATCGGCTTGTCTTTTACCTTTAGTTTTTTCATCTTCGGGCTTTCCAAACGCAAATGGAGTATTGTACTCACCTGCTGCTCCCGATGTATTCATTTCATCTACTTTCAATTCAGCATCTTTATATAAGCCAGAAACCGAATCATCTAATTCTTTTTCCAATTGCTTTTTAGCAGTACCCAATTTTTTTAATTGTTCTACATACTTCTTTTCATTTGGAGTTCCTTTTGCTTTTTTATATAAATCTAAATATTGTTGAATTCCATCGATTACTTTTGCCAAATCTTTTGATATAGTACGAACTGAACGAAGCTCTGCTAACACTTGCTCTTTAACATGGTCCGGTAATCCTTTATGAGAAGTCGATGCGAAATCTTTTGCATCTTTATCACTCATTGAATCTGCTGCTTTTTCAACTTCTTTTGATGGGTTTTCTAAATCACCCTTTTGTGCAGCGTGAACCATACCCATAAATCTTTGTTGTGCTTTACTTTGTGCTGGCATTTTTCAATTCTTTTAAAAGTTCATAAGTCATCATCATTGCTGATAAATGCTCTTCTTTAATTTTTTTAGCCGTTTTGATTTTCTTAATATTAGAAATGGTTTCTGCTAATTTAATTTTTGTAACTTTATCTGAAATTTTAGAGCCAACTTCTTTCAATGAATTAACTAATGTTGTTACTTCGTTTGAAACATATTCACTCAATTTGCCAGTATTATTGATATTATTGATATATTCTTTTAATAAGTTTTTCTGATTTACTGATAAATTAGAATATTTTTTATTAAAATTTTCTACTAATAATTTGTAAGATAACATTCTAACTTCATCATCTTGCTTTCTATATTCAACCAATACTCTATCGTTTATTTTCTTATCTTTATTTTCGATAGATGAATTAATCATATTTTCAACTATTGTAAATTTAGAATTAACAATATCTTTTGGTTCAAATGATTCGGTAGTAATTACTGCTTCAAATACTTTATATATTGATGCTAAATTTTTATAATTTGAAATAGGAGATTTTACAAATTCATCTATATTATAAGCCTCTTTGATTTGCTTAATAAGGTTATATTTCTCTTTTGTAAGTTTTGATTCATCCAATCTCTTACGAGCTTCACAAACAGTATCTACGAATTTTTCAGCTTTTGCTTCTGAATTGTATGTTTCGTTAATAAGATATTGATATAACTTCAATTCTTTTGAAAGCTCTTTCTTCGAATTAAAAAATTCTTTTAAAATTTTCTCTGCTTTTGAAGATTGTTTGCCAGACAACATTTCTGATGTAATTTGTCTTACAAGCAATTCAAACAAAAATCCAGTGTTTTTAAATTTCGAGTGTTTAATATTTTTCATCAATTATATATATTTTTCTCTGATATAAATATACTTTTATTATAGTTTATTACTCTTTACCAAAATCTTCCATTAAAATAGTAGTTTTATTACCATTCATATCTTTGAAAATTTCTCTTGCTTCTCTTTGAGCTTTTTGTTTTAAAGTTTTAATTCCCAATGGGTCTCTTCCCAAAATGTGGTCATCTTTTTCATATCTAACCGGGTCTTTTGGTCTACCAACTTCTCCTTCTAATTCTAATTTCAATTTATTCAATTCTTCTTCAACATTTGTTGGTGCTTCAGTTCCCGTTTCTTTTGCCGGGTCAACACCTTGTGTTTCAATTGAAGTTAAACGGAATGCTTGTTTAGTATCTTCTATGATATCCAATGTTAATTCATCTTGCTCTTCAGGAGTCATATCCATAATTGCATCGTACATCCATTTTTTAGAGAACATTTTTGTTTGTTGCATTTGCTGAATTAATGCTACTTTAGAAGTGTATAATTCAACTTTTTCTTGCTCATAAATTTTAGATGGAACAGTTAATTCTAATGAAAAATCTAAATCTTCTGCATTTTCTAAACCTTGTGAGTATAAGTGAACGATTGCAATCTTCGTTAATTCGGATACTAATACTTTTTGAATTCTTTCAATTGTTTTTGCAAAACGAACATCTTGTCCTGCCAAAGTGGCTTTACCACTTGTATCTTCCCCATATCCTAAAAATACTTTTGGAATTTTTAGAGCTGCCATCATTTTATTTTTCAAATAATTGATGTCATTACTCATATCATATTCTAAACCTTTTAATGTATCGATATTAGTGCCATTATCGCTACCACGAACTGGCATATAATAATCTTCGATTAAGTTTTGAATATTGTATTTTAAATTATATTCTCCCGTATTTGGGTCTATAAATGGAACTTTTTTAGAAGTATTGATAATCTTTTGCATATAGTTATCAACTTCATTAGGTGGAATGTTACCAACATCCACTTTAAAAATTCTCTTTTCAGGAGCTCTCATAATACGATGGATTAACATCGCATCTTCCATTAAAGTTAATTGTTTCCAAACTCTTCTTGCGCCTTCTACCATAGATTTACCATATGGTAAGAAGTTTGAATCACCCATCAATCTAAAGTGAGCGATTTCATAATTTTCATATTCTTGCTTTTGCCCCATCACATTACTTTGTGAGTATGCGCTGTTTGGATTTTGATATGGAGCATATACGAATTTAACTTTTTGTGGATTTAATGGGTCAAATCCTTCAACTCTCGATGTTTCATAAACTGAAAGTGGTTGGACATTTACAATACCCAATCCTTCTGCAATTTCTAAATGTAAAAAACAATCTCCGTATTTAACTAAATTTCTTGCCCAAGGCCAAAGTGTAAATTCAATGTTTAATACATCATAAAATAAATTCTTTAAAATTTCTTTAGTGTTTTCGTTTCCACAATTGATTTTAAGAATATCACCATACTCATTTTTAACAGTAGATTCATCAGCGTAAATATCCAAAGCAGATGTTATAATAGGGTCGTTATCCATCCCATCATAATCTCTAAACAAATCAATACGAACTTGCTGATATGCCATCGTTGATTCAATCAAACCACCACTATATTGTGGGGTTCTCATACGTGTGAATCTATCAACCAAATTTGTTGTAATTTGTTGATATTCATCCGTATCTACTACTTTAATGCCTTTTGGTGTTTTACGAACAATAGTGTTCGTTGAAAATAATTTTTGTAACCTACCAAAGAATGATTTATCTGCCATAATAATTTTTATATAATTTACAAAGATAAGTAATTTATTCTAATTTTCCAAATAAATTACCACTTTCTACAACTCCAATATCTTGCTTTCCATCTTGGACCTGGAGTATCACAATTATGTCTTGCTCTGAATGATTTTCTTCTTTCTGGGTTAGATTTTTTAATTCTCATATTAGGGTCTCCAAAGTTTACCTTAACAACATTTCCTTTGTCATTCTTAACATATACTTTGAATTTTTTAACATCACCTTGCATTGGTTTTCCCAACTTAACACTTCTACCCTGATATTCAGCTTCGTACACACAATCGCAACTAGCTTCTGCTAAATATTGAGTGTATTCTCTCATAAACTGAATGAATTCTTTCATATCCTCTCCGTTCTCAACATCATATTCAATCGGTTCGTTTTCTTCAGCTTCTTTGATTGGAACACAATTGGGTACTTCTTTACCATCTTTCTTTTTTGTACCAACCATTTCGTATCCTTTCCAACAAGGATTATCCATTTCTTTTACAATATTTGATAATTTCATTTCTTTTTCATTTACATATGGAGAATTAACTGGCTCATATCCTCTATTTACTTTGTCCTTTTTTGGATTGTATGGTTCTACTTTACCAGGATTTCTATCTTTTTCTTCATCATCAAAATCCGTTGTATCCGTATCTGCAATATTTCCCATAAAATCGCCATACATTGAACCAGCATGGTGTGCATTAAAATCAGTTTCAGCTGGTGTATCATACTTACCTATCCCATCTAACGATTTTTGATTTGTTGTAGGAACTGCTTCCTTTAATGGTACTAAATCTACTAATTTCATAATTCTTATAGTTTCAACATATAAATATATAAAAATTAACGAAGTAACCAAGTTAGGTTTTCTTTTTCACCTCTACCTATTTCCATTTCATATGGATTTTGTTGTTGCCAGTTAGAAGTATATACTCCTTCATTGTTTTGAATAGTTGTAGAATTTAACATACTTCTTGTCAAATCGATACCTTCTTGTCTTAATCTCAATGCGGTGTTTCTTACCCACAATCCAATACCCAATGCCATTGTAAGGTCATCATTATATCCTTTCATAGCTTCTGCTCTACCACCATTCCAAATAAATGTAAATAATTCATCTATTAATCTATTAGAACGAATTAGAATGTCTTTATCTCTAAAATATGTATCCAATGCTGATATAATAAGAGGACGAGTTTTGGTTGTAGTCGAAAATCCTGCAACCATGCTTTTTTCTTGTCTATAATATTTGTTAGACATTTGTCTTTCAACATCCACATATTGTAAATCATTACTCATATAGAATAGATTAGGATATCCCCTATCAATTACTTGCTGAATACATGCCCAACCTACGTTTGAGTTTTCAATTACCAATAATGCGTTATTATATTCGGTTGCCAATGATGTTAGAAAATTTCCAAAATCTTTTGTATCGATTTTACCTCTATATTCTCCAACCTGCGATGAATCTTCAATATCAATAATTTGAGCAGTGGAATAATCACTTCCATCGCCCCTCGCCACGTCGGCGGATATCATATATTGTCTATTGTAATTAGGATATTCCCATATCCATAAGTTATTATCAAATCCTCTCTTCTCTACCGGCTCCATAACGTATGTATCTTTATACCACGTTAATAATGCCGGGTCGATTACAGTAGCACCAGAACCAACGAAGTCACAATCACATTCTTGTGCGGCTCCCTTAACTCCCAAAATACGAGTTTGTTCATCTCTCCACGCTTGATTTCTTTCAGGGTGTACAGTCCAATGTAGATTGATACAATTGAATCCGTTTGTTCCACTTTCACCATCTACCCACATTTTATGAAACCAGTTACCAATACCATTTGGTGTAGATAATACAATTGCCGAACCACCCGTTGATAAGGTAGATTGTGCTGATAACCAAATTTCATCGATATCTCTAATGAATGCCGCCTCATCCACAACCAATAGAGATAGGGCTTCAGAACGACCTGCATCAGGTGAACTTGCGATTGCTTTTACTTGCGAACCATTTTTTAATTTAAGTGATAGTTTGTTATCTTCAGCTGCTGCCGTTGAACCATCTCTTAACCAAACGGGAAGTAAATCGTGCATAACCCTTACTTTCTCTACAAGGTTTTTTGCAACAGTTACTTTAGTTGCAATAACCAAAGCATTGAAGTCTTGGTTAAATAACATCTTCCAAAGTATAAAGCCCGCCGATAGGGTTGATAAACCTAACTGACGGGATTTAAGAATAATGTTAAATCTATTATCTTTAAAATCATCTAAACAATTCTCCTGAAATGGATATAAGTGAAAAGGTATTTTTCCTCTCGTTGGATGCTGAATCACACAATACTTTTTCATAAAGTATATTGGGTCTAAAGCACACTTCTTATACTCATCAGCGATGATTTCTTTTAAATTCTTTTTTGGTTGCCCTTGTATAGACATTACTTTTTTAATTTGATTTTCCAATATACTCCACCTCTAATATATGGTGTTAGATACCCATTTGTACCATCGGTTGTTTTATTATTAACACCAATACCCAAATTGTATATTTTATTAGAGTTAGAATTTACCATTACACCAATGCCAATAAAATTTACATAATCGGCTTGATTAAATCCACCTTCAAATCCAGCATAAACTTTACGTTTAAATGGTTCTGGTATTATGAGTGTATCTATTTTAGGTGTAATTTTGGTTGTATATTTTCTACCTATTATTTTATTTTTACTTATTGTATCAATGATTGTAATTGAACCCTGTTGTTTATCAAATTTATAGGTGTTTGTAAATACATTCACATTATTCAAATATTGATTTATGATAGAATTTGTATCTACTTTTATTTGAATCGTATCATGTACTGCGTATGGTATTGGTTTTTCGACTTCTACCGGTACTTCTACATCATAAGGCACTTCCACTTCAATTGTATCGTGAATTGGATGTAAAGATTGACCATCAACTTTAACTATTTTTTCAATAGTTTTGTTTCTATTAGGCATTACACCAAATGGGTCAAAAGATACCAATGATAATATAATCACTAATACAACAATGATAATATGTCTTATGTCAAATAGTTTCTTCATTACTTAATCAAAAATAATACGGTCATTACTAAAGCAATACCAGAACCAGCTTTATAAACAGCGGTTTTAAATTTCTGAACTTTTAATTCTTTCAATAAACTATTAGATTTTTCTCTCTCCAACGCAAATTGTTGGTCTTTCTTATCTATAATAGTATTTAGGTTGTTGATTTTTTCATCTTTCAAAGTATCCTTTTGTTTATATAGGTTAATTTGTAGATTTTTTTCATCCAACGCTTTATACACTTCCTTTAATTCAGCTTTTGCACCATCACCGCTAAGAATATCCTTAATGACTAACTTGGCCGTTGGTACTTTTAGAGGCACTATCGAGTCCGTTTTCGTAACGGTCTGCGAAAAACTTGATAAGGTCGTGAATAGTATAATCACTAACAGCATTAACTTTTTCATTTGTATGTGTTTTTATTTCGGTTATATTTTTGTTGATTGTTGTAATTCTAGTTTCTACTACGTTTATTTCTTCATCTACTTTTGCAATATGTCCATCAATTACTTTGTTTGCAGTTTCAACCGAATCTATTTCATGTTGTAAAGAATCAATTTTACGATTATATGCTTCAACATCAGTTTTGATGCCATTGTTGGTAAATAAATTATAACCAACTAAAACAATAAGAATTACTAATATAATATTCTTTATATATTTCATAATTTTTTAATTTTTTATAAGCTCTGGATGATTTAATTCTCGTAACTTATCTTCTAATGCTGCTTTCCTTTCCAATAGAGCTTCAATTGCTTCGGTAGCACCATTTATATCTCTCTGAATATCTTCTCTTACTTTATCTATATCGATATCATGTGACCACGTTTCAGTTGAACCATCTTCATTTATGATTTCAAATGTGGTCTTTACATTAACCAATGCTTCTTCAAATTTCATTTTCATATCCTTAACATAACTCAACTGATTACAACTTATTTTGTAATCTTCGTAGTAAGGAAATGTTCCATCATCTTTTAATGTAAATTCTAACTTTTGTAAACAACTTAAACACAATCCACTTTTTCTAATTGTTTTTTTATCTAAATGGTCGTATTTTATTGTTTTACAATCATCCGATGAACACGTATTCAACTTATCTAAATAAGCTCTTACCTCATCGAATTTAGATACATTTATTTTATACCCTTCTTTTTGCTCCCATTCTACACCTTCGGCATCAGTCCATCGTTCACCTACTTCTCTTTTCTTTTCAGCCTCTCCTTCAAATCCAAATACTTTTTGATTATTATCTTCTCTGCCAAAAACAGTATCAATAATCAATTTACGGGATTTATGCATCCCTTTACTTTTCTCATCCCAACTTTTTCTCTTTGTCATATCCGTTTATTATAACTATTTGTTTATATATACATATATATATAAAATTTATCTTCCAAACTTAAAAATTCCTAAAATTTGATTTAACGGAGCGAATGTGCCCGTTAATTTATAAGTATTTCCTTTATAAAAGAATACCAATCCTTCGTTTGGAACTAACTTATCAAATCCACCAATAGCATTTAATCTAGCTAATTCTTTTTCTAATCTTTTAATTTGAGATTCGCTACCACCACTTCTAATATCAGATATTGATGATTCTAATGATTTTCTAATAGATTGTAATGCTGAATCAGGTTGAGCAGTTAATACTGAACCCATAAATGATAATACTTCTGCACCTACTCCCAAAAAGATATCTTCAAATTTACGAAGATTTCCTTTCATAATTTTATCTTTTGCATCTTTATCTACTCCTTCTGCCCATTTTCTAGCATCCTCATCTGCAATTGATTTAATCGTGAATGATTTATTGTCAAACGCCCATCTTCTTGCCAATCCTTCTTTTTCCAATTGTGCAAGATTCTTTTTAGATTTGTTTACAAAATTCATCCACCAAGCATAGTGATAATCAGCTACACCATCTTTATCACCTAAATTAAATTCAGATTGTAATTTAGATAGCATACTATTAAATTTGCCTTTTTGAGAACTTAATTTCTCATCTTTTGGTAATTTAGTAATTGGTGGTCCCTGTATAGTATATTTTGATTGAACATCCGCATTTACCTTTTTAATCATCGATGCCAATTTACTTTCTGCTCCTTTTACTCCACCAATTGCATTTCCTTTTTCATCATATTCTACAACGTTGTGGAACACTAATAGATTTTGTCCATAAGGAATTACATTTGCATTTTCAGGGTAAATTACTTCTAAATTACAAAATGCCGAACCATCTTTGAATATACTTTGTCTTTCCTTTTCACCCAATCCACTTATTGCAGAATATAAATCTTTCATTGCGAAATTATATGCATCAGCTAAAGCACCTCTACCATTGAATTTATCTGCTAATGCTGCTGCATCTAATGCGTTTTCTCCACTATTTGCCAAATGTCCTTTGTTACGAGCCGCAATCAATCTACCATTTTTCCAACTTATTGCTAATGCCTGTCCATCGGTTTTTTCTCTAACTACTCCTAAATTACCATCCAAAGCGTTGTTGATAATTTTTTTCAAATCACCAAATGTAAGATTCATTGAAATATCAAACGGATGATTCATATGCCCATACGCCCCACCTTCCATTATCAATTCTTTTGATTGATTTACGGATTCATTTATAATTGAACCACCATTGGTAGTTATGAAGTTTGCTATATCTGCTTCATTTTTTGCAACTACTACTCTCGGATACTTTTGTTTAAGTTTTTGTATGGTTTTTTCAGTATCCTCTTTATTTTCCATATCAAAATCCCAGCTTCCAACTTTAACATTTGTTTTCAAAAGCCAAGGTACAACTAAAATACTTTCAATTTTAATTTGATTTAAAACTACTTCGTTCCAATCCGAATCGTAGTATAAACCATTTGAATTTAGGTATTTATCCTGAAACTCTTTTTTCTTACTCAACATATATCTATCGGCTGCATCAATGTATTTCTTAATAAATTCAGCTTTTTCTTTATTTGTAGCTGGATTATCATACATATTTTTCTTCCAATCTTCTTTGTATGGTTTTAATTCGGGTGCAAAATTAAATACTACATCTTGCTCTCTTCCCAATCCCGAAATTATAGTACCAGGATTTACCCATCTCATTCCTTTTTTATCAGGCTCTGTCCATAAGTCCATTATACTTTGTGCTAATACAGTGCCTGATAATGCTACAATGATACCACCCTTTGTATGCATTCCTTTACCTTGAACAAGCTTTCCCCATTTAGTAGTTTTTGTAAAAGTAGAAATAGATTTTTGTTTTCCTTGCAATGCATCTACTTGTGGTAAATGTTCAATATCAGTAGCATGTAATGAAGTTGTTCGTATTGGTTCAACTATTTTTTTAATAATATTAAGTGAAAGGGGCAATTTACCCAACATACATTTATCATATGCGCTATCTTCCCATTTAACTTCATTTAAGGATTCTTTAAAAGCAGATGGAGTTTTTATCTTTCTCCAACCTCCTGTAAATCTGAATATTCTAGCAGGTATTGGAAGCGTTGAACCTATTGGAAACTTATGAAAATATTTACTATCAATGTGAATTATCTTTGTTATAAATTGATTTGTTTTATTATCAGCACCTATTAATTCTACTTCTATTGGTACTACAACTCCGTTTATTTTAAGATTTCCAGCATATAATTGACCCTTTGTAAATGCTTCGTTTGTAATTGTTTTAGAAGATGTTTGAAAATCACCTTTTCTCATTATAGTTTTGGCAATAACTTTATTAGCCATTTTTACAAATGGAATATTGATATCACTTCTACTATCTTTTACTACAATTTGATTGTATTTATCTAATAGATTTAAAAATTCTTTTTTGTGTTTTGATGCCAATCTTTTAAAAAAGCCAGTTAATTCTGGTTCTGAAATATCTTTACCATTTCTAGCATCGTTTACTCTATCGAAAAAATGTTTACTAAATTCTATATCAGCGGGTGATAATTCTCTATCGGCATATCTCTCTACACTATCCAAATCAGCTTTAGCCATCTCTTCGGTTGTTCTGAATGTGGTTGCTTGCTTACCATTGATAGTTGGCATTCCGTGGTCATCTTTACCAATATCTTTAACTTGTACTTTTTTGTTTTTGAATTTACCCATCAAAACAACATCACCTTTATCAACATCTACATTAACATCTTCGTAAATATGTGAGTTTAATTTACCAAAATCTCTTAAAAGAATTCCGGCTGCTGCATTTGCTTCGTTTTCTACATCTGAACCCGTAGCACCATCTTCTACTCCACCAATATATCCACTTTGTCTTTGTTTAAGATGAACTAATTCGTGTGCCAATGTTCTTAAAATATCGGGTAAACTTCTATTCGTAACATATACATAAATGTTATCAGTATGTGGGTCATATCCACCAAATGATTTGTATAATGTTGCAAATTCATTATCTTTAACTAATTGAATGTTAAATGGCATTTTTTCCAACTCCAATCTATGGGTTGCAAATTTAATGAATTCACCTATGGTTTGAGCTTTACTTTTTTTTTGTGCCAAATCTTCTCTCAACAAATCCATTGCTGCATTTTTAGCATCCATTTCCGGTTTGTTCTTTTTATATGATTCGATAGATGCCAACATTTGTTCATCTGACATTTTGAATGTTGCCATTCTCTCACCTATTTTCTTTATTAGGTTCATCATCATATTATGTGGATTAGGTTGGGTTGAATCTACACCTTCCGCAAGTCCGCCCGTTACAATACTCAATGCAGCACCACCTACGCCGGCTTGAGCCGCATTAGCTCCTACTGCTTCAAATGCAACGTGCTTAACCATATCCTTACCCAAATGTGCGCCAAATCCCCATGCACCGTGAGTAAATGCGCTTGTTGCACCATGTAGTGCCGCCTGTCCTATCGTACTTGCAGTAGCTCCGGCGGTTGTAGCCGCTCCGTATGCCGCTGTTCCAGCTCCAGCTGTCATCATACTAGCACACATAATAGCGGCATCTTTTGCAGTACCAATTAAACCTTTCTTTTGCTCTTGATGTTCATACCAAGACTTTTTAGCTAATGCCAATTCGTGTTTAGATAAATCTTCTCTGAATACGGGTTCTTTTGTAGTTTTTGGTCTACCTCTCCAATCGGTTGCTTGTACGGGATTACCATTTTCATCGTGAACATCATGCCCATGCTTATCTTTTTTATAAACAGGCACTTCTTTCATTTTAGAACCCCATCCTTCAGCTGCACTTCCACTTTGTGTATAATCAGACCAATGTGCTTTTTTGCCCGTTTTAGGGTCTTTTATTGTTCCTAATTTACCCGATGTTGCAAAAGAATATATTCCTTTGCCAAATTCTTTATATTGGTCAACTTTATGTGCAATCACATGCCCAACTGCTTTACCAACCGCATGTAATTTCTTACCTGTCCAATCGTTTAATTTTGAATACCAACCCTTTCTCATTTCTGATTCGGGATTATTTGCATCATCAGCCGCTTTTCTATCCTCTTCAGATAAACCAGCTTTTGCTTTATGTAATTTTTCTTTTACTTCGGATGCTGCTCCACCTTTTTCTTTTTTCTCTGCCGAAGATTTTAATTCTGCTCCACTTAATTTTTGCTCAGGCGGTGGCGCTTGTTGACCCGGTTGCTCTCCACCATTTGGAGTTCCATCTATTTTACCCTGTGCGGTTTGTCCTTTTTTAACAGGTTGACCTGGCTGTGCTGGCTTAGCTGATTGAGTTGCCGCTTTTCCCTTTGGTTCATTAACCGGTGCATCTTTTGGCCCTACTAATTTAGCGGCTTGAATATGTGCTTCGTGGTCTTTTGGTAATCTCAATGCACCTCTTACAGTAATTTTCTTTTTCTTACCATCTTTGGAAGTATAACTGATTTCCTTATCCATTATAGGATTTGGTTCTTCTTCTAAAAAATATTCTTCTATGAAATTATCTGCTTCAAATACCAATTTTGCTATTTGTTCAGCGATAGGGTCATAATAATCATCTTTATTAGAGTATTCTATTTCGTGTCTTGTAGGATGTGGTTCTGGTCTCATTTCTGATGATGGGTTTGTATTATTACTTTCCTCAACCGAACCCGTTGGTGCACCATTGATATATCCATTTGGTAAATTTAACCCAACTCCGATTCCACCAGGAAATCCTTCATTTAACTTTTTTGTAATCATTTTAAAAATATCTTTATCAAATTTTGGATATGCTTTTGTGAAGAATTTTTTTGCAGTTTCTTCATCGCCACCCAATCCCTTACGGACATCCGTTCCACTAATAGGATTTGATTCAGGTGGTACTATATAAGTATAACCAATCTCATCGTAACCATATCCAGCTTTACCATTATATGGTTTAAAGTATTTACCTTGCAATCTATTTGCATCTTTCTCACCTACTGCTGCAATATATTGAGTAGTTTTACCATCAAATTTAGAAAGTACTTCTTTTGGAGAGTATGGGTTTGCTACTTGTACAATTTTGCTTGGCGGAATACCAAACATTTTACCCATTATGATAACCTTTTCTTTGAAATTAAATGGAGATTTATCGTTATCCGTTTTATTAGACGTAGCAATATAAACATTATCCTTACCGAATTTAGATACTAACTTCTCATAAGCGGCATAATGCCCTTTATGAAAGGGTTGAAAACGGCCCGAATATATTACAACGGTCTTTGTTACTTTTGGTTTATCCACTATAAATCCTAAATTATTTGTATATAAATATTCTAAAACTTAACTTTAGAAATTTTTATATACAAATGGGTCTCTTTTTTTAAGTTCTTCTAATTTTTTCTTAATTCTTTTTTTCATTTTATACTTTTCGTATAATTCTTTTAAATATTTAAATGGATTTATCATAATATATCTATTTTTGGTTTACTTATTAAATATTCTCTATTTGTTAGAGCTAAAAAATGATTGTGGTCTAATGATATTTTTTTACTACCAATTTTATACATTAATTCTTTATTATGTATTAGTCTTGGTAATAATTGTTTTACCATTTCGGAAAGCTCTTCTATTGAATAACTATTTAATCTTTTAATTTCATTAAAAATCATAGATAATCTAATAGATGGGTCTTTTTTCGTATCATATCTTTCATCTATTATTGGATGAAATGTTTTGAACCCCATTTGTTTTAAAAATTTTAAAGAATTGTATGGGCCAATTAATACAAACGGATGACCATGTACAATTGGTTTCCAAATTTTTTCCGAAAGATATCCACTCTCTTCATAAAATAAAGTTTCTGATACAATTGATATTAAAGATTTCATATAAACATCTTTATTTTCAAATCCATATCCCCATACATTTTCTAAATTATCATAATCTATTGTTCTTGGTGATGTTTGATTTAAATACGAAATAAAATCATTGTATTCATTTATATCCAATTTTCTTTTTAAATCATCTATTACACCATCTGTAATTAAATTATAATCATAACTTATAAGATTAGATTCTAACATATTTTCTTTCCAAAGAAAATGCAATACTTCACTTCTATGAGGTCGTATTCTTCTATTAAAATTTAAAAATTTAACAGATTTCATATTGAAATTTGCGATATCTTCCATATTAGAAAATGTATAGTTTGTTTTCTTCTCATCTTCTAACCAAAAATTATAATCATCTTGATTTGATTTTTTGAAATATTCCTCTGCTTTAGAATTCAATGACCAACAAAAATGAATTAATTTTGGCATAAAATTACCAAAAATTGGTTTCATCATTTGTTCTAAATGAAAATCATTATGACAAATTATTATTTTATTTGGTGGTAGATTTAAATCCAATAAGCATTTATATAATTTTATTAATTGATTTTTTGATATATTACCATCTATTACATAATTAATAACAAGCTTTCCACCATAATCTCTAATTTCTTCTAAAGTTTTTGAAGGAATAAATTTAGAAAATGGTATATTATGAGATGTCTTATTCAATCCCAAAAAATTCGCAATATCACCATATGGTTCAATCAAATAATACCAATCGTAACAATTTCCACGTTCTCTTTCTCTAATAATTGCATGAACCGAACGTGTTTCTATACCAAAATATCCAGGATTTCCTTCTTCATCATTTAATTGTACGTTAAATCGTGCATTAAATACAGACCAAAGTGCTTTATGTTTATCTTTAAAATAATTTTCTGATGTATCAAATGTATAATCTGTGTGGTATGCAAAATCCAAATATTTTGGATTTAAGCAATTTGGTACTTCATTGTATGGAAATAAAATATCGTAACCAACTACAATTCTTTCATTATTGTTCATAATATAATTCAGGATATTCAACTAAACAATGTATTCCACCTTCTCCAATCGCATATTCATATGAATTATAAATATCAAATGGCGTTTTTAAATCGTGAAATTCTATATTTTTGCAAAGCGATTTAAATTCTTCGATATAACTTCCTTTATGTTGATGACCAGGGTCTAATGGTTTATCTGAACCTTTACCTAATCTAATTATAATATTTACTTTTTTATCAGTCATCATTTCGTATTTATCCAAATGATTGATTAATTGATTTGTTGCCGAAATGATGAAATCCCAACGAGGATAGAATGTAATAACTCGCTTACCAGTCATTGCTAATCCCAAGCTCATTCCCATTTGTGTTTCTTCCATCACAGGCACTTCAATCATTTTTTCTTTTGGTACATCTCCTAATGTTGTACTCATAGGATTTCCGGCATAAACTATTTGTTGTCCAATAAAGATTGTATCATCCATTTTTGCTAATTTTGTCATAGCATTTGTTAGTGCATCTTTGTATGGAGAATATTGTGGTGTACTCATATTAATTTATATTTTGCATTTTCTATATTTTTAATAATGCTATCTGCTATTATTTTATGACATTCCATAGATGGATGTTCATCGTTTGGCGTATTTTCTTCAAAAAATTTTTTATTATTTATAATTTCAAATTCAGGTTCAAATTCAATTAAATTTTGAATACATTTAAAAACATTATTATCATATTCTAAATGAATTAATCTTTTTGATAAAAATGTATCAGTTTTAATATATGGTAAATATTCATCGGTCCAACATAGCAATCTAGTATTTATGTTAAATGCTTCTTCGTAGAGAGATAATTTTTGTTTAATATTTTCAATATTTGAAACTATGAAATCAGAATACCATTCTTCAAATGTTAAATCAATACTTTTTAAATATTTACAAAATATATTAAATGTAGCTTTATGAGATGGATGATGAATTCCACTTTCAAATACAAATTCTTTATTATCAAAAATTAATTTATATGGATTTCTTAAAACTTGGCTTGTTTGAAATATTATGAAATTAAAATCTTTTGGTTCAAATTCTAATGGAAACAAATATTCATCTCTATCTAATTTATTTTTTAATCCTAATGTGTTATCGATAAATTCAATAGATAATGTATCTCTTCCTCCATTATATTTTTGTACTACTTCAAATGTATTAAAGTGATTTGCAACTAGTCTTGGAAAACGTTTGGATTCCATATATTTAATTTGAGCCAAACGTAAATCCATCATATTAAATTCTGAATTTTTATAAGATAGGTTACTGTTATCTAAATCAGAATAATAATATAATCCTTGTCCCCAAGTAAAAGAACAACCTGCAAATATTATACCTCTCATAATTAAAAAATTATGGTTTTGAGTTTGGGTTGTATTGATTTTTATTTTCTTTATACCACTCAATGGTTTCTTTGAGAGCTTGTTTTAAATCTCTTTTTGGAAACCAACCGGCATCGTTAATTTTCTTTGATGATAATAATCGAACCGGAATCATTGGTGCCTTATTGTTCACATATTCAATTGGATTGGTATTTCCATCTATTTCTTTAATCCAACCCAATACTTCATTCACACTAAATCCTTCACCATATGCAACGTTGAAGATATTAAATGTATCGTTGTTTTCAGCAACCCAAATAAATCCATCTGCCATATCTTCAACGTGTAATAAATCTCTTACTTCCGTACCATCACCCCAAACTGGGATTGGATTTAAACCATCTGCTACTTTACGAATATTTGCAGGAGTAACGTGGCACTTTTCAAAATCAAATTTATCATTAGGGCCGAATGCATTTGAAGGTCTAACAATCAAACACTGCATTGGGTTATGAATTTGATGTGAGAAATAATCACATAATAATTCACCATATCGTTTCATATTACCAACTGCACCATAGATAGGAAATGTAGGTGTTGCATGAACATTAATATCTTCAGTACAAAACTCATCCTTCATATCTGGATAGACAGTGTTAGATGAAATAAATAAGAATTTACCAACTTTATTTCTCCAACTTTGTTCCATTAAGTTTACGTTCATCTCCACATTTGGAGTAACGTGTAAAAGTGGATTTTCTTTTGTATCCAATGCGTTTGATGTGTTTGCTGCACAATGAAATACTACATCAACTCCTTCCGAAACTTCAGCACAAAATTTAGCATCTTGTAAGTTTCCTTTATATAATGGAATGTTTTCACATCCCTCAAAATCATTTCTCAATCCTCTACTATGAGAAGTTGCACGTAAATTGGTGTAACCCTTCTGATGTAATAATCTTAATAAATGTGAACCAATAAATCCGCTTGCACCTGTAACTAAAATTTTGTCTGTTTTTTTCATAATTAATTATTTTTTATGTATAAATGCACATATTGCATATCTTTCTGAATTTTTTACTTTTGTAACTTCGTGTTCAACTGAATTTTCTGTATAATCTATCACAACAACTCTACCATATTCTGGAACTATTTTTGTTTTATTTTTTAAAATTAAACATCCACCATTATTTTCATCATAATTTTTATTAAGATAAATTAATATTCCGGCGATTCGTTTTGGGTCTCTCCCATCATTGTGCGGAATTATAAAACATCCATCATTAAATAATGTAACAGAATCTAAAATTTCAATATCATTTATAGAATAGAATTTTAAATAAATACTTGTTAATAAATCATATATTTCGGTTTTTTTAGGAGAATCTACATACCAAATTTGTGCTAAATTTGGATGATTTAATAATTCATTTTTTTTAATATCTAAATTAGAAAAAGAATCATATGGTAACATATGGTTATGCCCTACATTGTTATAAGAAACTCTTAATGTATGAAAATTATTATTTGATATTATAGAATGTATATTAGATAATAATTTTAATTCATTTTCATCTGTTATATCAAACGTTATAAACCCATTTTTTATTAATTCTTCTTTCATAATTTACAAAGATACGACATTTATTTGATATTTCCAAATTAAAATAGTTCCCATTTTAAAATAATATCTTTTACAAATTTGTTATACATTTTTGCTGAAACATGCCCCAATGGACATCTCCAATCTTCATAATTTTCCAACATTTCATCAAATGTTTTAAATGGTTTATTATTTTTAGATTGTTCCATAAACAAAATATTGTGATATTCTTGATTTGTAGATGTATCATTTATATCAAAATTTTTAATAGCCCATTCTGTAACGCCACCATATTTGTGTATGTTTTCTTCTTCATAAAACCAAAAAGAATTCCAATCAATTAAATTCCAATAATAATTCAAATATGGATTATCTTTATATCTCATACTATCATTCCAAGTATTTGGAACATATTTGTTATATAATATTTCATATAATTCATTATGCTTACTATATTCAGGTTTAAATCGTGGAAATCCACCACTTTTTATTAAATTCAAAACATATGTATCTGAAAAATTATTGGCTATATTAAACATTTTGTATTTAATATTATTTGATTTTAAATACAACTGAAGCATTACAATTGTTTCCAAAAAACATAACATTCGTTCTTCGTATGAATGTACCCATCCTAAATTTAAAGCCGCAAATTCCTTCATTGGGTTTTTAATATGTTCCATAAAAAATCCACCTGAAAGGAAATAATATCCATTTTCACCCATTTCACTTTTTTCTTCTACAAAGTCATTTATATGGGCATAATCATCATCCCACCTTCTTCGATGTTGTGGTAATTTTAATTTAGGATTTTCTTTTATTTTTGATGGAGAAACAAAAAATGAATTTCTATAAAAAGATGACCATTGAACTATAACCGATATATCGGATGTATCAATTCCTTCTTTTTTTAATTTTTCTATTTTATAGATAATACTTCTTGCTATTGATTGATTATCATTTGTAACATTTGCAACATTTATTACATTCAAATTTGGATTCAGTATTTTTAATTGATGAGAAAAATAATAAATTTCCTTATGGTCCTCATTTAGAATATTATTATCTGTCACATCTATATTGATTCTACCTGCTCTAGTAAAAGAGCACCCACTTGTTACCAAATGTTTCATTATAATCTACTTTTATATTCTAAAATCGATTTAGTCAAACCTTCCTTTAAAGTAGTTTGTGGTAAAATACCATATTTTGTTTGTAATTTAGAACCTAAACATCTAATTGGGTCTCCGTTTGTTTTAGTTTCATCCCAAACAATATTTTTAGTTTTGCCTGTAATTTCTTTATAACACTCAACAATAGTTTCAATTGTTTCTTTAATAGTTACTGCTTCCGCACATCCAAAGTTGATAATATCTTTAACTTCTTTTTTAACTACATCAATTGTAGCCTGTGCAACATCATCACCAAATACAAAATCTCTTTTTGATGAACCATTACCCCAACATACCATATCATCTCCTTCTACATTGAACAATTTCCAAATATTAGATGAAATTACAGTTGCATCTTGCGCAAAATTATCGTTGATTCCGTAAATGTTTGAAGGTCTAATTACAGTCCAATTATCCCAACCATACTGAACTTTAAGAGCATCTAATGTAAGTTCTCCCATTCTCTTTGTCCAACCGGGATGCCAATCTAAACGTGATGGAGTTGATGCCCAAGTTTCTTGCTGATTCCAAATATCTTCTTCGTTCATTACATCTGCCGGCTTATACACTCCAACCGATGATAAATAAACAAACCAATCAACTTTTGCATCAAATGATGCTTTAATCATATTGGTATTAAACATTAACATTGGGAATAGGTAATCGGCTGGATTTTGCGATGAACGAGCCGGCGAACCTTTTACACCTGCTATGTGGAGAACAATATCCATCTTATCCAATGCAAATAATTCTTCGCAATGAGAAAGATATGTCAAATCGGTTTTAACTAAAACCAATCTATCACCACCATATTGAGATTGTAAAAAATTTAATTTATCACCAAATTTTAAGTCTACTGCGTAAACTTTTTCGGCTCCTTCTTCTAAACATTTTTTAACTGCCGGGAATCCAACCAATCCGTTTGCTCCAGTTATAACTACTTTTTTTCCTGTAAATTGCATATTTCTTTTATTTTTTGTAAACTGTTTGTAAATACATCATAATTTGTAAATGATAGTAAATGATTTCTATTATATATACATATATCTTTACACGATAAAATCATTTCATTTATTTCATCTATTGATAATTTTGATAATCTTAAAATTTCATCACACACTTTTTTAAATCGTATATGGCTATTTTCTTCCTCATCATAACTCTCATCTATTATATGACCGAACGTTTTAAATCCAAGTCTACGAAGTTCAGCCAATTGACCGTTCGATGCTATCATTATAAATGGTTGAAAATTTAAAATTGGATGAAATGTTTTTTCTGATATAAAAACCCTATTATTGGTAAATGTTGTCTCGGTGACAATATTAATTGCTGTATCTTGATAATATTTTTTATAATAAATTACAGATGTTGGAAAGCTACTTAAAGTATTTTTATTTTTTAAAAAATTTGTATCAATTTCCATTGGTATTTTTGATAAAAAATTATCATGTATCTCACCATATGAATCAAATTTAGATTGCGGTATAGAATCTATTGCTTGAATTTCTCTTTCTCTTAAATTTAAAAATGTAAAATACCCTTTATCCCACAAATTGTGCTCTTCTAAAAATAACCCCAATGCATATCTATGTGTTCTATTTACAGTACGATTTAGAGATAAAAAATGTTTTTGCTTTTTTATATTAAAAATATCATATCCAACTAATTCATTTTGAAATGAAAATTCATGTCCATCCAATACTTTATTTTTTAAAAAATATTTCAAAGTTTCTGCTGCATTTTTTATAAAAAAATGGTCTGATATATAATTTAATTCGGATGTGTTTCGTATATTAGCTGCTCCTGAAAATACAAAAAAATTTGTTATATCTAAATCGTATTTTCTACAAATTCTTTTTATATGCAAATTAAATGTTTCATCATATAATGGTTCGGCAAACCAATTAAATACAACTTTCAATTTTCCATCTTTTAATTTTTTAAAAGCTTTTTCGGATATATTTTCTATAAATTTATCATAATAATATGCCGGCGGATTAAATGATTCGCACAAATATATTAAATTATCTTCATCTATATTTGTAGTAATTAAATTATATTTTTCAGCACATCCTCTATACCCATTTCCTAATAACTTTTCAGGAGACTCTCGTATTTCATAAGTTGTCCAATTATAATATTCTGAACATTTCTTTTTAAATTCTTCCTTTTCTGATGTTGATAAATTATTTGGTATAACTCTACCAAAATCATCTACATTTTCAAAATAAAATTTAAAAGGCAATCCACTTTCCAGTTCCATAATGTGGGAATTTTGATTTATATTTATAATAGATTACATCTTCGGGTATTTCTCTTTTTTTATTCCAAGTTGCTTCCGTTGGAGTGTAAGTTGAAACATCGTTATCTTCAACTATAAAGTATAGGGGTAAATCAAAGTTTCTTGCATATTTGTGAACCTCATAAAATATACCACTTTCAAAACTCATATCACCAATAAAACACCACACTTTTTCATCACTTCCTTTTTCTTTAATTCCCATTGCTACACCTAATGCAATAGAAAGAGTTCCACCTACAATAGCAGATGAATAAAACTTTTCATCTATATTACATAATGTGATTGATTTACCTTTAAGAATTTCTTCTTCAATCCAAACAGGACAAACTTCTTTGAGTAATGCATGATAATGAGAACGCCATGTACTGAATACCCAATCCGTTGTTTTTATTCTACTAAATATTTCAATCAATTGTTCTTCATTACCATTTGATAAATGTATTGGTCCTCTGATTTTGGCATCTTCCCAATGTTTAACAATTAATTCTTCAAATTTAATTAAATCATTTGGCGTTTGTTCTATCGACCTTACAATCGGATATTTTTCTAAATTTTGTATCATATAACTTTTTTTTGTATCAAACTTTTATTTATTAATTTTTTATAAATCATATTAGCAACTATATTATGTCCTTCCATAGATAAATGTAAATCATTTTCAGGGCAATTTGGTATATCTGCCAATCTTAATTTATTTTTTTTAGCATATGCTCCTAAATTTTCTCCTTCAAATTTTATAAAATTATCATTATCTTCAAATTGAGATGAATTTCCATCATATGATAACCACAATGGATAAATATTTTTTTGAATTAACCAATTTGTATATAAATCAATATTTCTTTCAATGTTTTTTAATGCAATATCTTCATTATAAACAAATGATAAATAATTTGTATAATATTCATGTAATGGTTTATATTTTTCTTTATTTTCAAATGGTGGTTCTGAAAATTCTATTTTATTTAATTTTTTAAATTCTTTTGTATAATCGTAATAAACATGCTGTCTACTAAATAGTGTTATTTGACCGATAAACAATATATTTCTATCTGATAGATTTTCTTTTTTAAAATAATCATATGTTTTTTGGAAAATTAAATCATTGGATGACATAGATTCAGATAAATTGATGTACTCACAATTTAAAATTTTTGCCAAATATGCTATATAATTATTTTCCTTTTTAAATTGCATCGGAATTTCATTTGGCCAAGAATAATCAACACCATCAGTTATTTTATTTAAAAACTTATAAATATTTGGATTATCAAGCCCACCACCTTCTGTAAAAGAACATCCTATTCCAACAATTAAATCATATTTCATATTATATTTTCAGATTTTATTCTTTCATTACTTTTTAATTTATTCAAAATAAAATTAGTAAACCATATGTGTCCATTTTTTGATAAATGGAAATCATGTATAGATTTATTACTATCATCCCATATAGTTAATTTCATTTTACGAAATGTAGTAAGCCATCCATAATTATATGTATCCAATCCCGTATGAATTTCATCATGTAAATAAAAATTTTCCATAAATGAATAATCATTAAATATATTAAAAAATAAAGGTTGTTTATTTGGAATTTTATCAATTCTTATAGATTCTAAATTCCAAAAAATAACATTTTTTACTATTTTTTTATTATGTAAATATTTTGCAATATTACATAAATTTACTATACCTCTCCTATAATAATATGTAGATGGTAAAATATATTGCATAAAATCTTTACTAGCATTGAATTCAAATTCACTTATAGTATTTCCATCATATGTTTCATAATCTTTTTTAATCATATCATATGTTATAGAATCCATTTCATTTAAAAAATACATATATCCATCTGAAACATCTTTTACTTCTTTCTTTTTGTCATAAAAAGGAAATTCATATCGTGTTATAGTACTACTTTGTATAATAACAATATCTTCTTCTTTAAAATTTTCTATATTATCCAATATTTTTAATAGAATTCTTTCATTTGGAATACCATTATCGCTGTAATCTTTTAAATTAAAATTTAATTTATTTGATAAAAGATTTGTCCATTTATAATTCTTATCAGCATTAATGTATTCTGGTATTTCTCCATTCATACCATGCCCTTTAGTAAAACTATCACCAAATGTCCAAAGTGTAGGCATTATCTATCTCTTTTTTGTAATATTGGATTATTTGTAGGCCATTCCATTTGAAACTCCGGGTCATTCCATTTAACTACACCCTGTTCATCCGCATCTACATATTTTCCATCATAAAATAAATTATAATGAAACATACAATCGGTTAATGCATAATGTCCGTTTGCAAATCCTGGCGGAACTATTACTTGCTGTCTATTACGTTCTGAAAGGATAAAAGATTCCCACTCACCATAAGTTAGAGAATCATTTCTCATATCTAAAACAACTAAATAAATATCCCCCATTACAGCTTGAACTAATTTCCAAGTCTTATTATCCCAATGCAATCCTCTTAATACACCTTTATATGAACGAGAAAATCTTCCGTGAACTGTAATATTCAATGGTAATTTTAACATTACCGGATGTTCTTCGGTGTGTAATGTTGTAAAAATCTCACCTCTATATTCTCTATAAATCGATGGTGTATAGATTTCTACTTCATTTCCAAATTTTTTAGATGGAGTAATTTGGAACTCATCCCATTTATTGCTCATATTAAAAATTTTGTGCGTATCCTAACGGGAATCCATTTCTAAATTCTGCTCCCATTTTAGGAACAATCATTTGATATCCCTGAATTAATTGTTTAATACCTCTATCTAAATCCCACTGTGGCTCCCACCCAGTCGCTTCTATTTTAGCGTTTGATACGATGTAGTCTCTTTTATCGGGGTCCTCATAAAAATCGTTGTATGATACCGCAAAATCCTTTACATGATATTGTATCTTTTCCAACAATTCTTGCTTTGATAAATTTGCAGAACTCAACCCAACATTGAATACTTCACCTTTATATTCATCATAATTTTTTAACATAAAAAGAAACGCAGATGCCACATCCTCAACGTGAATGAAATTTCTTTTAAAATTCTTTTCAAACACAACAATGTATTTATCGGTAATTGCTTTGTAAGTAAAATCATTTACTAACAAATCCGTTCTCATACGAGGAGATACACCAAATACAGTTGCTAATCTAAATATGATTGCATCGGTTGAAGTTCTTAAAAAATTTTCTGCATCACACTTTGTTTGGCCATAAACTGATATAGGCGTTAGTGGTGATTCTTCTGTACACTCTGTTTGTCCTTCTGCAATACCATATCCACTATTTGTGTTTGGGTATAAAATTTTCTTACCTTTTCCGTTAGTAAATCTAACAATATTAAGAATTTGATGGAAGTTAATTTGTTTTGCTAATTCCGGCTCTGCTGCACATGCGGGAAATCCTACAATTGCTGCTAATGGAATAATTACATCGGCATCATTACATAGTTTTTCTAATAAAGATTCATTACGAACATCTCCGTGTATGAATTTAAAATTAGAATCAGATGTGTATTGTAAAAGTGAAGTTTGATTAAACAACAATTTATCCAATACCACAACTTGATATCCCATATTTAATAGTTTTCCAACTATAACCGAGCCTAAATATCCAGCTCCACCTGTAACTAATACTTTCATTATAATTTCTCTAAATCTTTACAAAATTTCATTATGTGATTGTTGTTTCCCGTCATGTCCCAAAACTTATAAGGAGTTTCATTTTTAAAATCAAAACAACATAGTAATCCCAATTCTTCTTTATCTAAACATCTAAAACCATATTTATTTTCAGTAACAAATGAATCAATATTTTTTCTAAAATCATTTACAACCGAACCATCTAATTTTTTATCCGATACTATAAAGAAATCTGTATAACATTCTTGTGACCAACTAAAATCTCCTTTGGTGTCAGCTGAACCTACAAAGTATGGTGCGTTTTCATAATTTCTTAATTTACCACCCAATGTTTCCGAATATACCAATTCATCATCAATCCAAAATTCATAAGTATTTGTATCTGCATCCCAATTTAAAGTATATAAGTGCATTTCGTTCCAAAATGCTTCATCTTTGTAGAATAAGATTTTATCTGCATACTTTTCTTCATCACCTTCTACATACCAAAAATTCAACATTATCATATCCGGCTTTCTATAAACGATTCCGGTGTGTAAACCTCTTCTCATAAAGATTCCAGCCATATCATCAGCTTTTGAATCATCTTCACTTCTTTTCCAAGTTCCACTAATTGTCCAACTCTTTTCATTCATTACATAAAACGCAGATGTATCAATGATACCATAAGCGTTATGTGGCCACCAAGGCAAATCTGCTAATATCAATGGCTCTTTGTAAGGTACTTTATACATACTATAACTTTATTGTTTTTGTAAAATGGTAAAATTCTTCTAATTCAGGGAATGTTTTGCAAAAATCAGTTCCTCTTCTTTTATCATGCTCACTAAAATATTGATAGAAATTGTATCTCGCTTTAAACAATGCACTATCTTCAATTGGAGAAATAGCCCAATCATATGTTCTTTTTAGCTTTTGAATTTCTAAATCAGAAAATCCAACATATCCTTTTGAATAATATGGAATTCCGTGATAGAATGCTAATTGAGCTTGGTCTAAAATATTTTGCTTAAACTGATGTGGTAATACCTGAACAGTTTGATGACGAGGATGTCTTAAATAAGATGTATCCATCAATACAGGCGATAACCAATATCTATCATCTCCAGCATATTCTCTTTTTAATTCATACACTCCTTTGATAAATTTATCAAAACTAAATACCGATAACATATTATATGTTACCATAAATGTAATAGTAATTTTCGGAACTTCTCTTAAAATTCTATTTACGTTATTCCAAAATCTATTAAACTCTAAACCATTACGAATATATTCAGCTTGCTCCCCCCAACCATCACACGATGTAAATAATACAAATCCCTTTACTTTATCTTCTTCTGTAATTCTTTTTAGCTTTTCAATTAATTTTGTAATCAATTCATCCGGTACACCTAAATTTGAATTGATAGAAAAATCTAAATTTTTATTTGGATTTGGTTCATCAATGATATAATCTAATACTTTCCAAGTATCTTTGTGCATCAATGGTTCACCACCCGTAATTCTAAATGTATGTAAATCTCTATACAAATCAGGCCACCATTTCCAAAATGCTTCTACATAAGGATTATGTTCTCTCAATGGAATTGGCATCTTTTGTTCAGCTGCCAAATGTTTTAAATCGTTAAAACTATCTGTCGTTGGGTATCCACCAAATTGCTGAATCTCTTCCATCCATTTTGTAGAGAAAGTTGGTGAACAATATGAACATGCGAAGTTACAAGCATTTGAAAACGCAACTTCAACATAGCGTGGGTTAAAGTCATCTCTCCAATTTGAATTAATAATTTGGTCTGCTAAAGGCCAGCTCCAATCTTCCGATGATTTAAATACTCTATCCGAATATAAATCCGAATTATCTTCTACACCCCAACAATAATCACATTCCGTAGGTCTAGCACCATTCATCATCTCTTTTCTTTTTTGCTTTTTAAATAAAGTATTGTGAAGAGCAGATGGGTTTCGTGCAATCTCTAATTCAGAAACTTTATGAGTGTTTGGGTGGTGACAAGAGTGATTGTGACCTGTGTGTAAATGTGTTGTAACTTGTGTCCATTTTGCTAAACACATTCCCTTACCCACATTATCTAATTTTGTCTTTACTTCTTCGTAAAGTGGTTTTTTATATGCCATAACCTATTGTTTTAACGTTAATCATCTTATGTCTATTATAAATAGTATCAATTGATAAAAGTTCGTAATTCATACTATTAATTCCGTCATTTTTATAATTTATTTCTCCTTGCTGCATTTGTAAAACGTATCTTCTTTCGTTTCTTGCAGTTGTTTCACCTTTTGCCCATTTATCGATTCCACCTTCTTTTATCAATCCCTCCGTTTGGTGTGGTAAACATAAAAATTTACCATCTCTTCTATATGGTAAAATGGTATGTGGAATTTGTATTTGCTCTTTAACTATTTCTACATTTTCTAAATTTTCCAATTCATCATCAAAATCATAATCCAATATTAATCCATTTTGTGGAATTTGTTTGTGCATATTTTTGATTTCAGTTTTACCCAAACATCTATCCCACATTTTGATATCAGAAATATATCCTTTAAAAAATACTTCGGTTGGTGATTTGGAATAACCAATTGTAAATGGCTCCATACCATATCTTTTCAATGGTTCATTAAAAAATAATGGAGATTGTGTGCCAGTTCCTAATCTCGCATCACTTTCTCTACCATTCAAATAAAAATGTATTTTCTTTTTTTCAGAATCAACTGACATTGTAACCCAACTCCATTGATTTTCATATCGTTTAATCCATTGGTATAAATGCCCTTTCATTCTATCCCAAAGTTGCATTGTATATGCTCTACTATTATTAAAAGATAATCCCCAATCGTAACCAGGTTTTCTAAATATAGGATATTCTATAAATTGTCTTTCCCCATCCCCAATTAACCAAATTGGAACTTTTTCTATTTGCTGGTCTGCTTTTACTAATACTGAAATTGTGTGAGAATTGGATAAACATTCTTTTAATTCTCTAGTTGGTCTATAAGTTGCTTTTGCATTTTCTCCATTAAAATATCCAACAAACTTTTCTTCATTATATTCCAATTCCGTTTTTTCAACATAACCCTCCATCACACATCTCCAAAAAAGGTCATCATCTTCCATACCCCAATCCCAATAATCGTTTGAATAACCATTAGTTTTCTCCACTTGTTCTTTTGAAAAAATAACTGCTCCACCAAAGTATTCTTCATACTTTAATTGATAATCTGATTGTGAGATACGAACTGCTATATGTTGTGGGTTATCGGTTGGAAACGAATAATCACAACTATCATCTTCCGGCACCATATCAATATCATGCCAAACGATGTAATCACATCCATCATCGAATGCATGCTTAGCTGCAATGTTTTTCATTAAACCTCTATTAAAGAGTTTATCATCACATTGATGTGCTAAATAAATTGTATGCTCAATTCCTCTTTCTTCTAAAAATTTAGTAACGTGAGGAACAAACACTTTTAAATGTTCTTCTCTATTTCTATATGGAACGCATACTCCTAATTTCATTATATACCAACATTTATTATTCTAATATTTTTATCTAATTTTTTAACACCATGTTCAATAAATTCTAAAGTAGATAATCCATCGTTTTTTAATAAATTATCATCATTACTAACTTCATTTACAAATCTCAATTGATTCCATCTCGTACATTCATTTTTCCATTTATTATCAACAAATCCATTTTCTTCGTGTTTTAACGATTGAAATCTACATTTTTTTCTAAATGGTATTAAGTGATTTATTGATTGCGGTTCATTTGATTCGACAATTTCACAAGCTACAATTTCTGCATAATTTTTATTTCCAGATAAATCTTTTAATCTATATTCATCTATTTTAGATGCATCATAATACATTTTTAATGATGTAGATTTTTGAATAGTTTCATCTAATTCAGTTCCTAATTTGTAAATTTTATCATCAGATAAAACATCATCAAAATATGCGAATGATTTAAAATATCCTTTAAAAAAATTTGGAATTTTAATTCTTTCGGGATTTCCCACTCCAATATAACAATTATTAACTATTTTATAATCTATTAAAAATTTTCGTATTTGAGCCGTTTCCCCTATATAAATTCCGTCTTGATAAACTTTTATTACTTTATCATTTGCATCATATACAATTGTTATGTTTGTTAAATAATTTGGCTTTATTTCTGAATTTACAAAATGAGAATTCAGTTTATAATCAAATGCGCAAAAATTATATCTATGAAAAGATGTATATGATATAGCAAAATCATATCCGGGTATACTGAATATAGTAAACTCATCGGATTCTTTTTTATGGTCTAATTTTAAATCATCTGGGCAAAATGTAACGGATATTGTAAAATGATAATTGAAATCTATTACATTTTTTATTTTTATATGAGAGTCGATTCCATTAAGTTTTAATAATTTTCTATTACCTATATTTTTAAAAATTTTAGAATCCAAAGATACATTATTCTTTTTGCATCTTAACAATAAATCATCATCTTCATACCCCCATCCCCAATACTTATTTGAATAACCATCTATATTTTCAAAAATTTCGGTTGGAAACATAGTTACGCCACCAAAATATGTATCAAATATTTCTCTGTTTTTTTCTCCTTGAGAATAATAAAAATTAGTAGCTAAATGTAATGGAATATGTGAATATGTGTAATCCACACTTAATGGAATCATATCCACATCGTGAAATACTACATAATCACATTTTAATTTTTTTGCATAAGTAAATCCAATATTAAGAAGCATACCACGATTGAATAATTTAGCATCATCTTGTTCAACTATTATTAATTCATAATCGATACGACCATTATTGAAATAATTAACCAATGCTTGTTTAAATACTTCTAAATGTTCGTATCGATTTCTATATGGTACAATAATCCCTAATTTGTGATTACTACTCATTTTCTTTTACAAACTTTGTATGAAATTCTGCTAAATAATATTGTACTCTTTCGCTCCATTCATCTTTATCAATTTCTTCAAACCACACAGTTAAAGCATCTAATGAATTTGCAATTTTTTCTAATGCTTTTACTTTTCTAGTTTCCAAAATCAATTGTTCATCGTTTGTAGGTATTGTTTCTGTTTTTTGTGTACTTTTTGCCATAATTATTCGTTTAAATTTTTACAAAGATAAGTAATTTATTTTAATTTTCCAAACTATATTTTAACTATTTCATTTATTAATGAATTCCATTGACAATACGAACCAACACCCGATTTTTCTATTTTAAATTCGGGATTGGTAATGTCAATTTCAAAATTATTTCTCCTAATAGCTTGATACATTTTTAAATATTCTTTTGAAAATGCGTAATCCTTTCTAATATCAGCAACTGCTTTTATTCTTTCTACACAAGTACTATCCCATTTGAAATGATGTACCTGAACACTATACTCATCTATTGGTGCAATTAATTTATTATCCGATTGTGGGCCCCAAAGAACTTCTCCATTTACTTTTGCATAATGCTGTCCATTGGTAATTTCAACATATCCTTTCATTACGCAAATTTTATTTGGACATGCTCCACTTAATGGGTATCTAAAGAATCCTGCTAATGGAAATTGTTCAAATATATTTTTATAAGGTTGTATTTCAGGAAAACTCCCACCTTCCCCAATTCTATCTACGAATCCACCTCTTACAATATCCCATCCATTTGTTTCACAATCTTCTATTAAAAATGGTAATGGCATTGGATACATATGAAATTCATCATCGTCTGCTATAACCCACCAATCATCGGGGTATTGTGATTTTATTTCATTATATAATTCAGTTACAACTTCCCAATTAAACTTTTCTCTTTTTTCAACTTTTACAACTTTTGCTGATGGGAAATTTTCTAATATTTTTCCAACTTCTGCTAATATGTTAGTACCTTCCCATTCATATACGACAACAAACATTTCATCAACTATGTGTCGATAATGATTCAACATATGCCAAAGTGTATTTGTGCGAGAACCCGTAACAGTTAATAATCTAGTCATTTATTTTTTTGTTAGTATGCATAACCCAGTAGATGTAGGTAATTTGCCACTAAAGATACGAAAATTTTTTAAATTAACCAAATTCCATTCATCATTTTTTTCTAATTCTTTTACAAATTTTGCAGGCCCATCAAAAGGTGCAAAATCTTTTTTAGCACTTTCGGTTACAACAAATGTATTATGATATTGTTGGTCTGTATCGTGGATTGTGATAATTCCATTTTCAGCCATTATTTGTGAATACAATTCAAAATCCTTTTTAACACCTTCGTATGAATGGTCGCCATCTATGTGTAAATAGTCAATTTTAATATCTTGTCTTACGAAGTAATCATAAAATGCTTTTTCAGAAGTTTCTAAAATTATTTGCGGAGAGAAGTGTTGCCTTAAAAAAGAATTTTCAGAAGTCCAATCGGTAAATCCGCCAACACCATTTGCCGCATCTACTACTATTGTAGTTCCAACATCACCCCATTCATTTTGTGGATTCCCTTCGAATATTTTTTGGTGCCACAAATCTACACGAGATTGAGTCATAAGTCGTGGAATAAATCCACCACCGCTACCAATACATACGCATACTTTTGCTCTGATGAATTGTATTAAAGAATATACCATTAACCCATCACCCAAATGTAAATCGGTTGCACCATGTGTCCATCGATAATTTATTGGTGTATGAACTATATTACCATCTTCATCGATGATATGATTATTGGTTAAATAATCTTTAACTATATTTAAATTGATAAGACTTTGCATATTTGAATAACCCAATTTTGTTTATTTGTATATTTTTCTAATCCTTTTTTTAATCTGTCAAATTGTTTTTTATTTTTTTCAAATCCATCTTCTAATATTCTTAAATATTGATAATTGAATTGTTTTTTATTCATTGCTCTATATCGATATTTAATATCTTTCATCCAATCTGAATGTATTATAGGTAATTTACCATTATCAATTGCATCAAAGATTGCATAACCAAATGGTTCTTTTGTATAACATCCGTGAAATATTTTGAAATCTTTTTCAAAGAATTTATAATGAAAACGATAATCAAATTCTATGAATGTATGTACATCTGCGTTTATCTTACTACCCTCCAACATTCGTTTGTAATCGTATTTGTTTGAGAATATAAAAGCAGGTATTCCATCCAAATAATGTGCGTTTTTTCTCGTTTCACATCTTGCGGCATATCCTACTTTATTACTTACTACATCCGTATATGGTTTGTTGTGTTTCCATTCATAATAATTTGTAATAGTAATTGTATTCGGAAAATAGGTATGAATAGTATCTTTTTCATAACCTATCCAAACTATATTTTTAGAATTGTCCAAAATATCCTTTTGCCAATGCCAATCTAATCTTGTCATTAGATTTTCATACTCATCATTTAATCCCAACATATCAGGTATGAAAGCATGAACAAATGTTGTGTGAGTTTTATGTAGATACTTTTTGATTATAGGATTTGGTTTATAAGAATGATGTAAGAATACAATCTTATCACACTCATTTAATATCCTATCTATTTCATCATCGTTTTGGTAAGTGTATATTGCACCTTTTTCTGGCAACAAAGGTCTACCATCAACTACAATTTTGTAATCTTCCGTAACTAATGGTAAAACGTTCTCTACAAAGTTGTTACACCATATATCCGAACCCCCTACTACATTTTTTCCGTAACCAGTTGTTATGAATACTATCATAAATTATTTTATTTAATTAATTGGTAATGAACTACCATCGCATTTAATTGCATCATATAATGTAGCACCATCCCAATACCTAATCCATGCTCCATCTGAATAATATCCGAAACCGGGTGAGCCTGTTCCATTTGAATTCAAATGAAATTCGGTTGCCAATTTCCAACTACTATCATTCGGTCCTATGTAATAGGTACTTGTTGTAGAATTACATGCCGTTTGTGCATCGCCATCTACCCCCAAATATACTTCAGGATAATATACATACCCACAATCTGTTGAATTTGTTTGAATATCTACCCAAATAATACCACAATTTCCATCATAATATCTTTGTTGTTTTGTAGTTCCACTACAACGATAATCGCTTGGAGATGTACCAGCTGGTCCATATCCTGGACATGCTACTGGGCAATTTTGTCTAGATGAAAATGGTTGAACAGTATTACCTGAATACGGCTTACCAACCGCAACGTATCTTCCATTATATGATATCCACCCAATAATACTTCCCATTCCATATGAACTAAATGCTACAGACGTAAATGTACTTGCATTTTCAAAAGTAGCACCTTGTGGCATTTCTACTTCAATACCACTACCAATATCACATCCTCCATTTGTTCCGCTTGGTTCACCCCCATCATTTACACTTTTAAATCTAACTGATAGTAAATTTGGAGCAGGTGGTAGATTGAATGTTATTTCATTGAAACTTACAACATTTCCAGCATTATCTGCTAAAAAAGGTATATATGAACCATTTGCCAAATTGTATATATAATCACCGATTGCTCTTTGAGTTGCATCTGTATTTAAATACCAATAATATCCAGCCCCACTACCTCCACTAGCAGTTGCAACTCTAATGTATCCTGAACCAGCATATCCTCCACCCGATTGAACTGTTCCTGTCAATGATGGGTAATTACAACTAATTGCAAATGAATATAAATTTTGAGTATTGCCAACACTATCTCTAATTTGTATCATCCATGCGCCGTTTGATAATATTGCACCCGTAGTACCCGTACCGCTTATCCAATTAGAATACGATGAATCAGGTTCAGATTCTAATTTATATCTAAAGCTATATGGTGCTCCACTACCACCACTATACGATGAAACATTTATATAACCTTTATTTGGTGCTTGAGTTTGACAACCATATGTTGTAGATGCTGATAAATATAATGTACACGTTCCGTTTGCATTTGCATATGCTTGTCCTTCTGAATTAAAATTTGCATCACCACTTGCCAATGAGTTTGCATTTGCTTGTGAAATATATGAAGTATAAGTTTTTGAATAAGTAACACTACTTGCGGTATATCCAGCTGAACAATTGTTTCTTGTAAACGTACCACTTCTTGTTGCTGTCCAATATTGAGATGATTTACCTCTAAATTCTAACATTTGTAAATCATTAGTACCATCGGTTGTATATGAAACCGCATATGCAGTTCCTGCTGCAGCTAAATCTATTTGAGTACCAGATGCAATATTTCTATCGGTATTAAATAGATTCATTGATATTTCGCCAGTATTAGGAATTGCCATTATTTATTTTTTAATTCGTTTATTTCGTTTTTTAATTCTTTTATAGCTTCAATTAAAAGTGGAACTACTTTTTCATATCTAACAGCTAAATATCCATCTTTTCTCTCAACAACAACTTCGGGTAAAACTTCTTTTATTTGTTGTGCGATAACGCCAACATCATGCTTTTTAACTAAAAGATTTGCATCAGGGTCATCTCCAATATGTTCTTGCATATATTCTTCAGTCCAATCAAATTCTACACCATTTAATTTATCAATTTTCTCCAATGCATTTTCAATAGGAATAATATTTTCTTTTAATCTTTCATCCGATGATGCATATGCTATGATATTTCCTGTAGCTGATAAATCTCCTCCAATTTTAACATATGCTCCACTAAATGTACTTCTATCAATTCTAAAATATTTATCGGTTGCATTAACTACTTGAAATCCTTTATCGGTAATTTCAGTTGCTTCTACCGATGAACCCAATGAAACATTTGAAGCGGAGCTACTTTTTGAATAAAATTGAGTAGTAGCAGTTGTATTACTATATAGAGTTCTATTCCAAACCAATCTTGCATAATATGTGCCAGATGTTGGTGCTGAAAATGCTATTGGATTTGTTGCAGCTGCTATTGAAACTGTTCCTGCACTACTTATACCACCACTACTAATTGTACCATATCCGAGTATATTATTGAATCCGGCATCCGATGCTATTTGCCAAGCTACACCAACATATAAATATCCACTCCATCCACCAGGGGTAGTTGCAACCCCACCAACTGCTGACATCGATATTGTTCCACTATATGTACCTCCGGCAGGTACACTAAATGAAAAAGATGTACCATATAAAGATTGAGAACCTATATTTGATACCGCATCTGACCAAGAAAAGAAATTATAACTAGCAAATGGTATGCTTATACTATTACCTGCTCCCAAATTCGTTAAATCACCTGCTCTTATTGTTAATTTTGGATTACCAGATGTATCATTTACAGCAATCAATGGTGATGGTGAAAATATTAATCTACTATATCCACTACCATCTGGTGGTGAAGATAATTTATCAGGATTAATATTCCATCCACCAATTGTTCCTTGCGTAAATGTTGCAGTTTTACCTGTAAAATTCAATGCAGAAATATGAGAAGCATCTAAAGTATTTGCAACAACTTTACCCGTTGTAATAGAGTTATCATCTATATATGTGGCGTTTACACTATTCAATGTTGATAATGTGCCCAATCCACTAACCTTTGTATTTGGAACAGTAACACCAGGTTGTAAAGTCAATGATGTTGCGGTTATTCCACCATTAATAGCTAACGTACTACCATCAAATGTTAATTTATCACCTAATGAAAATATATTAGTAGAACCCGATTTAAAATAGAATGGTGTATTAGAATTATTATATGTACCAGTTCCAACATATATTGCTTTATTAGTACCATCCAATGTTATACCACCACTACCTACTTTTAAAACATTTGAAATATACCCATTTGCTCCTGCTATGACAGGTGATATTATACTATCATTACTAATCAATGTACCACCATTGTATGAACCATTTGCTATACTATCCGCAATTGATTTTGCATTATTATATGCTACAGATGCCGATAATGCTGCGTTTGAACCGGCAATCGAAGCTGCTGCTGAACCTGATGAAACTGCATTTGAACCGATAGTATTTGCATAAGTTTGAGTTGCCGCATTACCACCTGTTACATTTATTGTTCCATTAACAGTCAGTGCACTACCATTCCAAAGTAACTGGTCTTTTAGTGAAAATTTGCCAGAACTATCCAAATAAACCGATGTATCTGTATTATTGTAATTACCTACTCCTATGTATATTTTACGAGTTGTAGTTCTTGCATCTAAATTTATTTGCTGTGCAGATGTATCGCCAACTGTAAATAATTCCTTTATGTATCCAACTTGCCCACCAATCGCAGGAGAATAAATTACAGTATCTCCTATAAATGAACCACTAAATTGACCATTTGCTAATTGTTGAACTTTGGATAATGATGATGATAATATTAATACATTTGAAGCACTTACAGATGAACTTAATGATGTAATCGAAGATGATACTGAACCACTCAATGTTACAATAGTTCCACTAACCGATGAACTTACATTTGTTAAACTGCCACTAATAGAACCACTCGTTACAACAATAGTTCCACTAATAGAAGATGATACGGCATATAGTTCTGCTAATGATGATGATTGAGATGCGCTTATAAAAATTAATGTTCCACCTAAATTATTATTACCACCGGTAAATAATGCAGATTGTGTTACGGCAACCGGCACATAGTTATTATTTACATCATAAAATTCAAAATTGAATTCATATGTTTCATTACCAATTACAGTTGGCATAGATGTTACAAATTCAATTTCGGATGGAGAAAACGCACTATCTTGTGTCAATTTTAAACTAACATTTCCTAAATGCCATTCGTTTTGTGATTGTGAGAAATATAAACTAGCCGTTGGCTCTGCTTTAGGTAAACTAAATTGAATTATTTGGTCTTTTAAATTTTTAGTAGGTGTTATACCATTTAAAGTTCCAATTAAATATTCACCATTATTAGAACCACTAATATAAATTTCCAAATCACTTTCGGTTGATGCAGAATAAAAAGCATCCAATCCCAATTCATATACACTAACATCGGATAAATTCAAAGATGAACTATATTTGAATTTACCAGCTCCATTTAATTTAACACCATTATCAATACGGCTTGATGTTAATTCAGTAGTTACACCATCTACAATCCATAATTTTTCTAAAGTTTCCGATGTGAATAATCCACCATTACCAACTACACTACCACTCAACTCATAGGTTGATAATAATTCCTTTGATTCAACTAAAATATCTTGTATTAAATCGGAATCGGAAATATCACCTAAAGATGTTCTGAATACTTTTATTCTTTTAACATCTCCCGCAAAAGTTTCCATTTGCGATATTTTTATATTAGCAAATGAAGATACTACATTTGATTCAACTTTAACACCATTACTAAATGTATAAATTGGTGAAAGAGTTTCCGTAATAGTTGCTTGGGGTCTACGATAGAAACGAATTTTTGTTGTATTAGCTAAAGCAGGGTTTACATTAATTTGCTTTTGCCATTTTACATTATATTGTCCTTCCCATTGAGTTGGAATAGGTGTAATTAATCCGTTATTATTATAAGATGATAATTCTCCTAATATTGTAATTGTGGCAGGTCCATAAGATGTATCGGGATAAATGTGAACTGCTACAACTTTTGATATACCTTCATAATATTCGGTAACTATTTCAGTCCCACCAACTGATGATGAAACTATACCTTCACCTGGTTCGTGGTAAATTACATTTCCTTGCGAATCTTTTATTTCTATTTTCAATAAAGTATCGGCTACCAAATATTCAGAACCCGCAATTAGAAATGCATTTTTACCACCTGTAAATGTATCGGGTAATTCGGTTATTTTAAAATATTCTGATGATGGATTCGTATCTTCTACAAATACGTTATATCTTTCTAAATTCTCCGGAAATAATGTTTTCTTAACAACAGCCATTTACAATATGTTTTACTTTATTATAAATATCTTCAAAAAAATAAATATCCCATATTTATATAAAGAAAACTAATATACTCTTTAAAAAACTAAAGAAAACTAAAGTTATGAAATACGCAATGTTACAAATAAAAAAAGAAACCCACGAACTTCTCAAAAATTATTGTGAAGAACATGGGTTTAAGATGGGAAGTTTAGTAGAAAACTTAATTAAGAAACACGTTGGTGTAACTAAACCTCAAGCGGGTGTGTTAAGAGCTGACAAGGTTAAAAGTCAATCTTACTAAATCCATCTACTTTCTTTATTTCAATCAATCCATCTACGATATCTCTCATAGCATCTAAATGGGAAATTACCCATATGAAATCGAATTGAGTTTTTAAATACTGCATCATTCCAAATAAAGATGAAAGGTTATTACTATCTAATGTTCCAAAACCTTCATCGATTACTAAAAAGTTAGGTCGAGGTAATCCACAAATGTTTATAAGTGCAACTCTAATTGCTAATCCACTAATAAACTTCTCCATACCACTACACATCTCCAAAGCCCATTCTTGGTCTTCGTAAACAATCTTAGCGTTAATAGATTTACCATCGACATCCATAACAATACCAAAATCAACAACCTGTCCTAATATATTATTAATTTCACTTTCAATAACTGGCATTGCTTTTGAAATTAATTCGTATGGAACACCATCTCGCTTAATAGCATCTAAATAATATGTGTATAATCGATTCTTTTCTTCCAATTCTTTAACCTCATCCATTTTATCCTTTACATTATCTATAAACGATTGTATTTGAGTAATAGAACCTTTTAAATCGGATATTTTTTTATTCAAACCTTTTATTTCAGAATCTATTTCAGATTTAGTTCTAGTTAATCCTTCAATTACCGATTCTATTTGCTGATTCTTCTTAATAGTATCTTCATTGTCGTGATATTTTTGAATATCGTTATTTACTTGCTCTAATTGAGTATCATATAATTCTTTTTGAGTTTCAAATCCTTTTAACTCAACAATTGTCTTTTCTTTGAGAACAATTGATTTTTGATATTTAGATTTTAATTCAACTAACTCTTCCCATTGCTCTTCTACATCTGCAATATATGATGCCTGTTGAATTAACGATTGATGTTTATTACCTAAATCGGATAACTCTTCTTCTTGCTTTTCTACAATTTCCTTTGTGGCGATGGCATCTTTTACAAAGACGTTATCCATACAAAACTTACAATTTGGGTCATATTCATGCTTTTCCAAATGTGAAAGTTTCTCTTTATTTGTTTTTATAGATTGTTCTAATAACTGAATTTGATGTTCGGTTTCATTTATTTCATTTTTGTATTCATCCCATTCCTTTTTAGCATCTTCAATTGATTTTCCATTAATCGTTTTATGTTCTTCAATTGATTGTGATATTTCTGATATGGATTGAGTCATCGAATCCAATTTTTCATTTTTAGCTTTTTCTTCTGCTAAAACGTGTAAAATATCTCTACCAATTTGATTCTTTTTCTTTTCTAATTTTTCCAAATCCAAATTACCATCAATTGGAACTAATTCTTTTGTTAATCCCAATATTCTTTCCGATAAATCAGTTGAATCATTTACTTTATTTTCTAATTCCTTTTCTAAACCTCTTAATTCGGATTTCTTTGTTTGCTTTTCTAAACCCTTTTCAGCTAATTCGGTTGTAAAATCAGTTTTCTTAAAGTTTTTAATAAGAACACTTACTTCTTTAATATCCTCATTAGCAGTTTCATACAACTTATCAAATATATCCAATCCCATAAATTGTGCTAACAAATCTTTACGTTCTGATTGTGATTTATCAATAAAGATTGAATTATTACCTTGTAGTGATAAAGCAGTTAATACAAAATCCTCATATCTACCTACATATTGTTCAATAGCTGCGTTTGTATCTCTTCTTTCAGTTCCGTTTAATAATTCCTTTTGTCCACCTTCTTCTTTCCAAAATTGAACATCAACTTTAACATTCTTTCCTTTATTAATTGTTTTAGCAGTTCTTTCAATAAAGAAATCTACACCATTGATTTGAAATTGTAATTTACAATAGAAATCACTCTTACGATTATTCATAATGTTTTGAGCTTTAAATGCTCTACTACTTTTATCGTATAAGCAGAATGAAATTGCATCAAATAGAGATGATTTACCACTTGCGTTTGGTGCAAATAATCCCATCAACCCACCTACTTTACTGAAATCAATTTTATTGTTCTCACCATATGAAAACATATTACTGAATTCAAATCTGATAGGTTTCCAATGAATATTTCTATGTAAATCTTCTTTTTTAATTCTATTATTTACATCAGTATTGATTACTTCTAATGCATCCAAATCTTCCGTTGTTGTAAACGGCATCATTCTTTGAATATAATCTCTTAATAAAGAGTTTTGATATGATACATCGGAAATATCTTCAAAATCTAATTTTGATGCTCTATTACCCGTTTTAGATTTAGCCAATGAATCGGTTCTGATAATTGTAAAATCATCAACACCATATCTCATTTTAATTTCGGTTACTACTTTCTTTGTATCAGCAGTATCGGTATTAGATAAACGAACTCGCAATCTCGGATATTTTGGCATATTTGTTACAACTGGCACATTTCCGTTATCAACATCTAATGTATAATATCCATAATCATTTTGAATATCAACGGATTCATAAGTCATTGTATCCAAATCCCATACAACAAATCCATGCTTATCTAAAGTTTCACCAAAGTTTTGTTGAACCAAAGAACCCGCATAAACTACTTTACAACCTTTTGGAGAAATCATCTCTTGTCGTTTGTGAATATCACCCAATAGGGCTAAATCGAATCCATCAAACATATCCGTTGTAAAATGTCTACTACTTACTACATAACCAATATCAGTCATAGAATTATCAACTGGTCCGTGGAATAAAGCAATTTTCTTATTGCCAAACATTTTATCAGCAGTAATCCAATTCTTCTTATCATCAAAAATACTGAATACTGAAAAATCTACATCATCTATTGAATAAACTTGCGTATCTCTTAAATAATGAAAGTTTGGTAGGTTTAAAGCGTTTACAATTGGGGTTAGAACATCCATTCTATCCAAATTGTTCATATTACAATCATGATTACCCGTAATAAGAATGGTTTCACAATGTTTAGAACATTCGGTAAACAACCAATTGATTTCGTTCACTAATTCGGGTGACATTTCCAATTTAGCATGAGCAATATCTCCTGCCAAATAAATGATAGAATCTTCCGTTCCTCTTTTACGGATTTCTTCAAACATCTTTTCAAATACTTGTCTATATTCTTTGTGTCGTTGCACATTACGAATATGAACATCGGCAATGTGGTAAATTCGTTTTAAACTCATAATGAATTTATTTTATTTAATAATAAATCTTCTGATGAAAATTCTTTTGTTTTATTTAATTCTTCGTAAAATTTTTCATAACCCATATCAGATGCATCTTTATCTTTTAGATACATCATCTTTACATTGATTCCATTTTTTCTAAAATAATCAGCTGCTTTAAGTGCTTCATTGATTGCATCATTATCCAATGAAATTATGATATCACTTATACCACTAATGAATATTTTTTCAACTAATTGTTTAGATGGAAACTTACCTAAAAGTGGAATAGCATTTCGTTTGATTGTTATAGCATCAAATACACCTTCACATAATATAATTGGTTCTTTCCAATTAACTTGCGATTCAAAACAAATTATATTTTTACTGATTGGTGGATTTTTGTATTTCATTTTCTCTTCTGGGTAATATGAACGAGAAACAAAATAGTTTAATAATCCATCCGAATTATATGATGGAATTATTACTCGTCTCGCATACAATCCATCTTTACAATAACCAATATTATGTTTTATTATATCTTTTATAGTAATACCTCTTTCAGTTAAATAATACATAGCATGTTTATATTCGGGATTAAATCCCTTTGGTTCTTCTGCTAATGAAATAAATTCTTTTGGGAGAGAGATGAATACCTTTGTTTCGGCATCTTCTTGTTGTGGTGTCCAATTACTATCACCATAAATTTCTCTAATTACGGATATAGTTTTTCTATCTACATCTAATTTACGAAGTAAAGATGTTAATTTTTTACCACCACTATTGCAAGTCCAACAATGCCATTTTTGGGTTTCAGTATTTATTTGTAATTTGGGCTTATGATGGTTACAAAACGGGCAATAATATGCTATTTCGTTCCCTTTTAGGGAAACGCCACTACCCAACACATTATTTAGGGTATGTATTACCTTATTTTTGTCATTGCTACTTAACACAAAACAAATATACGACAAATATTTTAAATTACCAAATTTTTATGGTTCTAAAAACCAACTTTCTGGTATTTCTTTATCTGCGTATTTAAATCCGTTTTTTTCACACCACAATGCATATGTGGTTTTAGAATTTTTACTGATTTTGTTCTTTGAATTCGAGAATACGAATCTGATATCTAATTGCGGATTTTGCTCCTTAACTAACAAATGTTTTTTTCTATCTGCTGCAAGAAATCTACCTTTTGTTTCTACGAATATACCATTAGGCAACTTAAAATCAGGATTGTAAGTATGTTTAGAAGCAGGTACAATATAATTGACCTTTTCCGATTCATATTTAACTTCAATCCCCTTTCTTTCAATTTGTGTTGAAATGTTTTCTTCAAGACCGGATTTAAATCCATATTTTCTAGCAACCCATGTGCTAGATTTTTTTATAACTTTTTTAGCCATTAAAATTATTTTTTCTTCATATCGGAGTATTTACCTCCAGCGATTTCACCACCTCTACCAGTTTTGAATTTTGCAGCAGTTAGTACTTGCTCATCTATTTTTTTCAAATCATTTGTAGTGTATGGCGTTTTTGCATTAACACCGGCTTCATAAGAAATTTTATCAACTCCTAATGCTGCTTTGTTTGCTTCGTATAAATCTAAAATCTTTGACATAGTTTCTATTGTTTAGTAATAAATATTAAATATTTTTGTTTAATTCAAAAAATGTGGTATAAGCAAATCTAATAAATCCATTTTTAACAGGGTTTACACCATGTGTGATATTACTATTTACAAATTCTAATAAAGAAAAATTTCCTAAAACAGGTTTTATACTAAATTCTTTTTTACTGTTTGTTATAATAGTTAATTCACCGCCGCCATCGTTATACTCTTCTTCTGGTGTTAAATATATAATTAACCCACAAACTCTACCATCGTTCAATCCATCCATATGTGGGCATATCATATCCCCATCTAAATACATTGTAAAATTTCCATTATTTTTAAAATCTTCTATTTTATAATTTGAATTTGGATACATTGCTTTTACAATATCAAATCCAATTTTTCTGAAATATTGATTTAATGTAAAATCACTATGAAATTCGTACCATCTTTGCCAAATATTCAAATTGTTTTCTTTTACAAATTTATTCCTAGCATCCACTTCATCAAATGCGATTGAATCTTCATAATTTTTTTCACCTGGATAATATTGATATCTGCATCTTATATCCGATGTATTTTCTTTTGCAAACTTTTTTAATAAATTAATATTATTTAATAAGGTAGCATCATTTTTATCAACAAAATCAAATAAACTTCCAACATATACTCCTTCATTAATATAATCGTTTGGATTGATAGGTGTGCTTTTCATAAATTATGTATCAAATCTAATAATAAAGTTTACAGGTATATCTGGTTCTGATTTAATAGGTTGTGGTAATTTTGCTACTGCTACCAAATCCATATCATCATCATATAATCCGATTGTGGTTATAAATGGAGCAAGGAATGAACCCGTTGAATCCATAGAACCACTTAAATCGTAATGTTCGAATCCGGCGAATTTATTAGAATCAACTGATGATGTAAATCGATAATCCAACTCATTTCCATTATCTAATATAGATTTTTTACGAATATATTTTACACCAGGTTTTGTTATTGTTTGATATATTTTACCATCCGAACCTATTAATTTTTCGGTTTCTTTTCCTACTTCTACAATTGCAGATGGATTTTGTGAAACATTAAATTCATCTTTATTAACAATTAACAAATATTCATGTTCATAAATAGTTTGAGTAGATTTGTAACTTAAATCAAATGATGCAGTTAATATTTCTTCAACATCCTTTGTTATTACCAATATACCTTGATTATAAAATACATTACCAACTTTATAGTCTGCAGCAGAACCTATTAAGAATGGCATTTGTTTTACTTTCAATTTGCCAGTATTGATATCAAATGATATCAATTGCATTTCGTAAGTATTTCCTTCATATTTTAATGTCAATGTATCATTTTGAATATCCATATCATCCAATCCGTTTAAAAACGTAGTATGATATTCTACACCATTTATATCTTCAAATAATAATTGATTAAATGAACCCGTATCAAATCCAGCTATTAAAGATGTTACACTAACCGAATCTCCGCTAGCATCTATTAAATTACCATTCTCATCATCGATAAATATTTTAGCCGATGAAGCATCGTTCAATATTAATGAACCCTTTTTAATTCCTTCCCCAACATATATTTGTGGAATAGAAAGTATTTTTGCATTTGACCCCAAATATCTTTCACCTGCACTACTTGTATCATATAAATTAGTTTTTGAACCCAATCTATAAAACGGATTATCTTCGTTTCCATTATAAAATGCTGAACGTAGTGTTCCGTAGATTGAATTTTTGGGATATAAGCCGGAGAATTCGGATGAAGATACGTTGGCTTCTAATAATGTAATCTCCGTAGAGTTTTCATCAAAGCTCCAATTCTTATACGCCTTAAACGGGCGAATACTAATATCTGATTTAGGTATTCTTTTTAACATATCACATATAAATATCTTATTAATGAAAAACCCAATCCTTTGAGATTGGGCTTTCAGTTTTATATTTAGATTGTTCTCTGATTAGAAATCTAATTTAACCTTAATAGAAACTTCTTTATCAAATGATTTTTCAATCGGTTTAGAAGTTTTTGCTACTGCTAATAATTCATTTGCATCATTGTATAAACCTACAGTTGTAATATAAACATGCGGGTCTTTTTCAAACGTTGCTTGAACAAATTGGCCAGTTGAGCCAGTTACGAATGTTGGGTTGTTTGAGAAGTTAAACTCTCTATTGTTTGCTCTTACGAAGTAATGTGAAGTAGAAACGTTTTCAGTTCTACGAGCTTGGAAATCGTTTCCATTATCTAATGCTTTTAACAATGCTACACCACCAAAGTTTGCACCTCTATTGATGTGGTATGTAGATGCTGCTGAAGATGTTGCTGCTGCTAATGCTCCTCCAACTGATGCTGATAAAGCGGTTGGATTTAATAAGATAACTCCCATATCAGGATAGAATAAACCATATCCTTGCTTTGTGTAAGTATCAGAATATTGTGCAACTGATGCAGTTGTAGCAACTCCAATATTTAATGAACCACTAACTAAATTGTAAACTCTACCTGAAGCAGTTACATTTTCATCAGTTGCTCCACTATCATCAATCAAAGTTACAGTACCAGCGGTACCTGTTAATGTGATTGAAATGTTACCCGGGTCTAATCTTTCTTTGTATCTAGCTCTATTGATATTGATTACATAGAAGTTTGATAAATCGTATGCTGCTGCAGTTGAACCACTATATACACTAAATGCGTTATCACCACTTCCTAACAATACGTTTTTATATTGGTTGAAAGTTGCGATTGTAGATAATGTTGAATTATCATCTTGTGTTAAAGTTGGTGCACCATATCCATTCACATCACCATAAGCGATTGAGAATTGAACTTCTGATGCTTCAGATGAAGTTAATCCATTATATACATCAATGTAGTATTTACCACTTGTAGATGCTACTTGCGCTGAAGATGTATAAGTTGAATCTACTGATAATGAACCAGTATCACCACTCCATATACCTGAAGTTACAACTTCCGTTCTGTTAGTTACTTTATCGATGGCGCCAAACTTCTTATAAATTCCGTTTGATATTGTTGTCGAATCGGAGCTGATTTGTTCACCCGTTCCTAAAAATTGGTTCATTAATTTAACCAATTCGTTAGTATCGATAGGTGTACCTGCTGTATTTGCTGCGCCTGCTAAATACTGCGAAATGTTACTTGCTAAAAGCGCTCCTCTATTATCTCTTATTACTGCCATAGTTTATATTATTGAACGTATGTTACGGTTACCGGAATTGTTTGTGAACCACCCGTTTCGTTACCATAAACAGTTATAGTTGTTTTGATAGTCGAAGTTAATGATGGGTTTGGAATAAATTTGAAAGTTAATCCTTTTGCGATTGCTGCTGTTGCAGATACATCATCTCCAATAAATACTGGTACTGAACCAATATCAGATGATACACCTTCACCAATGATATCTCCGGCATTTTTATTAGATAAAACGATAGTATATCCTATTGTTCTATTACCTGCTGGCGATGTTGTTGGTGATAATGCAACTTCACCACTTTTTTGATTAACTGAAATGTTAGGAACACCAAATTCTACAACTGGGATTCTTGTAGTATTTTTTGGTAAAGTTACCAACTTATACTTCATTACTTGCGTTTCATCCGGATTTGCTTCTAATACTGGCATATTTTTAATTGCCGCATCATAATAAGCACTTCCAAGTGGATGAGCCGGTTCGTATAAAGAATAATCAACCTCATCATCTGCTAAAGCAAATTGAGTGATGTTTAATCCTTGTCCAGCTGCTAATTTTTCTCTTCCTTTTTTAGTAAGAATCGCATCTACTGTCAATTCTGAATTACTTAAATATCCCATAATTTATATTATTATATCTTTTGTTAATTATAAATATATTATTTTTAAAATTCCGTTATTCTACTTCCAAAATTGGTTCGTTAGCTGCTCTACCTGCTTTATTAACTTTCAATGTATTTGGATTAGTTACGAATGTTTCAATTGGTGAACTACCATCTAATGTAGTTGCTGCAGTGTTTTTTGAACCTTTATAGAAAGAATTTTGTAATCCTCTCGTTAAATCGGTTGTATTTCTATAATGTGTTGGCAAATATCCATTTAATGGTTTTACATCTATAATATTTCCACCAATAGATGGAACATATGAGCCAGAGAATGGTTGGATATTTAATTTAGTTTCGGTATATGTTTGTATATCTGAAACAAAACCTCCTCTCGGGTCACCCATTCCCGTAGCCGAAGCCGTTACTGCAAATTTTGCTACAATTCTTTCTTTCTCTTCAGTTACTAATTGAACTCTAACTCTTTCTTTTGTTAGTTTTCCATTTTTATCAAAATATGTTCTTATAGCAGAACCATTTTGTGCATATATACCAAATCCAATTTCTTCATATGCAGTTTGTCCAACTACTTTGGATATATCATAAATATCAATTTCAGTTAATATTGTTGGATTATCCAATTTAGCGTTTATACTTACATCTTTAGAATAAACTTCTCCTTCCACATTGGTATTTGAATTATAATCATATTCACTTTCTAATTGATAATTCTCTCCTATTAATTGATTATTTAATGTAGAATCAATTAGTGTTTCGTATTGATTATTTTCACCTATTAATTTTTCCGATAAATTTGCGTTCAATACAACATCGTGCTGATTATTTTCAGCCATCGTTAATATATGTTTAGTTGTATCTATTAACGATTCTTTTTGATAATCTTCTCCCGTTGGTTTAGTATGTGGAACTTTACTTCTTTCTAAAAAGTGTGGTTCAATTAATAAACCAGTAGTTGCTTTAACTCTAGCCGGCAACATCTTCTTAATATCTTCAAACATTGATTTCTCATATAGTTTGATTAAGTTGATGTATGCGTAAATATCTCTACCATCGAATCTTTGGAAATAATATTTTCTCAAAGAATCTAATTTAGAATATGTAGATTTGTAGTTATCAGATGGGTCACCAATGTAATCATCTAAATTAATACCACCAAATGATTTAGCAATATCAATATTCAACTCTTTTGTTGGAGAGAAGAATAATCCAACTCTATTTGAATCGGTTGGTGATTGGTCGAATGCTTTTTTAGTTGCTCTACCTTTTGAAGATAAATCGGAAACCAATGTTTGTGATTCGAATCTAACTTTATTTGTAGAATAACGAGATGAACCTGCATCAGGCATCGATAATACAACACTTCTATCGATTGCTTCAAATTGATATGGGTATGTATTTACATTTTCAAATCCACTTACCGATGCTGATAATAGTGGTGTTACGTTTTCCGAATATAATGGAGAATTTGAACCATTCTCATAATCATTTCTTGTCAAACTACCACTAAAGTATATATTAGTATCAACATTTATTAATGATTGAGTAGCGTGTAAATTTTTTGGATATTCAAAATCTAAACGGAAATATAAATCATCCGTTGAAGATGAAGTATGATTACCATTAATCATTTCAGGGAATGAAACGTGCTCAAAGAATCTACCATTTGCCAATACTTCCGACCATAAACGGAATTCATCTACACTACCACTATAATTACCTCCTAATTTAATAGTAGAACCATTATTCCAATTTGTTGGAGATTGATTACTAATTGTTTCTTGGAATATTGTTCTTTCTTTTTTAGCTTGTCTTAAAGATAATTGTAAACCATCTTCCGAACCACTATGAACCATTATACCAAAGAAATCACCATTAAATAATGGTAACAATGATGATGTTATTGAATTTGAATCTGAATAATTAAATATTGCTTTACCATAATCCGAATTTAAAGAACCGCTCAATTGAACATTCCATCCACTACCCGAAATAAGAGTTTGTGTTTGGTTTAATTTATTTGGTTTAATAAATAATTCAATTGTATTTGGTTTTCTACCTTTATCGGTATTTTTCCATTCCATTTCAATCGAAGATGTTAAATTCATCTTCAATGCGGTAGTTATATTATCAAATTCATATTTAGATTTTGAATCGGCATGTATTTCTGGTCCGCCAAATTCTAAAATTGAAAGATTTGATGATGGGATACCATAACAAGCTAATAAAGCGTAAACACCCTTCCTTGTACCTTTATGTTTTAATAAATAAGGTAAGTTGTTTACAATTCTTCTCCAAACTTCATTTGTTCTAGCTTTAGCAGGATTTGATTCTATTTCGTTTCCTTCTGAATCTTGTCCGAACACATATTTCCATAAGTTTGCATCTGCTGCAAGATTTTTTGCATCCCATCCAAATGATTGTAATGTATCATACAATAATTTATCAGAAATTCCGTTAGAAGAATTATAACCCAATCCTCTACTCTTCTCAATTGCCTTTGTATAATAGTAAATGTTATCAAAATGCTGACCAATCATTGAAGTGAACAATAAGAATTGGTCATTTTCTTCATTATTTACAATGTATTGAGGGATATTATTCTGAACCCAATTTGGGTTTTCAATATCAAAATCTTCAGCTAATGTAATAATCGTATCATACCAATTACCAACTTCAGCTTGAGTTGATGCTATTCTTTGCGTTCCATTATATGGCCAACTTAATGAAGATGATGTATATAAAAACTTTTCAAATCCATCAAATCCATTTACTAATTGGTCTTTTTTAAGTTGTTGTCTTTCTCTTTCTTGTACTGCTGCAATTGATGAAGTGTGAGCTAATCCCGTTGGATTTACATATGATGCTGATATAGCAGTTTCATAAACTTCTATCAATTGTACTTTATATACAAAGTTATCTACTCTTTCTTTTGCAGAGCTGAAGTGTACAAAGTTATCCCATAAATATGTAGAACCACTTGCATATTGAATATTTAAATCATCAGTATTTACCAATGAAGAACTTAAATATTGCGATACTAATTGAGATGAGCTTGAAACGGATGCGTTTAATATCAATGAATCCAATGATTCAAAATTTGTAGATTGACCCGTTGTAAAATCAACATCTAAATCAAAATTAGGTCCTTTTAATGGCGGACAATGTAAATTATCCTGCTCCGTTAATACAATCGTTTCAACTAATGGATTTGCCATCATTTTGGTAATCCAAAGAGTTGTATTGTTTGCTATATTAGCAGATAAAGGTGAATATAATTTTAAAATTAAAGATTTAACTTCATCTTCGGGCTTTACAAATATGTTACCCAATTCATCTTCTGATTTTTTGGATAATGTCCAATTATCCTCTTCCCAAGAAGAAATTAAACTTTGCTCATCATCTCCAAAATTTCCTAAATGAGTTAAATATTTACTTTCTTTATCCGGCTCTACGATTTTTAAAGATGTTGCAAATGCTTCAAATAAAGCAGAACTAATCATGGATTCATCTAAAAATATAGATGGTAAATCTAAATTAGTTACTATTTCATAGTCGTTACCAATTAATTCCTCTACACCACCTCTATTGAATGGTTTGAATTTTAATGTAATATCTTTACTACCAACCCAATTTGGATAAGATTCTTTTAATTTCTTTAGATTGATTTTAAAAGAGCCATTTGATGGTAATGAAGATAAAAATGGAACATATGAACCATCTTTTACTTTTAATATCACATTAACGCTTGTAGTTGAATATGATGAGTATTTTACTTCATATTCTAAATTGTAATCCGAAAACGCAGGTACTACTAATTTATCAACACTAACTACTTCGGTAATTGATGGAAAATCATTTACAGAAGAATATGTTATTAATATTTCTTTTCTTACACCTGCTCCGTATGAATTACCAATTGGTACGATTAAAATCTTTTTAGTACCATAAACTTCTGCAAAGTTTTTTTGAAAATAAACTTTAAATTGTTTATCAGATGCTGGCACATCCACATAATCGTTTTCTGAAAAATATACTCTAACAAAATCTGCGTTTTGAGATGCAAATGGTATTATAGTTTCTTTTTCAGTATCGGATTCTTTTACATAAACATTATATGTATCAGAATTTAATGTTAAAGTTGGTTCTGCGAATTTAATTACTTTCTCCAATTTAACAGCAACAATAATACTTTCACCTAATGATGATGCCGGTATTGAAAATGCGTAATTTTGTTTTGTTAGTTTACTGAAATCAAATGATACGTTGTTTCCGGCATTTTTAGTTAAACCATTGTATATTCCAACAATAGAATAACCATCTGGTAAATTTCCATTTACTTGAAGATTTACTTTACCACCATTTAAAACATTTCTAGTTATTTGACCGGTTGCTGCGTTTCTACCACTAATAGTTTTACTATCAACTATTAAATCATCGGAAGTTACAATATCATATTTTAATGATAAAGCAGAACCAATTTCGTTATCCAAATTTGATGCAAATACAATTTCATAATTGATATTTGGATTTGGGTTAGAAATCGTTTGTTTTTCAATTATCTCAATTGGTTGTAAAATCGGATTAGTTATTGGAGTAATTGGATATGTGATTGGTCCTACTTCGGGCACATAATTTCCACCACCGGTTTCGCCAACGGTATTTAAAACATCGAATGGAATTCCTCCATTGTTGTTAGGGTCATTTGAAAGTAAATCTATTGCTTTTTCCAAACTAATTCTTTATTATAAATATCTTAATGATTATTTTATTTATAGTTGTATGTATTTCTTACAAATTTATCAAAATTTGTAATTCCACCATTTTCATTTACACCGGTATCTATCATACCACCACCGCCTCCGCCGCCGCCAGTAGATGGTGGTAATACGGGTGTAGGCTCTGGTAGATTAATAACCGGAGTTGGTTGTGGTTCTAATGGAGCTGGTAGGGTTATCTTTTTCTCAATGACTTCAACAATTGGTGGTAATTCACTAACACCCCCAATATTTACATTAACAGAATCTGATGTAAATACATTTCTTTTTATTTCGTTATATGTATTGAAAGTATTTAAATTATCTTGTATTTGCTTTCTCAATTCAACTACTGCAAACTCTTTTGGTAATTGATTGAATTCCACACTTCTTCTTTTCAATCTTTTTATATTGAAAGATATACAATTATTTAATATAGATTGTATTTGTGCCATCAATTCGGTAAAATCATATTTATCACAATCATCAAATCTCTCTTCAGATTTTTTACCAAAATTAGATTGTGTTATATCGTAATATCTATTATTTAACCAATTATGAATACTATCTCTAAAATTTTCAAATATTCTAGTTCTAAATGATTGAAAATCTCTTATTCCAAAATCGTTTCTCAATATTGAAATAAAATCATTTCCAAATTTATTAACCATCATATCATCGATTTTAGTTAATAATTTGGTTTCAAATGAATCTAGCGAATCTAATATGTTTTTCTTATAGTATTTAAAATCCGCATTTAATTTAACCAAATCATCAAATTGTTTTTTTGTATGATTAGTTATATTTTTATCAGTTACTTTCAATGGAATAACTCGTATCTCTTCTCTCGATGGAGATATTTCGTGTATCCAAACTCTAGTCAATTCATTATCAGTTCCTACACTATTTCTTACAAAATTAATATTAACTTTAAAAATACCATTTGTGAATCCAATAGTATTTAATAATTTCTCAATATCAATTGCTAATTCTTTTTGACCACCTTTATTTGTTATTTGATAAAGATAATTTTTAATATCGGATGTTTTGATGTAAGCAACTTTGTTTCCCGATTTTTGTGGTAATAAATTATTATTAACATCATAAACGGAAACTTCCATTACATCATACTTACAATCACCAAATTCGGTATCATCGATTTGATTTTGATTGACAATAAACAAATCATCGGCTTGAAGAAACTTACCTTCATTTTCCGAATTAGTGTTAATTGATTCTATATTTGTATATTTCTTAATGCTCATATTCTATTAGTATGAAGATGGGTGATTTTTTGTAAATCTAGTTGGATACGTTTTTGAATCTTTACTACCATCGCCTCTAGTTACAGTCAATGTTATATTTGAATTATAATCAGCACTATGACCCCAACCAGATAACCAACCGTGATATGATGATTCAATTCCATCTCCTGCATTTTTAGCTACACCCAATGTTAAAGTTTCTTCAGCTCCAGCTGCTAGTTGGAAAGACCATTTTGGCGATGTAATCCATTGATTTCTCATATCGGATGGTTTTGGTGCTACAATTTCAATATTAACAGGTTGAGTATCGTTGTTTATAAACTTCAATGCACCACCACTTTCAAATTTAGTATCACCATTTTTTGGATTCATTTTACCATGTAATTTTACATTAGGTGTATTTTTTGGTCCATCAAATGATGCAACTACAACTTTATTTATAACATCTCCGCCGGCTGCTAATGCCTGTGATTGAGTTCCTTGCTGAATAGATTGTTGTTGTTGAACTGCTCCCAATTGAGCTTGTAAACCTTTGATAATAGCGTTTAATGAATCGATTTGTTTTATTAAAGCATTAATTTGTGCTTTGAATCCAGCGTTTTGGGATTGTAAAGCCGCTCTTAAAATAGATTCATCAACCGATTTTTGTAGCGATGTTGCTATTTGACCCGTAATATCGGTTACAGTTCCTCCCAATGTTTCCAACTGATTAACTACTACATCGTTAGTTTGTTCAATGTTTAATCTTTGGTTTATTTCAGATTGAACTTGTGTTTTCAAATCAGAAACTTCTGCATTTAAAGTAGTTACTTCAGTAGTTAATTTTGTTACTTGCTTTCTTAAATCTTCATTAGTTGCAACCTCTTCATCATAAATTGGTTTTGGAACTAAATCACGATTTATTTTAGGAATATCAGGTTTTAATTCTTTTACTTCAACGTCAACTGCTTTTAATAATTCTTCTTCATCATATTTTGGTTTATTCAATGTTTTGAATACCAAAGATGATGCTACGTTTTTATCATCAACAATTGTTACACCATATTCATTTTTAGCAATAGATTGAGAACCCGATACACTTAATATCGATTCTAATTTAGCTTTTCTTTCCTCTTCTAATTTAAGAGCTATTGCTTCTAAATTTGTCATTATTAAACTATTTCAAATGTATGATGTTCATCAATTATAGTAGAGATACCATCTTCCACTATCTTTAATTTCAACTTATATACTCTATTTATTGGTAATGTTCCTAAATCCATTTTAAAATAATTACCTTCCGAATCACAACTTACTTTAGTATATTCGCCAAATGGAAATATGATTTCTCCTGTCTTATAATCTTCTAATTGATAATAAGTTGTTTCTGGCAAATACTTTGTTTGGTCATATTCAAATGAAGTTCCGAAATCTTTCAATGGATATCTATCTCTACCTTTAACTCTGATTTTTACTACCGAATCTGCTTCGTATTTTGTTTTTAAATTCTTAACAACAACTTTATAATCATCATCGGAAATGGAACCCGTTACAGGTGATAAACTTCCCGTATTGAATATTGTATCGAAATGTACTACTTCTAATTTTGGTTCGTAAATTGTATTAGTTTCTTTTGAAAAGAATTTTAATAAACCATAATCCAATGAATCATTTTCAGCATCTAAACTATGGTGAATTACAAATCCATTATTTGGTAGCGAACCACTTACCCATAATTTTACTATGTTTGTAACATCAATTCTAACATCATCAGGCTCATTATTGAATGATTGAGATGCCATTGAAGCCGTGTACCAAGTACCACCTTCAGCGTTTGCCGAACCCGTTGTTCCTGCTACATAATATGCCGTTCCACCTATTGTATTATCTTGCCAACTATTGATACCATCTCTATATTTCCAACTAATACCATCCGATGTTATGTTATCGAATTTAGTACCCGTTCCCATAGACCAGCTTTGAGATACTGCGTTTGCATAGATGGTATATTCTAATGGAATTTCTTCTGAATTAGCAGACTTTAAATTTAAATATACTCTACTACCTTCTAAATTGATATTAGATACATCGAATTTAATAAATGTTCTTGCTATATCTTTAGTAGAACCATAATATAGTTTACCAACCTCTAATATCTCATCTCTACCTGCGTTTTGTTCAGGTTGTTGTAGGTAGATACTGGCATCGTATGATGATGTGAAAAATTTATGCATATTATAAAGCTCTTC